CCTATATCCGATATATGTTTTATTGCTGGCACCCCTATTGTTACTAATCAAGGAATAATTCCTATTGAAAAAATAAATCCCAAAATTCATACAATTAGAAACAAAAAAATTATAGCAATTACAAAAACTATATCGCAGGATGATTATTTAGTTTGTTTTGAAAAAAATTCCCTAGGACCTGAATTGCCAAATAAAAAAACTATAATGAGTAAAGACCATAAATTATTTTATAAGGGCAAAATTGCAGAAGCAAAAAAATTTTTAGGTAAATTTAATAAAGTTACTAAAATAACTTATAATGGAGAAATTTTGTATAACGTTTTAATGGAAGACTGCTATAAAATAAATGTAAATAACTTAACATGTGAATCGTTAGACCCTGACAACGTAATAGCAAAGTTATATACAGAATATAATGACGAAAAATGTAAAAATAGTTTAATTATTAAAATGAATGAAAGCATTTTAAAACAAGACTATCCAACTTATAAAAATATTGTTAAATCTATTGTGAAAAGTTAGAATTTTTTATTTTTGTTCAAAATTATTTTTGCAAATGCAAACGGTAATATCGTCATAAATTGGAAATTTATCTTGATATAATTCTCCGTTCCAATCTATATTCCATTCCCCAATCCATCTTGACTCGGCTAATGTTAATAATGTATCTACGTCTTTATCATAAACTTCATTTTCCATAACAACGTCCCATAAACCATCAGAACCACCTATCACTTGAACTTCTAGTCCTTCTTCAAAATGTATTACTTCTTTCTCTGGTTGTAATCCTGTTATATTATTATGACCTAATGATTGAGTCATTGCTAATTTAGTATTCTTATTGTCAAAATAATAATATTCACCTTTTACAAATTTAATCGTGTTTGAATTTTGCATTTCTGGAATATTCTCACATTTTTCTATTATCATTTTGCCCTTTTCTATTCTTTCTCTTAATCTTTCACGTTCTTTCTGATTCTTTAAATTATGTGGAGTAGTTGAATAAACTATTTGTTTATTTACAAATACTTTTATTTTACTATCACCTACACTACATATTTCAACTCGGTTATTATAAATCTTTGCTTCATAATATGTAGAACCGGTTTGAAAATTATATTTCTTATCTTTTATTACATATAATAATGCATCAAGTGAATTTTCTTGACGCATTATATTAGTCCAATCTACTTTTTTTAAAATTTCTATAAAATTATCATTTCCTATTTTTCCATGTCCATCACATCCAACAAACCAATCATAATTTTTTGACGAATCTTCAAAATTCGCCCGTCCACAATATGCTATATCCTGATTTTTATCTAATCCCTTAACTTTGCATGCCAAATATGATAACATTAAATCTTGCTGTTGTTCTACAAATTCCATTCTAGTTGCTTTATTTTAATTTATATAATATTTAAAATAAAGTTTTTCAATTTTTATTATTTATCTTTAAGTTGTCTTTTATATTCTTGAATTAACCTCTAAAATTAAAATTTCCAAAAGTAGATTTTTGTCTTTTTTTAATATAAACAGGCATATGTTTTGCTTTTAATTGTATATATTCCATTTTAGCTTCAAAATGATTTATTTTTTCATCTACATTTTCTCCATTTTTTAATCTAATTAACATTCTCGCTCGTTTTCTACAACATGCATTACATAAACAACCCAAATCTATATAATGTTCCATTTGAATTTCGCTCATATATTGATTATCTAATGCTATATCCATATAAAAAACATATTCTTCTGGAGTAAATGTTGTAACCAGTTGATTATTCAATTTAAGTCTCCACATATTTAAATACCGATTTTTTTCATAATTTGAATAATAATAATTTAAATTTTCATCATTTTCAATCGTTTCAAATAAATTAATTGGTATTCTGTATTTTTCTTTGAATATAGAAAAAATATCCTTGAGAGGTTTTTTATCAGTTTCGTAATCTTTAATTATGTAAATATTTATATTCAAATCTAATATTTTTGGTAAAATGTAATTCCATTCATTTGAATCTATTAAACGTATTTTATAGAAATCTATCCCTTTAACATTCACATGTATATATTTATTTACATAATCAAATTTTTCTGGCACATTTATATTATAATTATTTCTAAAATGGTCATTTGTTTTTAAATAAGGAAAAACTTGATTAAATCTCTTTATTAAACGTTCTACTTGAAAAGTATTTAAATTTTCAATTGGAACATTAAAATGTAAAGAATGAATATTTTCAAAAAAAGTAGAAATTTTTTGTTCAATTGGACTTCTATAAATGTCTATAACTTTTACATTTTTTCCCAAATATTTATTAAAATAAATAATATCAATTACTTTAACATCATTAATATTATACAATATTTTTAACATAATCTCGTTGTGTATATGCAAAACTGTAAATTTACCACAAGCATTCAACCTAATTGAAGATACCAAAGTAGTTGAACCTACTTTTGGTGGAGTATAAACAAATATAACATTTTTATTTTTCTCTATGCTAAAATCATCACTTATTCCGATTAATTCATTTATTTGTTTCATTCTATTAAAACAATCAATGTTTGTAAAATTTAATGTTGTCATTTTTATTAAATTATTATATTTTACTAATAATAATTAAACTAATTTTTATAATTATATTTAATGTCTTTCTAAAAGTTAGAACTTTTTTGTTAACCTGCTCGTGATCTCGTTCTCTGACCCGCCTTTTTTAAAGTACGCGTTTTCCTTTTTCCACCAGAACGTGAACTCATTCTTTGACCAGCTTTTTCTGAATTACGCCTTTTTCTATTTTTCTTACCTGCGCGTGAAGTTGTTCTTTTTCGCATTCGTCCACCTATTCTTTCTACATTTGTAGTAGCATCACCATATTCAGCGGAATAACTCGCACTATCAAAACTCTCTTCATCCATTCTTATATTATAAAAGTATTTTAATTTTATAATATAAAAATTTATATTGTTTATTATTTATTGTTTATTATTTATTGTTTATTGTTTATTATTTATTGTTTATTATTTATTGTTTATTATTTATTGTTTTAAACATCCTGCTTTACTGATGTTCTTGGTGGTCTTCCACGACCTCTACCACTTGTTTGCTTGGGTTGTCCTTGTTGTGCTACCTTCTTAGAACGACCCTCAACGACCATCGTCCACTCTCCACCCTCACGAGGTCCAGAACCACGAACCCGAGGAACCTCTCCTTCAGAACGAGGAGGTCTTGCAGACCTTGGTGGCTTAACATCAGAACTATCTTCTGGGGTTCTTGTAACACGTGTTTGTCTAAACTCACGTCTTGTCTCACACATTAACTTTCCACCATTTATTCCACTCACATCTCCTGCTTGATATTCGTGAGCACCATTTGGTGTATGAACCAATTGAAAACTAACATATTCACCTTGAACCAAATACTTGTATTGCTCACTGTTCACCACAACTCCACTATGATGAACAAAAATATCAGAATTGGCACGCGCGCCTTCACTCACAGTAATAAAACCATAACCAGACTTATTATTAAACCACTTGACGCGTCCAACTAGACGTTCAGAGGGTGTAACGAGCGGGGTTGTTACGACGGGGGTATCGCTTGACATATTATACTCTAATAATGTAGGTTGTCTTTATATTGTTTTGTTGAAAATTATATCTACTAACTACTTGATAAAAAAATGTCAACTATTTTTATATTTTTATATTTTTATCATTTTCCTTTTAGTTTTCTTTCTTTTTATTTTGATTCTTTTAGTTTTTCCTTTTTTACCACCATCTATACTATAGTCAAAATCTTTGTGTTTTATTGTCTTTCCATAATCTTTATGTTCTATTGGCCTTTCATCTATACTATCTGAACGCTCCATCGTATAATCCACACCTTCTCGTGGTACTGTGTCATCATCACGAGCAATTACTATAAAATTTTGTCTCGCACTTAACAACATAGCTTTTATATTTTTAACATGATTATTACCAACAACAACGACAAAATACATATTGTCAGGTGTTAAAGGGTCTAGATGTTTAGCTAATACCATTCTAACAATAAACCTATCAACAAGCCTTATACTTATTTGAATTGCAGTTTCCCAATCTTTCTCAAAATTGGGACTTTTATCAATATTATTATAAGTATACTTATCTCCTAAAAAGTTATTTCCTAACATTAATTTTTGTATTATTAATGCATCTCTGCGAATATCTTTTTCATATCTAGGTTGTCGTAATATATTAGTAAATTCTCTTAATTTTTCTATGCAGAAATTGAACAAACCCTTTGTATTATAAAAAAGCATCCATCTAATTCTTAATCCACATTTTTTTACTGTTTCTCCGGGCAATCTGAAAAACGACAACCCCACAGTTAATATACGCATAAACATATCTGTCGGTGTTAATTTTGGTTCATTAGTTTGTGGCAAACTTTTTTTAGAACATCTCCATAAATCTATACAAATGGGTTTTTTATACTTTATTTTATAATCTCTAATAAAATCTAAAACAAATAAAAGCTTTTCTAAATTACTGGGTAATTCTTCAACATTTTGTTGTTTCTCTAAACTACCTTCTTGTCCAGCACTTTCAAAAATACTATTAGTTTCTGTCTCAGTAAAAATAAAAAAAGGTGCATTTTCACCAATCGCCGGAAGTAACGAAACTTTATGGCTTGATATATCTCTGTACTCATGGTATTCTCCTATAATATAAATCATTCTACCCGAAGGGGGTATGTATTCTTGTGTAGCCATTATATATAATTAATGTTTTTATAATTTATATAGTATTATTTTTTAATATTTTTATAAAGATACCATGCCAACGATGTTTTTGCATCTGCAATTCTTACAAGTTCCTTGTCAAAATTATCAATTGGATAAAATTTCAGTCTAATTTTTTCATTTGAACCTTTTTCACCAAATTGCTTCAACCTCATCTCATTTATCATTTCATAACTTACGAATGTTTTCCAAACAGCCAAATGAACCTTCTCATCACTTCCGCCACCAGATAACGTGTATTCACCCAAATTTACTACACTATTTATACTTTCGTCCATATCCAATCCTGTCTCCTCCTTTATTTCTCTCTTTAAAACATTATTAACTACCGTATTTCCTATCTGAGAATCAAACATACCCGCGACAATCTCTTCTTTTGAACCACCTGTTGGAACCCTTGGTTGCTCAGTCAATAACACATATTCATTATTACACTCATCTGATACAATTATTAATACCGCACCACAGTCTCCTCTTAAGAATACAATTCCATCTAGTGGTTCACCACTCTTAGTATATACATCACACTTATACTTTAAGAATCCCAACTTATCTGGATTTTTATTTGAACCAAAGAAATCCACGTCTGTTATTTCAATTGACCGCAAATCGTATTTATCTACTTGAAAATTCTCCAGCCAATTCAAAAACTTAGATGCTTGACAAATCGTATCAAATGATGGACGTATATGTGATTTATTTGTAGTTATTTTAATTCCACGATATACAAATTCACAGCGTTTCAAATATGTTTCATGAAACAGAATAATATATAACTTGATTGAAAATAATATTTTACTAACGATAGGATAAATATTATTATAGATATATTTAGCTATATCAATAAATCTCTCAACACATCCAGACATCATTTCTGCTTGAGTTTCGTAATTCTCTGTATTCATAATTATATGTTGTTTATTATTTCTTATTTTATTTATTTTTCAATTTTTAATAAATTTATTAAATAATCATAAATAGGTTCTTCCTCAAAATATTGGGTTTCGCAATAATTCATAAACTTTTTTATTCCTTCCGGTATTTTTATTTTTGTTGATTTTAATAGATTTTTTTTATATATTAATATTTCATTTTCTCTCTTTGTTAACCAAGGAAGACTCCCATTCAGTAAGTATAAAAGGATATAACCAAGTGAAATTAAATCATCTCTACGACTTGGCTCTGTGCCATTCTGAACATTTACACTTATATAATTCAGTGTGCCTATTATTGTTTTTCCGGTTTTTAATCCAATATGTTTACCTGTGTCATCTTTATATTTTCTACATAAGCCAAAATCTATTATATATATATCTTTTCCATCTTGGCTTAATACAAAATTATCTGGTTTAATATCTCTGTGTATAAGTCCTTTCTCATGAATATACTTCAAGATTTTGATTATTTTTTGACCTATAGAAAACACATCAAAGAGAGAAAAAGTTTTACAAGATAACGAATCACCATATAATGGTAGCACCATATAATTATATTCTTCGTGAGTTCCAAACCATTTTACTGTTGGAATCCCATCTGCTTTTCCGAGATATTTATATATTTGAGTTTCTCTCTTCAACATATTTGTTTCAAATGATTTTGGTTCTAATTTAATAGCAATCTGTTCTTTGGTTCTTATATTTTCTCCTTTAAATATTGTTCCAAACTCGCCTGACCCTAACTTTTCTATTATTTTATATTTATTTGCTATTAACATTTGTTATATATATAATGACATCTTTATATGTTATGTACAATGTATTTAAACATATTATGATATTTATTTATATTGGATTATATAGAATAATAATGGTTAAATTTTGTCCTGAATTATATCCAGTTGGAAAAGAACTGAAATATTCCGAATATTTTGAAAAATACTCATTTCCTCTCAGTACTTTTCAAAAATTTGCGATTGAAGCCATCGTTGAAGGGCACCATTCTTTGAGTTGTGTCCCAACCGGCTCAGGAAAAACGATGCCTGCTATATTTGCTATTGATTTTTTTACTAGTAAAGGAAAAAAAGTTATTTATACAAGCCCTATAAAAGCTTTGTCTAATCAAAAATATTATGAATTTACCCAGAAATTTCCAAATATTAGCATCGGTCTACTTACAGGAGATATTAAAATCAACCCAGAAGCAGATGTTCTTATCATGACCGCAGAGATTCTTCAAAACACCCTTTATAGAAAAAATCAGAAAGGAGCACCGAATGGAACAGTCAGTTCTGCAAATTCTTTGCTAATGTTTGATATGGATTTTGAAAATGAGCTTGCGTGTGTTGTTCAAGATGAAATCCATATGATAAATGATTCAGAAAGAGGACATGTTTGGGAAAGTATAATATTGCTTCTACCACAACATATTCAAATGGTAATGTTATCAGCAACACTTGATAAGCCTGAAAAATTCGCAGGTTGGATTGAAACGCGTGGAAATGGTTTCTTGAATGAGACTGAAAAAATGGGAGCAAAAGAAGTTTATCTTGCAACCTCTAATTACAGGCATGTTCCATTAACACATTATACTTTTATTACGTGTAATAATGGTATTTTTAAGACTATCAAAAAAGATGAAGTTCTAGAAAAAGAAATAAAAAATACAATTGATAAATTACATGTTATTCAAACAGCAACAGGCGAATTTCAAGAACAAAATTATCATAAAATCAAAAAGTTGTTGAGGTTGTTTGAACAAAAACAGGTTTATGTAAAACGTTCTCATGTGTTGAATCAAGTTTGTAAATATATGGTGGAACATAATATGCTTCCAGCCGTTTGTTTTATTCTATCAAGAAAACAAATAGAAATAGCTGCACAAGAAATAACCGTTACTTTATTGGAGGATGATTCCAAGATTCCATATATTGTAAGAAGAGAATGCGAACAAATCATAAGAAGTAAATTACCCAATTATAAGGAATATTTGGAACTTCCTGAATATTTATCTGTTGTTGCACTACTTGAAAAAGGAATCGCAATCCATCATAGCGGGGTTATGCCTATATTGAGAGAAATAGTAGAGATTTTATTTGAAAAAGGTTACATTAAATTGTTATTTGCAACTGAAACATTCAGTGTTGGATTGAATATGCCTATTAAAACTGCTATTTTCACAGATGTTAAAAAGTTTGATGGTTCTGGTATGCGAATGTTATATTCTCATGAATTTGTACAAGCCTCTGGACGAGCTGGTAGGAGAGGGATTGATAAGGTTGGTCATGTAATTCATTTAACAAATCTTTTTAGAAATGTTGAATTGTCTGAGTATAGAATTATGATGCAAGGAAAGCCACAAACCCTTGTAAGCAAATTCAAAATATCATATAATTTGTTATTAAATTTGATTAGTATAGGAAATTACGATTATTTACAATTCTGTAAGCGTTCTATGATTCAAGATGATATTACAATTTATCTAGGTGAAATTTATAATAGAATGTCCAATCTTGAATTTGATATAGATAAAATAATGCAATCGTTTGATAATCTTAGAACACCAATCACAGAAGTGAATAAATATTTGAATATGATTGAAGCTAGAAAAACTGCTATAAATAAAAAACGCAAGGAATTAGATAGAGATATTCAAAATAGTATAGATACATATAAATATATTGATTCTGATAAAAATATTGTTATGAAATATAATGAAAAGATAAATGAATTGAATGATGTTAAAAGGGAGTTTGAAAATACAGAATCTTTCTTGAGTCAAAATATAATTAAAGTTCTAAAAATTATGAAGGCAGATGGTTTTATTCAAATAGATGATAATGGAACAGAAACATTAACACAAATGGGATTTATGGCAACGCATTTGAGGGAAGTGCACTGCTTGGTTTTTGCAAAATTATTAAATAAATATTCGTTTGACGATTTGGATACAAGAGAAATAATTGCTATATTCAGTTGTTTCACCAACGTAAATGTAAGCGATGAGCAAAAATCATTAAAGCCTAATACAAGTAATAACCGTGTTAAAAAATTATTAGAAGAAATTCAAATAGATTATCATCATTATGAGGATTTTGAAACAGAAAATAATACATTTACTGGTGTAGATTATAATATACATTTTGATTTAATAGACTATGTGTTAGAATGGTGTGATTGCGAATCTGGAAAAGATTGTAAACTAGTTCTACAAAACTTGGAAAAAAATAAGAATGTTTTTCTAGGTGAATTTGTGAAGGCTATAACTAAAATTAATAATATTTCGCAAGAAATGGAAAAGATTGCAGAAAGCATGGGAAATATTTCGCTACTAAATAAACTAAGAGATATACCAAATCTAACACTCAAATTCGTAGCAACAAATCAATCACTTTATGTATAAAACTAGGTTCGCAATTATATTCGTAATTTTTATAAAATAATATTCTTATTTTATATAAATGGGAGAAAATATACAACAGTTGTTTGACTGTATAAGGTATTATTTATGTTGTAAAAAACGCAACGTAGATAATAATTACAATTTGTTCAGAGAGGCTGAAACAGGATACAGTGCGAACTGTTAGGGATATAGGGGGCGAGGTCTTTAAGTATAATTAAAAATATATATATTTCAAAAAGAGGGCTTAAAGAAAATCTCCAGAAATCGAGGGTCAAAAGTGTTTCCAAATTCTGAAAATGGACAAAAATAAATGTCCAAAATCTCTATAGTGCCTTTTTTTCAGCGAAAATACCCTCTTTTTTTAGCCCTTGTGACTGGAATGCTTTGATTTGCGAAAATTTATGCGAAAATTTTGTTACGATAAAATTTTTATATTTTTGCGAAAAGTATTTAGGCATTTTTTCTGTTAGTAATATAGACTAATGAAGACTAATGCCAAAATGCCGGAAAAATGCCAAAAATTTTATTGTATAAATTGTGACTTTAAATGTAGTAAAGAAAGTAATTATAAGAATCATATGTCAACACGTAAACATAAAAAGCTAATAAATGCTAATGCCGGACTAATAGAAAATGCCACCGACAAGATTTTTGCATGTGATTGTGGTAAAATATATAAACATATGTCAAGCCTTTGCAAGCACAAAAAAACATGTATAGGAAATGAAATAATAAATGAATTAAAAGAAGAAAAATTGGACCACGAAGACTTGATAAAAGTTCTTATGAAACAGAATGAAGAATTTAAATCTATGTTGATTGAACAAAATAATAAAATTATGGAGATTGCGAAAGAAGGCAAGTATATCACAAATAACAATAATAATACCACCAATAATAACAATTTCAATCTCAACTTTTTCTTGAATGAAAAATGCAAAGACGCACTCAATATTATGGACTTTATTAATCAACTTCAGTTAAAGTTAAGTGATTTAGATATGGTTGGTCGCGTTGGATATACAGAAGGAATATCCAAAATATTTATTAGAGGTCTCAAAGAATTGGATGTGTTCAAACGTCCAATTCATTGCAGTGATTTAAAGAGAGAAACTTTGTATGTAAAAGATAAAGATGCTTGGGAAAAAGATAATGATAATAAAGAAAAACTAAAATTAGCTATAAAACATATAAGTGCAAAAAATATGAAAAATATAACTGCTTGGGTAGAAGAAAATCCTGAATCAGAAGATTATGATAGTAAAAAACATATGGAATATCACAATATTATAATAAAAGCAACTGGAGGTTCTACCAAAGAAGAAGATGAAAAGAACTATAATAAAATAATCAGCAATGTTGCAAAAGAAGTCATGATTGATAAAACAAATGTTTAATCAATTTATAACATTATATAATATATTATATAACATTATATTATATAATGGAATCAAAAAAACTTATAGATGTTGGCAAAGAATATGGTGATGCAACCGACAATTATTTATTATATAATTATGCGTTATTGTTACGTAATACCATTAAAACAAAAGAAGATTTAGTTAAAGAAATTAATATTTTAGTTGATAAAAACCGAAACTTTATTTATACATTAAGTGATGAAGAAAATAATAAATTGGATTTTTATAATGAAGTATTGAATCTTTATATTTTAGTTACATCTTCAAAACGTAAAGTTGATGGAGGTAAACGCAAAAGTCGGCGTAAACGAAACAAAAAAAGAAAAACTATGAGAAAGCGAACTAATCATAATCACAAATAACGATTGATTTAATTTAATTTAATGAATTAGTTGTAGCCGAATTTTCTTTTTGAATTTTTCTTCATCATGGAACAAATATAACTTATATTGACGCTCAGTATAATTATCCAAATTTTCCCTGAATGTAATTCGTGAAGCTAATTTCAAATCAGGTAAATAGACAACATACTGAAATAACCCATCATTCCTTATAATTTTATCAAACACATAACCAGTGTATGTTTTTTCCATTAATTCAGGTGAGTTATAACACATATGAAGTAAATTACAATCACTCTGAACTTTACGAATAGAACGCATCGTTGTATTAATATAATCCAACTCTTTCAACCATTCGTTATAAAAAGTGGTAGCGTTATCTGATAAATTTATCATACCAGTATTTTGTTGAAATTTAATAATATTCAATAAATCTACAAGTCTTCTAATAGGTGAGGTTATATGTATATACGCTTCCATTTCAAGTAGTTCGTGCGCAAAGGATTTATTTGAGTCCAAACAACTTGCGTCAATATATTGCCCAGCCAAACTATTCCATATTTTAATGAATTTACCAACATCTTCTGGAACATTATTAGGCTCTAAAAAATCCCGCTTCATTATAGTAGAACGAAAAATGCCATTCTTGTGCTGAATGAGTTCTTTCGCAGTATTATAATTCATAAGAATCATTAAATAACCTACCATTTCATGACTATTTCTAACATTATTAATATATTTATATTTTCTAGATAACTTTTGAACAATTTCAAAAATTTCTTGATATTTATTATCACCTAATAAGTTTGGTTCTTCATAACAATAATTTTTAACAATATTTATTTTACAATTGGAATATTTAATTTCTTTAATATCGCAAGTTGTTATATCAATAAATAAATCCATAACAAATGCTATACGAGTATGATTTGATTGAAGACTACATAGACAGTCAGATAAAATCGTAGGTAACATTGGACGCTTTCTATCAGGTAAGTAGATAGTTGAAATGCGTCTTGAAAAAGAATCCCATAAATTCAAAACGTCCATCCATATTGTTACATTTGATATATAAATGCTCAGTTGTTTTATTCCGTTTTCGCAATCACGTATACTGAATGCATCGTCATAATCAAGACTATTGGATGGGTCAATAGTAAAAACATACCAAATACTTTTGTCAGTTCTGTCAACAATTTCAGGGTATTTTTTACTAATATTATCAATAAAAGCGTTATGTGATTGATTTTTTAAAGCCTTGGATGTGTCTTTTGTAAATTTTTGAATAGATGCATTCAGACTTTTACAATAAAGTTGATATTCATAAAAATTATTAAGAACATCTACAGGTCCAATCATTTGGGAAATAACGCCACGTGGATGTTTATCTTTCCAATCAATAAAATTAAAAGTACAATAATGGTCTAGAAATACTTTTGAAAATCCTACATTTTTCATTTCATATGAAATAAGAAACGTAGGTAAGCGTCTATCATCGGGAATGCATTTATATAACAATTTACCATTCTCTGCGCGTCCATATGTTTTATTACCTTTTAAAATAATAACGCCTGGTATATCGTTGGTTAACCGAATACTTGAATGTAATATAGTCGCTTTTTTAGATTCGTTATCAAAAGAAAAGACATCATTAGTAAATAATTTATGTTCAACAGGATGCAAATTTGGTATTTCAGTTTCTTTAAAATCAATCATAGAAATATAGGTCCATTCGGTGTAACCACGGTCATTTATTTGAACTTTATAAATATTATCGCTAGTGTTAGTTGAGTATGACTCTATCATAACAATAAAATGTGTAGCTATATCATATTAATAAGAAAGCTTTAACTATGTTTAATTAAACTATTTGTTGTCATCTTTTGCAGAAAGAATCCTTTGATGTGATAAATCAAAGTATTTTTTTTCAAGTTCAATTCCAATAAACTTTCTATTTGTATTAACACATCCTATTCCAGTTGTACCAGAACCCATCGCATTATCTAGTACTAGGTCGCCTTCGTTTGAATAAGTTTTAATTAAATATTCTATTAGTTTTATAGGTTTTTGCGTCTCGTGTATAGTATCATATTCAATATCAAATTCAATCAATTCAGTTGGGTAATTGGTAAATGATTGTTTGTACTCAGTATCACTTGTCAATTTATTATTTGGACCAAGATGATGCACTTGATTCAACATCTTACCAATCCGTTTTTCTGAATTTTTTTTGACTATATTAACAGGTACCAAATTTTGTGGATTATACGTCATATTACCTTTATGTCTAGAAGCGGCTGCTGCACCACCTGGTGAAAATACGCAAATATCTTCAGTACACTTCATCGGTCTATAATTTGCCAATAGATATTGAGTTGTTTTGTTTTTTTTCCAAATAATGTTGTACTTGAACCAATCATAATTAGCGGATATTAATTTAGTAGTGAATGGTTGTTGTCCAAATAACACCACTACACCGGTAGGTTTAATTAATATTCTTTTATATTCTATCCAAAGTTTATCTGTATCAATAACACTATCCCATTTACATTTGGTAGTTCCATAAGGCAAGTCGCATAATATAAGATGCACCGTATTATCTGGGATTGTTTTCATTAATTCCAAACAATCTCCATTCATGATTTTAATATTATCCAATTCTATTACAGCTGTTGATTCAACCGAATTCTCTTTAAGTTCATTTTCTGATTTATTATTTATTTCATTATCCAAAATAGCCAAAATGGGCTTAGATTTGGGTTTTACATATTTTTTGCTTTTATTATTGCTTATCTCCGAAGTAGGTGTATTCATTATATTAATTAATATAGAATTTATGTCTATATCAATTTTCATTTTTATTTTTTAAATCGCGGAGTTATTTACAGTTGTTTCACTTTCAGCTCCAGTAATTTCTTTATTATTTTCAGGTCCTTGAGTTTGAACCAAGAGAGAAGAAGTATTTGACTCATTCTTTGGTTCATCACTTTCCTCATTCATAACTTTATCGTTTTTATTTATGTTGTTGTCATTTTTATTATTATTGAGGTTTTTTATATCATGTTTTTTAACAACTTCTCTCTTTACATTCTGAAGTTGAAGTGCTCTAATAGCGAGTTGAGGAAGAATCGCTATATTATTCATATAAGTTCTATAACGGAAACATGCAATACAGGACGGTCGTTCAATCTGAATACTATACCACCAATAAGCAGGAATATTCAACATTTTTCCGGGAGTTAAAACAACTTCTAAACATTTTAATTTATCAAAATCAGCTGAATATTGTGGTTGAACATTCCATGGATTAATTGGAGAACGAAATTCAAAATTCTCATAGTCCGTTTCAGGATACAAATACTTTGAACTTTGTGGAGGAGTTAACTTAACAACTGCTCGCCCTTCGGTTAATAAGAAAAAATTGCGATAATTAATTTCATGACGGAAAGGCGTTTTGGTACCTTCAGAACCAAGAATTAAATCATAATTACAATTAGATACTAAAGGTGGGCGAATGAAAGAATCATTATATTGTAAATGTTTTATTAATCCTGTTTCTTGAAGGAAGTCGGCGTTATTTTCAGAATAATAAATTTGTTTTTTATCTTCATCAAACAATTTATTCGCTGCATGCAACGGTAACGGAATATAAATTTCACTTAATAAATCTTTATCTTTAGTATTTCTAATTTTAACTTCAAAAGCATTATAATTACTTGAAATATAGGAATGATTAATCGTTTTATATATAGATTCATTTTCAAAATCAAATATCACTGGTTGTCTTAAATCGCAAACTTCATTCAATTTATCCTTAGAAGCTTGGTCTAACTCAAATACTTCTAAATCGTTGCTTGTTTTAATATGAAAGTATACATGTAAATAAATAAATAAAACAAGACAAAAAATAAAAAATGCAATAAATACTTTTAACATAACTAATAAAAATTCATAGAAATTTTTTATTATTTATACTCACTTGTTGCAAAATACATTATCAATCATCTTTAATCTTCTATCTTAGGTGCAATAAAGAATAAAACTGAGCTATCATTACCTAAATCATATTTTAATCTTAAAGGTAATTTGTCGCTTATTGAAAAAGATACCTCTAAAGCTAATTTAGTTGAAATGCACATTTTGTGAATATAATTTAAGCTATAAGAAATATCAATCTGGTCACCTTCAGAAATAGAAAATTCAGATAAATCATCAATTGGTATATTTACACTCATCTCACCATCAACTCCTTTTGAAATGATTTCTATTTTTTCTTCACTACATTTTATATTCATAATATCTCCAAAAATAGATAATTGTGAAACAATCTCGTATATTTTTTTAGAATTTATAGAAAATTCTGCATCGTAATCTATTTGCGGAATATCAAATAAAGATGATTCAATATCTGCTAAAGGAATTTTGAAGAATTTGTTAAAGTCTCCTTTTCCGGACTCGTTACTTGTTAGTTCAATTTCTATGAAATCGGAATTATTCTCAAAATGAATATTAACAATATACTTATCGGGTGTCATAGATAAAATAGTGTGGAATATTTGTGTATTTATACAAATTTTGTTATTGATATCAACTGTATCAACTGCATTATATTCGTATTTATTAAACCATCCTGCATTTATATTAATGTTAAATAAACAAATTTGACTTTTATCCATACCTTGAATATGGATATGGTCTTCATGGAAAAAAATAGTAACAATATTAGATGAAGATTTCAAAAGTTGAAACAAAGAAACAAATACATCAATTTTAGATTTATCACAAATAGAAAGATTCATTATTTAGATAAACAATATTATTTTATATCAGTTTATTTAAAGTATATCAATTATATCAATTAATTATATTATTATGATAATATATAAATGAGTAAAAATTCTGATGCAGAAAAGGTTGCATTTGGAACACCACTTAAATCAGAAAATCCTACTGAAATTGGTTTATTTACACCTGAATTATTACGTGCTCGGGCAGAAGAAAGAATAAGACGGGGTGACTACGAAGGTGCTGAAATAGATAAAGACCGTTATAAAAGCGAAATGATGAAAACTGTAGCAAATGATATTTTTGGTCAGGAGGATAATACAGGTGAGGAACACGACGAAGAAGTGATGGATATAATTAATTATGGCCCCCAAAAAAAAGAAGCTGATGCAAAAATGGAAATGGAAACGGACGATTTTGGTAATGATTTAGGGTTTGATTATGAAGAAGACCCAAAGCTTATAGCAAATAGAGAAGAAAAAGGAGGTAGATTAAGAAAGAAACGTAGAAGTAGAAATACAAAACGAAATACAAAGAGAAAAGTGAAAAGAACGCGTAGAAAAGGGCGAAAAGTTACTAAGCGTCGTCATAATAGACGTAAATAAATCACTAGGTGGTTATATTTCTTTTACAAGTTTAATTTTTTGTTGTGTTGTTTTATCTATGAATACGCTAACAATTCCTAATATTTTTGAAAAAACAAAAGACGCATTGTAAATATAACATATATCCAATCTATCAGGAAATTTATTATTCAAAATTTGAGAAAAATTTTTAATAAATCCAAAATGCTTTTCTACATGTAAAAGAGTAATAGTATCCATATTCACGTGAAAAATAATAGTTTCTTTATTTTTTAATACATTCTGAATAATAGAAACTATATATGAAATCATTAAATCGTAATTTTCAGAAGAAGAAAGAAATTTGAAATATCTAAAATCTAAAATAATATTTTCAGAGTCAATGGAGAAACATAAATGCGATAAAACATCATTCATACAAGTTTTCATAATATTTTTTTTTGTATTTTTAATATTTTCATTAGATGAAAAATGTGTGAAAATTTGACTATGAATTTGTTTTTTATTGTCAATAAATGATTCTATTTTAATATTAGTGGCACTAGCCATTCTTAATATATAATAACTATAAATAAATAATTATTATATTAATTACACATTACACATTATAAATTTGTAAAATAACTATCCATAAGTAGCTCTAATTTCAGAATATGTCATATATTGTGCCAAATTAAAATTAAATTATTCAATCCAATCACATCAATAGAGTTTCTGTGACAACAACACTAGTTCGTTCGTTAGTTTCATTATCTGTATCTGTATCAAAAACTTGTTCATTAACTGTTTCATCATTTAAAATATTTGTAGTAATGTCATTTGCAATCAACTCATCTCCGTCATTCACAACGTTATTTAATAGCACATCAACTAATCGTTGATTAGTTTGCATTGTGAATGATTGTAAATTAAGTAAATGTTCTTTCACTTGTGTCATTTCTGCTTTTAAAACTTCGACTGTTTCAGCGTTGTCATTTGACTCAGTCGCATTTACTTGTACATTAGGAACTGATTGTTGTGAATTTTTAATTTGTTCCATCTCTAACTTTAATTGTTCAATTGCTTGAGTAACTTCAGTTGATATAGCTGAACCCGTATTTGTATTAGGTTGTGGTTTATTCATTTTATTCACAAGGTCTTTATAACCTTTATCAAGAACATCTAAACGTTTCAAAACACTTTCAAAAACTTCATTATCAACAATTTTAACATTATCTCCATCTACATCTGCACTAGCTTGTCTATCCATAGGAATTTCTTGAATGATTTGTTCAACTCTACCTAAACGTAATGTAATTAACGCGATTGCATCTGATATAGATAATTTAGGTGGCATCATTTGTTGTTGTGGTTGCTGTTGTGGTTGTTGTTGCCCAGGTCTAATATTCATTTGTTGTGGTACATCGTTGCCACCTGCACGACGATTTCTAGCGGATGCGTTTGCTCTTGCACTACTCATAATAAATTATTAAATAAAATATGTTTAACTTATTTACGCAATTTATAATAAATCCATTAAATTTAAAAATACAAATAAAAATACAAATACAATATCTAAACAATCATTTTCATTTTTATAGATTCGTGATAGTTATATTCAGATAATTCAAAATCATCAATATGGTAATCATTTATATTTTCTCTCTTTGTCTTAATGTTAATAGTTGGAAAATCATAAGGTTCTCGCTTTAATTGTTGTTTAATACATTCTATGTGCTCTTCATATATATGCGCATTTCCTATAAAGTGAATAAATTCATAAGCTTCTAAACCACAGTGTTTTGCAATTAAATGTGTTAAAAAACTATAAGAAGCGATATTAAACGGAATTCCGAGTGCAAAATCTGCACTTCGTTGAAACATAGCACACGACAATTTGTTACCGTTGTGAACATTAAATTGACACATAACATGACATGGGGGTATTACCATCTTATCTATATCTTTAGGATTCCATGAATTAATAATAAGACGACGACTATTTCTAGTTTCGGGATTTTTCAATTGGTCAATTATAAATTGTAATTGGTCGTATGGCTCAAATGGATGGATTGGTTCAGATATTGGTTTTCCTGTAAAACAATTATAACTAGAGCCAAAGTATCTCCATTGTGACCCATAGATTGGTCCAGCGATACCTTCTGGGTATAATGTTAAACCTCTAGAATCAAGAAATTCGCGAGATGTATTACCATCCCAAATATGAACTCCTTGTTTTTGAAGAATTTTATTATCAGTGTCACCATGAATAAACCATAATAATTCTTTCAAACATGTTTTCCATGCGGTTTTCTTTGTAGTCAATATAGGTATTTTACCGTTTTGAAGAGAGAACCGCATAGATTCACCAAAAATACTATAGGTATTTCCATTCCGTCCCTTTTCATAAACACCTTTTTCTATAATCTTTTGAATTAAATTTAAGTATTGAGATTCTTCTTGATTCGCACTCATAATAAATTATTATAATATTGAATAAAAAATCTTTTTATACTTTTTTAGGAAACTATTAAAATTCAAATAAAATTAAATTAAAATTAAAATTAAAACAATGGAAAGCCTGGTTTTATTTAATTTTAATTTCTTTTTATAAATCATATGGAAAGTCTAGACGATTCAAAATTATCATCAAAATTTGGGTTTTTTAAACATGTATTTAATTTTGACGATGATTCAAAAGCAGAAATATTTAATATAATCCAATACTCGTTAATAGCTTTTGTACCAATCGTATTTTTAAATAAAGCGATGCAAAAGTTTGTTCCAGAAGCCGATGAAGAAAAGGGTAGTTTTGAACTTTTAGCAGAAGTAATGATTCAAATAATTGTTATGTTTATAGGAATCTTTTATATAAATAGGATTGTTACATATTTACCTACTTATAGCGGAACAAAATATCCCGATTTCAACGTAACTTATGTTATTCTATCTGTATTAGTTATCACGATGAGTTTACAAACTAAATTAGGTGAGAAAGTGAGTATATTAGTAGATAGAGTGATGGACCTTTGGAATGGCACAGGTGACCAGAAAAAGGGGAAAGGTAAGGGAAAAGGAAATGTGAAGGTTACTCAACCATTTTCTGGAATGGCGCAAACACCAAGTGATTCCGCTACCATGGGTAACTCTTTATATGGTGGAATGAGTGAAGGAACAACATCTATAAGTAATTTACCAAATAACATGGCTACAAAACAACAGCCGAATTTAAACACTAATGATTTATATAGGAATGATAATAATCCTCTACAAGACGCACAAACACCTGGTGGAGGTACGATAATGGCTGCGAATGAGGTATTAGGTGGTAGTGGATTTGGTTCTAACTGGTAAAAAATATAAAAACAAATTTATAATAACTATAATAAATACACTATAATTATTATATATAAAATGGATGTTGATAAATTATTGAAAGCATTAGATAATGAGGAAAACCAAAAGTTTTTGAATTTAAATACAAAAAAAATCAAAGAAATGAAAATAGATATTTTGAAAGAATTAGAATTATCCAAAGAGGATATGCAATCAATAATGCAAAAGTTGAAAGAATATATCTATGTGGATGAGATGTCAGATTTGAGGGAAGGTGCGTTTCTAAGGTGGATACCTATAAAAGATCCAGAGAATGTGCATTTGACACCAGGTGGTGTTTTATGTGAGATAAATATAACGGATGATGGGATAACGCTGACATGTAAGAATTTCGCACATAAATATTATAGAATAAAGATGGAGGAAAACCTGGTTTTCCAGAAGCTATCAGGTCAAGAACAGATTATGATAACAGCGATGGACTATTTAGCGACATAAGAATTTCATGCATAATTAACAACGGTGTCAATCTGATTAATAATAGGCTGTGTTTCAGGAATCGTTACATAAGAATATCTTCTATTTTTATAACTTCTATTTAAAGGAATATTATCAAGTGTTTCACATTTATTGCAACATTTGTCATGACAATATTTAATAATAATGAAAACGACAAAAAATGTCAAAAGAGTGTTAATAAAAAATAATGCATATAAACATATATTTACGTAAAAGTTATATATATTATTCATATCTATTTTCATTCCATTAAATAAAAATAGATTATCGTTTTTAAGTAGATTCAACAAAGCTTATATTTTTTGTGTTCCATATATTTATAACCGATATTAATCAATTCAGCGCCCTTATCAAAATGCAACATATTGTACCCATTCAAATAACTAGAATTCAAATAATATTTATTTATTTCACCGATTGGGTTCTCGCAATTTTGATTTAAGGTAACAATCGGATTATCAAAGTTACTGAATAAAATACTAATTGTTCTCTCTATAACATCTTTTAAGGATTCAATAGGAGAAAGATTTAATGGGAATCCATCATAAGGAGTAATAAAAGTAATGTTCAAATATTCGTATTTGTATTTGTCTTTATCTTTATCTTTGCTTTTATCTTTGCTTTTATCAATTTGTTGAACATGTTCAACTTGCAATAACTCATTACTGAGTGTTCCACCATCAACATATAATGTTCCATTGTATTTGATAGGAGGAAAAATAGCAGGTATAGCAGAGGACGCCATTAACAAATTTATTTTATCATCTAGGTTTTTATTTTCTTCAAACGAAAAAATGTCCAAGTTACCAGTATTTAAATTTGTAGCACCGATCAAAGTATGAACAATCGGTTCATTCGGCATTTTACCAAGAATGAATAAGATTGTTTCTCTCAAAGGTTCAGTATTTAATAAGGATAACCCTGTCAAAGGAACAAATTTATAAATCATATCATTATTAATATATTTATAAAGATAATCAACAATTTTTAAACCTTGACTAATATCAGAAAAATACGATAATAAAGCGGCATTTAATGCGCCAGCAGATATTCCGGTGTAAAGGTCATATTTTAAAATATTATTAGTACGTCTAAAAAGTTTATTATATACGTTTTTAGATTTTGTATTTTTCTGTTCATTATCTAAAATTCTTTTAAGAATACCTATTTCAACCGCACCGAAGGAACCACCCCCACTGAAAGAAAGTTGATTTAAAGATGAACATGAAGATATCAATAAACAGAAAACAAACAAATTAAAACCAAATAAGAATGAAGAAATCATAAAATAAAGATATAGATATATTAAATATTTGTTATGATTTGTTTATATTATTATAATATATCTCTAAATTATTACAGATATATGATATTCTAACGTTGTTTGAGAGTTTTTTTCTTCCCAATTTTGAGTCTCCTAGAAGTTTTAATGAGAGAAATATTTCTCCCGTTCTTACATTTAAACTTACCGCGTGATAATCCTTTTCTATTCAATACGGCTCTAGTGCAAACTCCTATTGCCTTAGCCTCGTTGTCAGGACTAACTTTTTTGATACAACTACATAATTTTGTAGCTAAAATATTTTCCGCTTTAGTTTTGAGTTCATATTTATTTTTAGGGATAGGTTCATCGTAATAATTAAGTATTCTAGAGTAATCGGAATTGGTTATTTTATAAGGAGACATGCACGATTTAGAATAATTATATAAAATATATAAATATAAAATTTTGAATAGTTTAAAAAAAAAAAAAAATAACGAAACCTAAAATATAAAAACGATGGACTTAGAAATAAGTGAGAAAGTTGACGAGATTGGTAGCGTTTATGAATACGACCAAGAGCACGTTCACGAGCACGAACACGACCACGAATGTAAACATGAGAACGAAGAAGACCACGAATGTAAACATGAGAACGAAGAAGACCACGGGCACGAGGAGCAAGAACAGTTTGATATAAAAATACCCAAACGAATTTTTCAAACACACAAATCAATTGAATATATTCAAAGTGTTCCAAAGCTTCAAAATGCGTTGAATTCATGGAGACGTTATGTACCAGAATTTGGGTATCATTTTTTCACAGATGAGATGTGTGATGAATTTATGAAGACAGAAATGGTAGAAGAATTCGGACATGTAATATATGAGGCTTATAATAAATTACCTTTAGCTGTTATGAAAGCAGACTTATGGCGTTATTGTGTTATATACAAATATGGTGGAATATACGCAGATGCAGATGCAATTTGTATATGTAACCCAAATATGTTTACATTATATGATACGATGTTAGTATGTGCGCCCGAAAATGACGTTCATTTATGTCAATGGTGTTTTGCCGGTCCAGCAAATTCGCCTATGTTAAGGTCTGTAATAGAATTATCACTTGAAAGAATAATAAACATTCAAGAAATAAAAGGTGAACATATTATTCACGAATTAACAGGACCCGGAGTATTTACAGATGGTATAGAAATGTATTTAAAAAGTATAAATAATCCTACATATAAACAAAAACACAAATATTATTTATATAAAAATCCAACGATGATATGTTTTATGGGAGAGCGTTTTCATCAAACAATGATTCATCATTTATTTACATCAAGAGACCCAGATGGATGGTCAAATGAACGTTATCAAAAACTTATGTAAACTATTAATCTTATCTTAATCTTAATTATAAATTTTTCTTTGTGACCATAAAGAAGAATAATGATCTACTTTAGCATTAACGTTTTGTTCATCATAATACCCTTTATACATTTTTAAAATAGAAACATTCTTATAAAGAATAAATTTATCACCAGTCGGTCTATTCCAAATATGAGTAAGTTCTATTTTGCGTCGTTGAATGTCAGTCATAAATTTACCAACTAAACCAGGTCCAGTTGGGTCAACGCAACTATTTCCATAATAATTATGATTAACATTATATATTATTTGAAAAATGCACTTTAATAAGATTTCATTTTTTGGAGCAACACAAATAAGGGCGTTATAAATATCTGTTCCATTTATATCAAATACCCAATGTTCTTTTTCAGTCAATTCAATAAAACGAAATGAATTTATACAATCGTATTTAATATCTAGGTATATTCCACCATTTTTATATAAAACACAATAACGCCATAAATCTGCTTTATAAGCTCCAGGAACTAATCTATCAAATGCGCTTAAAACAGCAACATCAAAGTTGTCTTTTATAAAATTTCTACAATCGTCGTCGTCAAATAAAAAATGTTCAAATTTTGGGTGTCTTTTTTTAATTTTTTCAACAGATTCTTTCATTTTTGTAGGCAAGTTTTTAGTATGCCAAGTTTGATAAATTTTTAAAGGTATTATACTATTATATTCACTTTTTTTACTTGCTTTGTAATGTTGGATACGGGTTAACTGTAGTTTGACCAAATTTTGTCTATTTTTTGAATTTGTTTTAATATAATCAACAGAAATATTATTATCATTCAATAAATTCATCATTTTTAATAATTAATAATAAAAAAAACTATTAAAAATAACCAAATAAATATAAAAAAATTTAATAAAAAAATTTAATAAAAAAATTTAATAAAAATAACAAATTACTATTTTGATGATAATTTAAATATATAGTTATTTTAGGATATGATAATAAATAACCAAAAAATAGTAGTATTTGATATGGATGAAACACTAGGATATTTTGTAGAATTTGCGATGTTTTGGGAAATGTTAAAAAAATATGCAAAAAATCAAAATATGGATGTGGAAAAAATATTTACACAAGAATATTTTAATAAAGTATTGGATTTATTTTCTGAATTTATTCGTCCAAATATTCTAAATATATTGAAGTTTATAAGACAAAAAAAAATATCAAAAAATTGTCATAGTGTAATGATTTATACAAATAATCAAGGTCCTAAAGAGTGGTCTTATTTAATTACTAATTATTTTCATTATAAATTAAATTATAAATTATTTGATAGAGTGATTTGTGCATTTAAGGTCAATGGAAAGCAAATAGAGTTTTGTAGAACAACGCATGATAAAACTATTAAAGATTTCACAAGATGTTCAAAACTACCTGATAATGTGGAAATATGTTATTTAGATGATTCATATTATCCTGATATGAATGCAGAGAATGTATATTATATAAAAATAAAACCGTACACACATGATTTACCATTCAAGCAAATGATTCATAGATATATAAATAATCCAATATCAAATATTATATTAGAGAAACGTCATGATGATGAATCAATATCACAATTTATAGATTTTATGGAAGAAAATATGAATAAATATGAATTTGTGAATATAGAAAAACGCAAAAATGAAACCGATATAGATAAGATTGTAACAAAAAAAATATTAATGCATTTACATATATTTTTTAAAAGAGGAAATAATTCTTCAAATAATAAAAGTTTAAAAAAATATATAAAAAGAGGTCAATTAAAAACCAGAAGACATAGGTGATACTCTGTTTAATGTTTGAAATTTAGAAACAAATTTATTTTGAACATTATGAATAGCATTTTTAGCATTATCCAAATATTTGATAAGTATTTGATTAAGAGCACTGGTAGTTAATAAAAATATTCCCGCGCTGAATGAAATTTTTCTATCTAAATCTGTGAATTGAATAGTTTGGAATGGGTGAAATCTCCATAATAAAAATAAACTAATATAAATTTTAATGTAGTAATCAAGAGTGGATAGATATTGTGGTGCTTTTGTAAAAATCCCTAATGCGAATAAAATGTAACAAAAATAGGTTACAAAAATAAAAAAATTAAATCCTAAATCTTGAATTTTATATAAGCTTTTATGTAATTCCATTTATTATATATATTATATGATTAAAATCTAGATATATATATTCAAATTAAAATTTACTTCATCATGGTTATAAACTGCCCGATTTAGATTTATTATTAGATTTATTGTAGATGGATAAAGTTCTAGCACTAGCGTCTTTAGCGTCTATATAACGTGGCATCCAAAAATAAGGAACAACTTTCCCCAAATTAGGATAATGTGATTCAAAAATATTGCGATAATAATTTTTTTCAATTGTGTCTGGTGCATTATGACTATGATAATGGTTATGATTAGTTGAAATAGATTTTGAATCCAAAGAAGCTACCTTTTCTTGAATTATTTCATATAATGAACGTGATGTTTTACTTACACCATCACTAAAAGCTTCTTTTCTTCTCCAAAGTACTTCTTTGGGTAATAAAGCACTACCGTTTGAATCTAAAAAATGTTCTTCTGAAAAAGCGAGTCTTAATAAATATTTTTCACACTGATTATAATCAGGATGATAACGAAGTTGTGGATGAATGCTCAAGTAGAACTGAACCCATGTTCTATCAAGGAAAGGTGTGCGTGGTTCAAGTCCGTGAGATGATATACATTTATCAGAACGCAATACATCAAATGCATGAATATCTTTTAAAAGACGTCTACACTCTTTGTCAAATTCAATAGCGTCAGGAGCCATATGCATATATAGATATCCACCACATAATTCATCAGAACCATCACCGTTAAAAATAACTTTTGCATCGCTATTTTGTGAAATATATTTTCCAAGTAAATAATTTCCGATACTAGCTCTTACAGTAGTAGTATCGTAACTTTCAATAGCATAAATTACTTCAGGAATAGCGTCGATGAAATCTTGTTCTGTGACTAAAATTTCGGTATGGTTAGTTCCTAGATAAGTAGCTACAATTTTAGCGTATTTTAAATCTTCAGAACCTTCCAATCCAATGCTGAATGTTTCTAATGGTTTAGTAGAATGTTCTTTATGAATTTCATTCACAATAGCGGTTATCAAACTACTATCTAAACCACCTGATAATAAAGAGGCAATAGGTCGTTCGGTTATTAAAACACGTTTCTTTACAGCTTCACATAAATAATATCTAATATTTTTCAAATCATCTTTTAAGTCAAAATTAATTTCAGATATGATGCTGGAAAATCCAGTAGAATGATATTTTACATATTCTTTTGTTTGTTTCCATAATGACAAAGCTTTAAATTCCATAGTAAATTTAGAATAAGTTCCAGGTTGAAAATGTTCAATAGTATGATTGGGTAGTTCTTTTGAAAATTCGGATAATACTTTTAGTTCAGATGCACAACTATATATATTATTTTTTAATTTAAATGAATTATTTTCATCGTTATAGTTAATGTTATTGGGCTTCAAAATATATAAAGGTCTAACACCATACGGGTCTCTAGCAAAATAAATTTTTGAAGTTGTATTATAGACATTAAAATCACAAAGAACAAATGCGAATACGCCGTCAAGCATTTGTAGTGTTTGTTTCATTCCATATTTTTTATATAGATGAATAATTACTTCACAATCGGATTGTGTTGTAGGTTCAATATTCATAATATTATATAATTCTTTATAGTTATATATTTCACCGTTACATATTAACACAATATCATCAATTATGATTGGTTGATTAGATGTAGAATTAAGACCGTTGATTGCTAACCGATGAAATCCAAATAAACATAGACTAGTAACAAGTTGTAATTTAGAAAATTCCGGTCCACGTTTTTGTCCTTTCATAAATTGTTCATTAATAAATTCATGTTGAAATGAATCATTATTTAATAACGCAAATATTCCACACATAAAATTAAAATCACAGGTGCTAGTATCTTTGTTTATAATTTATGATAATCTTTATATTGATTTAATAAATTCAAATAGAATTCAAATAGAATTCAAATAGAATTCAAATAGATTTTATTGTATGTATTTAGTATTTTAGTAAATAAAAAATTATAGTATTATATAAAATAATGACATCAAACAATAGAGAATGTTCATCACAAATTCAAAATTCAACGAACAACCGAATATATGATAGAAATATTCCATCCCAAATGTTACAACCTTATTTGAGTGTTAGACCAGTTATGACAAAATATTCAACCATGCCAATTCTTGATCCAAGAATACCAGAACAATCTATAAAAACTAAATTGATTCCACAAGGAAGTTATAATTCAGAAGAAATTTTTAATCCAGGAACTAGAAATGCTCCGTGGTCGGGATTTGCTACAAATATAAATATTGAGTCTGAGTTGAGAAATCAAGTATACGCGCTTCAATCATGTAGTCAATCGGTGTACGTTCCAAGCACAGAAAGTGATTTATATAAATTCGGTTTCAACAATAATAGTGGATTTAACAATATTCAGCAACCATTTCCAGGGTTATTTAAAGAGGAGCATTTTAATTCATTTAACCCGAATGAATATAATATAGCACAAGGTATATTTCAAAATTCAACAAGAACACAAATAAGGAGTTTAGCAGATAATCAAAATGTAAGTAACTGTAATTAACTATTACAAATTAACAAAAACAAAATAATAAATTATCTCAAATTTAATCTGCCGATTCAAAGATAATATATAATATATATATATGATTAAAATTCAAGGATGGTATGGTAGATTTGGTAACAATTTTTTTCAATTGTTAAATGTTTTGCATATAGCATTTTTTTATAATTATAGTATAGATATAATAAGTCATAAGTTTTTTGAAAAAAATCTTATTAACAGAACAATAGAAAATGATAATAATGTTTTATTAACCGACAATGATAAAAATTTTTTTTCAAAACCACAATTTATTCCAAGTGAAATATACAATTTAAATTGTGAAAAAGTAATTAATACTCTACGTGATGCATTTATTATAAAAGATGTTACATCATTAGGAGAAAATGACTTAGTAATTCATATAAGAAGTGGTGATATTTTTCTGAATAAATATCCACATACGGGTTATATAGTGCCACCCTTATCTTATTATGTCGATATAATAGAAAAAAATAGTTTCAATAAAATTATCATAGTTGCAGAAGATAACAGTAACCCTACTATTGGAAAATTATTAGAATTGTATCCAAATATTATTTTTAAACAACAAAATTTGGTTGAAGATATGAAATTAATATTGGGTGCAAAAAACTTGGTAGAAAGTTTTGGTACATTCACACAAGCGTTAATATTGTTGTCTTATAATATAAAGAACATTTATAGACCATCATACCAATTGAAATGTTATTCTCATCATCACAAATCATCCGAATCTATTAATATACATATTACTGAATTAAAAAATTATCGCTCAAAATTATTACCTTGGAATAATACACCAGAACAAAGAGAATTTTTATTAAATTATAAATTATAAATTGTAAATGAAAAGATAATAACTGTGTTATGCGGTAATGGGAAGTGGGTTTATTTGATTATTTTCATTATAATAGACAATTATTTTGTTTCTTATAATGTATCCAGCAGTTAAAGTCAATAGTGATAATTCTGTGGAACTTCTTAAAATTAATGGGTTGTTATTAGTTATATAACTATAATATGTCCACAATAAAGATGAAAAAATATTTAGTATGCAAAATATTAATGATATATTATTAGTGCTTTTTTTTACGTACATCAAATAAATGAAAAAAAATCTAGCGATGATTGATAGAGAAACAGCTGTGTATGGTATTATTATAAAATTTTCTTCGTTCTTATTCATAATGTTTTAATAAATGATATATAACTTATATTATTTATATTTATATTTTTATTTTTGTATATGATACCAGGTAGGTTTTTCGCGTTTTTTCCATGACGCAATTCTTTGTTTATCGGGGGTTTGGTAATATTTTCGGTAAGCTTCAATCGCATTTTCAGGATTTTTACATTCAACAGGCATTGCTTGAGCGAATGGTGTTAATCCTCTTTGTAAAAATTTATCAGGTGTTGGAGTATATTCTCTCAAATATTTTGCAACGATGTATGATTTATGCATTTTTTCAGCAGGATGGTCATATCGGTATTTCCATTCATTATGCATAGCTTCAACTAAGTCCAAAGTCCATAAATAATTTTCAAGTGAAGTGCGTATCCAAATAGTGACAGGGTGGTTTTTATGAGCGATTTTATAAAGTTTGATTTTGCCTTGTATAGGATTTTCAGGGTCAATTAACTGAATACAAGTACAAAGCATTTGTACAGCTTCCAAAATAATTTTAGAAACATGTTTATCAAACAAACATTCTGCACATTCCTTGAAGTTCAAAGAGAGAATAAATAAATTCATTTTAAAGTAATTTAAAGGTCTTTAAGTTATTTTAAAATATATTTTTATTTTTGAATGTGTTTCAATTTTTTATTTAATAACTAAATTATACGACTAAAGTTCAAAACCATATTGTAGTAAGTCTCTGATATACAATTCTATAGAATCATTTAAGGTCTCATCCACTTGTCTAATAGTTTCATCATTTTCAATATTTAATTCTCGTCTTAATTGTTGAAGTTGCTGTCTCAATTCTATTAATTCTTGCATAAGTTGTTCTACTGGTGTTTCCTGATTTAAAATTAAAAACAACGAGGTTGTAATAATAGTAGAAATAATAATAATAAACAAAACATCTATAATAAATCTATTATCTTCAAAATGAATTGGTGGTTGCGCTGGTCTTGGTTCAGTTGGTGGGGTTAATTCAGGTGACAAAGGCAATATTTCACGCGTCCACCAAGTTATAAATGGACCACGTCCTCTACACCCAGTTCCAGAGATTGGGTTATCTATATTTTCATTGCATAAATTACAAAAAACACAACCTCCTAAAAATAATTTGCTATAATTAGATGATAATAATTCATTAAAACACTCTATATGATAACGATGATCATTACCATTTGTAGTTGTATGTAAGACAAAAGAATCTGTATTAGGTGCGCGTGGGTCATTAATATCGCCGTGCATTTTTTCTAAACAAATAGAACAATTATCCAACTCAATAACATCTCCACCAACTAAAGAATGATATCTTTTTATTATTTTCGTTTTTTTATTTGAATATTTGGAATGTTTATGTTTATGTTTTTTAGTTTTTGTTTGTCTTTTATTTGAATATTTGGAATTTGTTTGTTTTTTAGTTTTTTTGTGTTTAAGTCGTCTTTTATAACCCCCTTTTATTTTAGGGCATCTAGTTTTTAAATAATCTAATATGTATTTAATATCTCTCTTTAAAAAAAAATTATCAAGTGCACTAACAGCAATTGTTGAATCGGCACCATTTAAACAATTTAATATATTAGATGTTAATTTGTCATTATCTAATAAATGAACAACCTTATCATACATTATGGCAATTTTAAATTTATCAGTTTCGGAAATATTACTAAAACCATTAGTTTTTATAGTTGATATGAAGTCCATAACTTTTATCAAATAATTATTTAATTTTATAATTTTTTCAATCATATATAAAGTAATATAATATTTTATTTATATTTAGTTAATTTTGTAATGTCATCGTTCCTGCACATAGGACATATAATTTCAAGGTAATTTTCAAAATTATAATCAATAAATTTAGCTAAGCAATATTTTCCAAAGTGATGATTACAACAAGTAGTGATAATATGTTTTAATTCGTGATTTTCACAGCATATACCACAAACCTCCTTTTCTAACATTTTCCTTTTTATATTATTAGTTTTTCTTTTTTTGCTACATTCATATATGAATGAAGTGCCGACATTAAAAACGCGTTTTGCTAATTTGTCCGAAATTTTAGTAAGTTCTTCCATTTTGAGTTCATAATCAGCAACTTCAACTGCATATTTTTTTTTTAAATTAAAATATTCATTAGTTATATCATAACTTTCACCTCTTTGAAATTTTTTAAAGTTTTCTTCATAATTTGAATCTAATAATCGCCATTTTTTTTCAAATAAATCGGTGTGCTCATTATTAGCAACAATAAAGCTTGCGCTATACTTATTACAAATAATATCAACTACTTGGCTGGTTTTACCTGTAGGTGTAGGGTTTGACATTATGCAGATGGCTCTTTAAGTTGTTTTGTTAAATATATTATTTAGCAATTTAAAGCTTTCAATTTTTATAAATATATAAATCTTATTAGTTTATACACCTTTTCTCATTTACACCTTTTTACATTTTAAACGCCGAAATAAATTTTTTATAATCTTTTGTTTCTATAACAAACGGCATTTCTTTAACACCAGAATCTCTTAGATTCGCAAAACGATTGCGACCATTACAAAAATCTATATTACCATTAGTATCTAAATATATATATGGTGGAACAGATACTTTTAATTCAATTAAATCTTTTTTTGAATTTAATAGTTTTTGTTTGGAATTATAGGATTTTATAGTATCAAATTTACCAATATAATCCTTTGTTCTTTTCCAACTATTATCTATTTTATTAGTATTAATAATTACTAATTTACATTTTTTCGGCAAATCTTTATAATTTGACATAGTTATAATGGTTTGTGTAATTTTATCAGGTGGTATCATTTCATTTAATACATTTGTATCCATTTAGATTTACATAATTAAAAAAGTAAATAAAGTAATTCAATTTTTTTATTATAATAAATCGGCGGTTGAAATGGAAAAAGGTGTAAAACGTATAAATAGTATAAATAGTATAAATAGTATAAATAGTATAAATAGTATAAATAATATAATTATATATTTTATGTATGAAGAAGGTATATCTTTAGGGTGGAATTGTGATAGCGCAATAAATGGTGTATCTATGGGTTTAAGAAAAACAAAACAAAATGGATATAAAACTTGTCCATTTGACGAAATGATTACAAACTATAAGGGAATAATTGACTGCATTAAGGACGATTTTGAATATTTATGTGATAAAAATTATTTAGAGTTAATCAAAATATCAAAAGAATCAAAATGGTTAAATACAAATGGAGATGGAGATACTTTAATTTATAATAAAAAATATAAATTTATATTTAATCACGAGTCACCTGGACACGCTAATTTGTTTGTTAATCAACAATGGACAAAAGGCATTAATCATTATATCATGAATGACTATGAAGAATTTATTAATAGATATAAAAGAAGGATAACAAATATTAAAGAATTGTTAAATAGTGGAAAAAATATAACATTTATATTAACGAGACCTAATACAGAATTGAAACATATATATGAATTGCAAACAGTTTTAATAAATAGATATCCACTTCTTAATTTTAAATTTGTATTATTAGATTTTGACAAATATATATATTATGACCATTTACTATTAATGAAAATTGATGAAAATGATGATGAAATAAAAAGATTGTGTATATAAACCTTTTCTCAAATGATAAAATTTTTAAACGGTTCAAAAACGCGTATTTATATTCATTAATTTTAATAAATATAAAATATACAATATAAAAACAAAAATGACCGAACAATTGATTTCAGATATAACTTTAGAATATATGATGAATAAAGAACAATATGCTAAATATATCGGTGGAAAAAATAATATACATAAAAAAGATTCTAGTAGAAAAGATAAGAAATTTTATAGAAAAAGAATTATAGATTTGACAAAAAAATTATTGAATAACGAAAAACCAGAAACGATGTTTCCTGATGTAACTTCTGCGTTTGAATATTATAGCAAAATATGCGTTGAATATTTTAAAGTTTTAGACAAAACAGATATAATACAAGAAGATTACACTGATTTATCATCAAACTCTGTGAATGAAATAAAAAATGATTTTTTATCTGAATCATCTATAGACGCTGATAATTTAATGATGCGTTCTATTAAAATACAAGAACCAAATGCGTTAGAAAAACTTGTTAAAAGAAAATCTACAAAAATGAAAAAACAAACTATTCTTCCTTTACAAAAAAATATAAATTTGAAAGATCCCAATTTAAAAAATAAAGGAATTTGTAAAAAGAATAATATTGATAATAAATATGAGCAAATCTCACAAAAAACATACGAAAAAAACGATGAAAAAATACCAACACCATAAAAAAAAACATGATTCTAGTTATAATATAACTACTAGAAGAAACCACATATTTAGAGAAAAAATGAGAAAACAGTTAAATACAGTCAAACTCAGATGTAGTCCAAAAACAGCAAAAAAAGGATATACTTGTCTAGAAGATGAAACTCTTTATAAATTGAAAGAATTATGGAATGCACGTCATCCAGAATCAAAAATAGAAGTGAATGATTCAAAAGATATTTGGAGTGAACTTAATAATAAATTAAAGGGCGTTTGTAATAAAGAATCTTGTTGGTTAAAACAAAAGTTTGTAGATGGAAAATTAAATAAAGAACTGACCGATTCTTTTGCACCGGTCTCACCCAAAGAATGGAGTAAAAATCCTAATGAATGGCTATCAAGCGTTGATATAATAGAAGTTATGAAACAATACGAAAAAACTTATAAATGTTTTGATTTTATAGGTCCCTCACCTATTGATTTTGATACACACAAATTATATGGAGAATGTGTCTGGGAAGAATTATGTCATTTCAATATTGAACAAGAGATTAAAAATGGTAGGTTCAAAATTGGAATTATATTTAATTTAGACCCACATTATAAAGGAGGATCACACTGGGTGTCTATGTTTATCAATATTAAAAAAGGTGAAATATTCTTTTTTGATAGTGCTGGAGATAAAGCACCAAGACAAGTTATGAAATTAGTGAAACGTATTATTAAACAAGGAAAACAATTAAAAGTGCCAATTAATTTTAAATTTGACCAAAATCATCCAGTAGAACATCAATACGGAGACACAGAATGTGGTATATATTCTTTATATTTTATTGCACATATGTTAGAAGACCGCCACGATAGCAAATATTTCAAAACACATATATTAGACGATAAATATATGGAACAATTCAGAAAAGTTTACTTTAATAAAGAAATTTAACGTCTAACTCTAGATTTGTTTATTTTATTTTTATTAGTTATTTCTGTTTCCACAAATTCCTTGAAATCGTCTCTCAAATCTGATTCTAACACTTTTACTTTATGATAAAACAATTTATGCATCCATTTTAACTGGTCTTTTAAGTCTTCAACAACTCGTTGGGTCTCAGTCAACTCTTTTTTTGTCTCTTCTAGTTCTCTTATTAAGAGAGAAGTCTTGTCATCTAGGTGATTAATATCACTCTCAATAATTGATTCAAATTGTTCATAATTTTCTTGAATGTCGGTTTTTATTTGTTTTAACCTTTCAACAATATCACTTTCAATAACATTACATTCAACAACATCATCCACGATTTTTTTTTCTGCATTACCAATCATTTTATCATAAAATACTCGGACCGTTGAATTCAATCCATTCTCTGCGAATATTATGCACATATCATAATATCCCCAATTTAATAAATTATAACAAGCATTCATGTAACTACTACTATCTCTAAAAATTTTACTAAATTTAATGATATAAACTATTTGAGACGATTTGTCATTCCAAGTTTTTAACGCTTGATCTATTTGTTCAATAATTCCAAATTGTAGATTTATTTCAAATATAAATCTTATATATTCGTGGTCAATATACTGATTATATGGGAGACGAACTATCAGAGTGTCAAATGATAATAGTTCTTCTTTTGATGGAACATGATATATTAGTGTATTTTCATTAAAATAGTTTTGCATGATATCTTGAAAGGATGCCATTATTTTATATTAATTAAAATTACAATTACAGTTAAAATTATACTTTGTTACTTCTTATGATGATTTCATTAAAAAAGTTTTTCAATAATTCAATTTTTTTTAATAAACAAAAAATATAAACAAAAAATATAAACAAAAAATATAAACAAAAAATATAAACAAAAAATATAATAATAAATAAAATAAATTATGGAACATAATTGTTGTTTTTATTCTAGTTTTATTTTCATAATAAATTCAACGGTTGCATATTATTATGAATATTATATTTATTCTGCTATTTTCGCTATTTTATTTATAACATCTATAATATATCATTCAACTTATAACATATATACAAATTTGTTAGATAAAATAAGTATAGGTTTAGTTGTTTCTTACGGTGGATGGTTATTTTATGACAAAATAATGAAAAGTGAATTTTCTTATAAAAAATATATATTATCTACAGCAATCGTAACAACATTCTTGACTACAATTTATTTATTTTATTATGGTTATTGTTTTAATAAATATTGTTTTTGTGAAGATGCGATAATAGCAAATTATTGTCATTCATTTTTGCATCTTATATCATCAATTGGTCACATTCTAATAACAACATTATGAAAACAATATTAAAATAATACATGACATAATACAATACAATTATGAACATATATTCTCTCACAAAATATTTACCAGAAGATATCGTAAGACATGTTTTATCATTTGACGATAGAATTGTTTTAAGAAAAGGAGATGGAAATCTCATATTTATTAATAAAATTAATAAAGAATTATATAAAGATTCATATAGTTCGTTGTTAAAAAAACCACTCGTTAAAGAAGGAAGAACAACCACTTATAATAATGAAAAATATACATGGTGCTCGGTGAGATTATGGAATTATAAAAACCAATATTTGAACCCTTACATCAGTTATAGTTCAAAAAATAATGAATATATATTTAAGTTTAATGTATGGGCAAAGGGTGGTCTATATAGAGAATCTAGTTTTATAATGCCATAATTTAGATTACAAATAAGCAAAAATATTATGCAAATAATCGCGACGACTTAAAACATGCAAAATATTTTTAAATTTTTCATTTTTTTCAACAACTTTTGAATAATTATCTTTATCGGTTTCGTTCGGTTGTTTCCTTTCTAATAATCTCATTCTAGCTAAATACATAATAAAATCACGACGCCCACCCCATACTTGAAAATGTCTCATACTACTTTTTTTATATAATAAATGATTTGAAGATAAGGATTGTGTCATAATTGAAACATCAGAAATATCTGGTTCAGCTAGTAAATGATAAATTACTATCATTACTGTATGAATACTATAAGCAGGTGTCCAATTATGTTTTAAAATATCAACACAAACTTCACCTTCATAAATATTCGGATGTATGATTGGTGTAAGAACTTTTATTTTAGGTGGTTCAAATGGATAATCACTAGACAACGTTACGTGTATTTTATACTTTTTTTTTTCATAAATAGTATCTTTTGGACCATTCAACTCAAGTCTAACGTTCAAACCGGTGATTTCTAAAAATGTATATATATCATTTTTATTATCAGCACAAAATCTTTTATATTCTTGATTTATTCTGCGCCGATTTCTATATATTTTATCTAGAGACATCATATTAATTACGATTCGGTATCCTTATAATTAGATTGATTTTATAATTAAAATATAATATCAATTTTAATAACTAATTCCAAATTAAACAAAATAATAAATAATAAAATGTCTAATGTGTTAAAGTATATAAATAATATTTGTTATATAATTTAAATAATAAAATAATATAAAAAATGTCAAAACCAAATAATTTAGAATTTATAACAAATGCCAATATTGAAATGCTTTGGGATTTAATGTCAGATACAATTGGAAACGAACTAAAAACACAGGAGCAAGTATCAGTTTCTAGAGGATTTTTTATAAATAAAGCAAAACAATTTTTTGAAAAAGAGAAATATCTAAAACAAAATGTAATGGATATGAATAAAAAATTTATAGCAGAAAATATTCAGAATTTTCAAAATTTGAATAAACAAATACAAGAAAAAGAATTGCAAAATAAAAAACAACAAAAGACATTACTAAACGGTTACAACGGTAAAAATGAGAGTTTAACAATTGAAGATTTACATAATGAACGTTTGAATAACTTTGAAAAATCATTAGAACATAAACAAAAAGAATTTCAAAATATGATAAATGCACCAATTCCAAAAACGCCTAATTTTAAAGAAGATATTGATAAAAATAAAATAAATAGCAAAGAAATGCAGAATGCTATTGCAAAAACTATGTCTGAACGTAATTTTGATATTGATAATATAACAAAATTTATAAGCAATAATCCTGTGACTAATAAAAATTCATTAGAGAATGCTAAAATGCAATATCAATATGCGAATCAAATAACTCCAAAATTTATTAAAATAGGTGAAGAATTAGACTTAAATAATATGGATTCAATAAATAAAAAAAAACAACTCACATGGGGTAAAAATCAAGAGTATTCTAATGAAATATCACTTGATGTTAAAGAAATCAACGCGAGTCCTAATATTTTTTCAAAATTAAAAAAAAAGGTTGAGAATAATCCATTAAATTCGTATTTAAACGACGACGCGGAATATACAATAATTCAATCAGAAGATAACAATACTATGATAGAAATACAACAAATGAAAGAAAGATTATATTATTTGGAAGAGAGAATGAACCAGTTAATAGATTTATTTAAAAACAAAATTGAATTAAATGCAAAACAAAATTATATAAACAAATATAAAGACAAAGATATATGACATCATTTCATATAATTTTACTATACGCATTTACTCTACAATCAGTTGGTTTATTACAGAAAAAGCCTTTGATTAAAAAAACTATTGATTTCACATATCTTGACGAGGAGTGGGATTGTGGGGAAGTTAGCTGGTTTAACAATGAAAACGAAAACTTTGAAAACAACTATTTTAAAAATTCAATAGAACTGAACAATAAAATGAACAATAATAAACAAAACCAAAAAACACCTCTGAATGATATAATTAAATATGACCAATTAATAATGGCATCTAAGTCAGCTTTAATAAAATCATCATATAAAGAATTATTTAAATTTGAAACATTTTTATCAGAATTTAATAATGTTTTCAATTCAAAATTTTCTCAAATGATGTTTATTCCATCTGAATTATTCATTATAGCTATTTTATCAGCGTTGTTTGTTGTTTACAACAAAACAAAAGAAGCAGAAATTATTAGATTGAAGAGTTTATATAAATATGATGAAAAAACAGAATATTTTCAGAGATATGCTGAATTTAGAAAAATAGTCATGATGTCATTTATCATATTAAGCTGTTTATTTACTAGAGATGTGCAAATAGTTCTGTGAGTTATTCAGTTTAAATTTGTTTAACAATTAAACCATTCGGTGTTTGTTGGGCAGTTGCAACTAATACTGGATCAATTTGTGGATTTTCTAGTGCAGCATGATAACTATCCCAGTCATATAAATTACCATTTATTTTATCTATTGTACGATAAATATATTTTTTTCCACGAAATTCGTATGGTTTTCCACGCCATTCAATTGGTTTTTTATTAATTTTTTTTGTTGTATCTGGTTCCTCCTTCTTATAATTTGGAATATAAGAATATGCAGTTGAAGAAGGTTCGCCAAATTGTAAACAGTTTAATTGCTCTTTTGAACCTCGTTTTGAATAAATAGCACAATCAATTGATGCTTCTTTAACTGCAGTTAATAGTTTAAAACTGACATTTTCCTTGATATTAGATATTTCAAACAAAGCTTCATCACTTGTCAACGGTAAATAATCTTCTTTCCCTTCTTTGCCATCATCACCTATAATTTTGTATTTCCGCTTACTTTTATCTTTTCGTTTTAATTCAATTGCCGAATCATTCTTAGGGTCAATTTGTTTTTTAGAAAATGTCATTAAATATAAAAATACTTCAACAGTTTGTAGTGCCTCAGGCAATTCCTTATGACTACAAATACGTCGCGCTCTACCAACAACTTGATCAATACGTGTGGGATTCCAATAAGGTTCCATAATATGAACATATCTTGTACTACGTAAATTAATACCTTCTGATCCAGATGCTGTTATCATTAGAACTTTTATAATTTCACCCATATTATTATTATGTGCGATTTCCTTTAGTTCTTTCGTAATAGGTGATTTAACATCCCAATCGCTATTATAAATATTACGAATCATTTCTTTTTCCTCAGCGGATTCAGTTCCTGTATATAATGCATAAGTTGGTTTTCCTCTATTTTCTTCACTTATATCTAACTCCCAAACACCGCTTGAATCTTTCTTAATTTTAAATTGTGTAAATCCATTCGCATCTAATACCATTTTGAAAATTCCTATCCCTTCTAATGTTCTAAATTGACTATAAACTAAATGTAATCCGATGTGTTTGGGGTCTTGTATATTTTCCAATATATTCAAATACTTTGGACTATATATTTGTAAACCATCGTGTGTTAAAATTTCAGATTCATGCTCTTTTAAATATTCAACTGCGCGTTGAATACGTTTTTCATAAGTAGCATCTGCTAATTTTTCAATCACTTCATCTCCTTCAAGTTCACCATCCCAAGCTTCTCCTTCCAAATCATTTGTTCCTTTTTTTGTAGATTCTTTTAAAGCGTCGGCGTAAATATCATGTTCCTGTTGTGTTTCTTCTTCTTTTTCTTCTCTCGGCATAGGACGTCCAGGAGGTCTTGGCATAGCAAAATTACAATATAAGCGTGAAAAAATTCTATAGGTTGAACTAGCGTCTTTATAAATACCATTCTCGTCTACTCCTCCTTTTTTGGGTTTTGAACTAGATTCTTGTTTTCTCTCTTTAACACGAGCTGCTTCATAAACTGTAAATTGATAATCACTCATTGGTATTTTTATTACATGAAAATCAACTAATTTTTCATATTTAGGCATCAGAGATTCTTGAGCACTTTTGAAATAAGATGTTAATCCAATTATCCGCCGTTTAAATAATTCCATATTTTTGGTTTCTCCTGAGTCCACATTCACAAACATTTCTACAAAATTATCAAATTTATCAGGCAAAGCTTTTTGAAGTGTAATTTTAATGCCTGATGTATTTACACCTATTTTATTATTTTCCATAATACTAATAATTCTTCTCTCAAAATCCATATCACTTATTGTTCCGCGTTCTACATAACGTGTTTTACCGTCATCACCTCTTATTTGTTTTGGTTTATTAGTGACTCCTTCAAATCCTACATCTGTTTTATATTTATTTTCAAATCCGAATGGGTTACGTGTAACAGTTATTACCTTATCTTTAGAGTAGTCAATATAGTCTAATATTTTTTCTCTAGCGAATAATTCTTGTAACTTTTCTTTTGTTACACTCTGACCAGTGCGAATATCCAACGGAATTTCCCATGTCTTTATATAACCCCGTAATATATTAAAAAGTATTCCAATTTCATTTGGATAATTAATAATAGGTGTGCCAGTTAATAAAACGATTCGGGCATTTTTTGCACTAAGAAGCATTTCATATAATATTAAAGCTAATGAATATGGAACTCTCTCTTTTTTTCCATGATTATCCACAGGAATTTCTTTTTCTTTTGCTATTTTATTAACTATTCTACTAATAAAATTATGAGCTTCGTCAATTATAATAACTGAATCATCAAAAAAATTTGTTTCAAAATTATCTGTCATATTTTTTAATTTATCTCTACGTAAACCGTTATAATTAATAAACTTATATTTGTATTGGATCATTTCATCTATTTGTTCATCCAAACTTTTTATTTCGGATGCTTCTAATGTATCGTAATTACTTGGCTTTGTTGTGTTTATTAGCCAAGCTCCTTTTTTTTTATTAATATATTCAACCGACAAGTTTAAAACACTTGAAAGAGTTTCAATAGCATTTGGATGTTCTCTCGTTGAAACCCATTGCCAGAATTGATTTTTCTTATAGATGGAATCTCCGCATTTTTTAAGCTCTTCAATATAGTTTCTTCTCAAAGACGCAGGTGTCATTACGATTATTTTTTTATTACTTTTGAAACCTTCAGCGATTGCAATAGACGTACATGTTTTTCCAGCGCCTAAGCCGAAATATAGTAACAAACCACGATAAGGTGTATATAAATTCAAATAATCACGCACTAATTTTTGATGCGTCAATAAATTAAATTCACCACTAGATTTTTTACCGATTGAATCACAAGATATTTGAGAATTATCATCCATTACTTCATCACGATATTCACCAAAGAGAGAATTAATAAAATTAACGAATTTCTCTCTATTGTTCATAAAATAACTGGAAACTTTAATATTTACTTTGGGTTTTTTAGGTGGTAACCTAGCGATTGTTTCCATTTTATCAATATCAACCCATTCTTCAGGAGGAATAATAGTAACCCCTTTAGTAGGTCGTTTAGTGCGACGTTTCTTAGGTTCTTCTATCATTTCTTCCTTTTCTTCTACCATTTTTTCCACTTCCTCTTCTTTTTCTTCTGCTTCGTTTAATTTTTCTTCCTGTGTTTTTTCTCTTTTTTCTTCCTCTTCTTCGCCAACCAATCTTAATACCCCTAGACTTTTTGACATTTTTTTTGCTTTTTTCTTTTCTATAATAGGTTTTTCTGGTTCTTGTTCTATTTCAGATTTCACAGAGGCTTTTATAGTAGGTTTTAATACGACGGTTGCCATCCTATTTTCTTTAAGCCGTTTTTCTAATTCTTTTCTACTAAAACCGGTGTCTTTATTTCGTTCATCTACGAATGTAACTTTACTAATTTCTATTTTTTCCTGTGCGGTAGCATTCGGAACTGAAATTGGAACCATCTCGTGCTCTTCTATAATTGGTTTCACTCTTAATTTATCTTTTAATAACTCTAAAGGATTCATTCGTTATCTATTTATATATTAAATATATAAAACTTTAAGATATAAATAACTTTAACAACTTGTCAATAAACTATAAACTAAATTAACTACTTTGCGAAGAATAATTATTAATTTTTTGTAATGCTTCATTACATGCAATCTGTTCAGCCTTTCGTTTTATTTTATGAAGACCCTCCCCAAGATAAACAAACACTTTTTCATTTTGTTGAATATACTCTTGAATGGATTGAAACGTTTTCAAATTATCAATATGAATAGCTTCACTCGGTTTTAAATTATGTACTTGTTGTCCAACGCATAAAAATACACCCATTCTATATCCATTGTCCAAATCATGTTCAATCTCTAAATAATGTGGTGTAACTTTAAATTCTTTTTGTATTTTCACTTGTAAAATATTTTTATAATTATCATCATTCTGTATAAGCGCAATCCAATCTATGTGTTTTTCAAAAATATTTTCTACAAATTTTTGCGCTATTTGAAAACCAGGACCAGTTACAAATACATTTTGGAACCAACCTTCTTCGTCTTTCACAGAAATTTTGTTAAAATCTAAAAATAGCGCTCCTAAAAAAGACTCAAATAAACATCCGAGTTTCTTCAAATTTGTTCTTATTTTTTTCTCTTCTGCGTGTTTTGATAATATTAACCATTTATTCAAATGCATTTCCATCGCAATCTTACCAATTGCTTCATTCTTTACAATAGCTATTTTTTTTTCAGTCATAAAACCTTCGTTTTCTTTAGGAAATCTACGATATAAATAATATTTAGTAACTAGTTCAAGGATACCATCACCTAAAAATTCTAAACGCTCATTTGATTTAGTTTTCAAAGGCATACAATCTGATGGACGTTCAACTATAGTTATATTTTGTAATGTATTTTCAAGTTGTGGTCGTTTTGTATAAGAACGATGGACAAACGCGCGCTTATATAATTCAATATTTTTTACCATTCCTGGAACACCGTATTTAGTGAGAATAGATTGAACATCGTTCAATGTAATCTCCACATTCAAAGGGTTATATGGATTAAATATTAATCCTTCTTCACCTTTAATAATATCATCATCATGAAGAATATTTTTTTCTTGTTGTGTTTTATCTTCCATCGCAATTATAGTCGCTTATAACTATATTATTAATTATAAACAGATATATTTAAATATCTTTAATATATTTTTATTATAACAAATCCATTTTATTTAGTTATTTATTTAATTTCTCTATTTAAGTTGTCTATTTAATTTATCTACTATTTAATTTATTGAAAATTATTTTATTTACTATATATATAAAATGGCAATAATTGTATCGCACAACAGGAAACGTGGTTCTGGTTCAAGAATTGATGCACTCACAAATAGAACAGCACAAAGTGGTGGTTCTCTTGGAGGAAATAAAAAAGCAGGAACTATTCAATATGGTACTACATGGATGCGTGGTAATATGGGAAATTATTTAAGAAGAGTTGACCGTGGTTGCTGCAATAGAGGTCCTTTGTTTGCTATGTATAACACTACTAGATACCCTGTTCAATACAAGAGAAATGGTTACTCTGTTATGCACTCTGGTATGTTAGGTTAAACAAAAAAATCTAAAGACAATTAAAATACTCAAAAATAAATATATATTTAAAATAATTTAATAACTACTTAGGTAAGTTATTAAATATGAAGATTAGGATTGATAACCGTGAGCATGAATTAATACGTATATGTAAACATTTGATTGAAACGGGACCAATTTATAATGGTTTAACTTTATTGATTGAAACATTACCTATTGGAGATATAATTATAAGTGAGAATGAAATAGATAAATTAATTATAGAGAGAAAAAGTTTAGGAGATTTAGCAGCGAGTATAAAAGATGGACGATACGAAGAACAGTCATATAGATTGAATGGTTTGAATCATCATAATCATAATATTATTTACTTAATTGAAGGTGATATTAATAAATTGAATACGTTCAACGCATTTAAAGAACGTATAGATAAAACTACTATATATTCTTCTATATTTTCTTTGAATCATTTTAAAGGATTTTCCGTTTTGCGAACTATGAATATAGAAGAAACTGCTTTAATGATTTGTAATATGGCGTATAAATTAAATAAATCTTCTAATAAATTACCATTTTATTCAAATTCTATTTTAAAAAATACGAATGCAACTTTAAATACAGATAATGAAGTAGATATAGATACGGATATTACCAATAAAGCTGGGTTAGAACAACATTATTGTAATGTTGTTAAAAAGGTAAAAAAAGACAACATTACTCCTGAAAATATAGGAGAAATAATGTTATGTCAAATTCCTGGAATAAGTTCCACAAGTGCAATCGCTATAATGAATAAATTTAAAACAATCCAAAATTTAATTATTAATTTGAGGGAGAATGATAAATGTTTACAAGACATTAGTTATAGTAATTCAAAAGGGCAACAACGCAAAGTTAACAAGACAGTAATTTCTAATATTATTAAGTTTTTAAAAAATTAAAATATAAAAAATTAATTATAGTTAATTAAAACATCACTATTGTTTTCTAATAATATAATATATGTCTGAAGAAATTATAAAATTATGCGGGATTGTATTGATTATTGCCTTTATTATCTATTTAGTAACAAGTTGGTTGAACATACAAATGAATGTGGTTGAAGGTTTAACGAATCCTACTACTTTAACAGGCAATACCACTTCCGGAATTGGTGCATCTGCTACAAATTATTCAACATCTTTACAAAATATTGTAACTAAATTACACAGTGATGTTTTATTATTAAATAACGCAGAATATAAGAAAGAATATGAAAATATTATATTGAACATGGATGATTATATAGATGGATTAATGTTAAAAACAGTATTATCCATAAATATAAATTCTGAAAACGCTAGCGATAATATTGATAAATTTAAAACGTTGAATGATTTAAATGCAGCAAAAACCTCACTTAATAATGTTATAAAATATGTGGATTCTTAAATGCGAAATACAAAAATAAAATGCATATAAAATATGTTAAAATTTAAACTCTCATCCTAACTTCGTTATCAGCGTAGTATCCTGAATCTACTAATTTTTGTGTATATGCTTGACCACCCCAATTATCATCCATAGGATTTGGGCTATATAACATGTGTTCATCTTCTTCACCCACGCTATCTAATGGAGTTCTAGTTCCTTGATAATAATCGGTTTTATCAAATCCTGGCATAGAATTTTTATTATAAGGAGCGTCGTTTCTAGAAGCATCTACTAATAATGATTTGTCTGGTCCGAATTTTTGTTTTGGTGGATTAACTGGGTTATTAACAAGACTAGGCGGTAATCCTCCTTGTAAATCAGTAGGATGTGGTCTTATTTTATAACAAGATTTTCCTTGAGTGTCATAAGTATGTTGTAAAAATAATACAGGACATCTTATACCTTGACCTCGTTGCCATTCCATAAATTCAACATAATCTTCTAAATGTTCAAATTCTATGGGATTTACACCTGGTACTTTTTCTAACTTAGAATTATATAAATACAAACGTTTGTTTTTTTGAACTAGTATATTTGGACATCTTGGTTTATTCATGTTTTGTAAATTTTCTATTTCTTTAGAAGGCGTAACTGTTATACAATAATATATTCCTCCTAAAAAAGCTAATGTTGCTATTAATATTATTGATTTGGTTGATTCGTTCATTTATATAATATATATATTTTTTATATATTATATATTTTATATTGGATTATGTAAATTTAATTTTCTATATATATTTTATATGCTAGAAAAAGCAAAATTGATTGAAATCTTACCAAATAAAAGTAATCACGAATTTCTAACAGAATCATTAAATAATGATATTTCATCAGGTAAACACATTTTTCTTTTTATATTCATGGATGGTTGTGATCCATGTAATCAAACTAAACCACAATGGAAAAATATTAAAAGACATTTTAAACATCATGATAACAGTGATATTGTAGTCGCGTCAATAAATCAATTATTATTCAAAAAATTAAATAAATCTGGAAGTGAACCGATGGGTTATCCTTGCTTAAGATATATAAAACATCCTAATACAGAAGAATACGAAGATTCTGAAATTTCAGATAAAGATAGAAGCACAGAATCTTTTATAGAATGGATTAAATCAAAAACAGGTGACAATAACGTTAAAATAAAAAGAATTATGGGAGGAAAAATGGGAGGAAAAATGATGGGAGGAAGAAAAACAAAACACAATAAAAACAAAAAAGGTGGAAAATGGTCTTTAAAGTATAAAAGAAGTATCAATTGTAGACATCCAAAGGGTTTCTCTCAAAAACAGCATTGTAAATACGGAAGAAAACCTAAAACTTTGAGGCGTAAATGAACGAAATCCTGTAAAAACTGTTCATTTGAAATTATCTTTTGAATATCCAATTATTGCGCATGCAATCCTTTTACCAGCGTTTCCATTCTTTAAACTAACTTCGTCACCACCAAGTCCACAGTCATCTGGATCCGCATGAATAATTAATCCGCGCCCTAATATATTTGCCTTTGTTCCACGTAATTTAATTAAATCATCAGTCATCCTATATTTTGCGCAACCACTCGCGTCTGTTTGTAAATTCCCCAAGTCTCCCACATGTCTCTCTTTTACTCCTGGGCAACCATGATTTTTTCCATAGGGATTGAAATGTGCGCATAAACTTTCACATTTATCAGTCAAATCACCCGCTTCATGAACATGAAACCCATGAAGTGCTTTTTTTTTGAGTCCATATAAATCTATATCTATATGAACACAACCATTCTTTATATCTTCTGTAAAAATAACGGTGCCTTTTATTTTCTTTCCGTCAAATACAGCTATTGCTTTACAATTCATCTATATATTAAATATATAAATACTTTTTTATATTTGTTTAGATTAACATTCACAAAGTCTATAGATATTCATCGTATCTACAAAACGTTATTGCACCCAATCCTTTGACCTTTTTAAATTTTTTTTCACAAACAGGACAAACATACCGAGCTTTATTTCCTGAACCATATCCTTCACATTTTGGATTGCAGTAAACCCTTTTACAATCACTTATAGCTCCTTCTTTTTTACTTGCTATAATTTCTTGTATTTCTTTATCAGTTTTGTTCAATTCTTTTAAATAAGGATTCGTTTTATAGTCTTTTCCCATATTTTTGCTATACATGTCAAAGTATTTATTATTACAAAAACTATTACATTTAATAAGTTCATCATCTGTCACTTTAGGTTCACCGCCTCTTCTTTTACCCATAAAAGTTTTTCGCGTTTTGTTTCGTTTTCTCTTCAACTTTTTAATATTCCTTTTTGATTTATTCATAATTATTCTATATATACTTTAAATATTTTAAAAAGATTCAATAATATATATTCAATCAAATATATATTTATGAAATCGTTCAAGGTCGTAACCTTCAATTGGGTCAACTGTGTATTCTAATATTTTTACGATATTTTCGTAAAATTCTTTTTTATTTTTTAATATTTTATTTTTGGAAACTATAAATTGTGCTCCAGCACCAAAAATACATTCTTTACTATCAAATTTTTTCCCAAATATTCTTTCATATGTATTATGTATATTTTTACAGTGCCAGTATCTACTACGTTCCAAATCTAAAGTAGAAGTAAGAATATCTTCGCTTAAAAATTCAAAATCAATACTTAATTCTCTATTAAATATATATTTATATAAATTAGGCACTAAATTTGGTGAATGATCAAACGGATTTCCTTGTAAAAAAACGGTGTAATCTTCTAAGTTATCATAATTGTCACAAATATACTTATAGTATGTATGACCTTCTCTACCAACATTATTCAATAAAATCTCATTATAACCATCTTTTAATTTTGTTCCTTTATTAAATATAATAACATTTATATTTGAAAATAATTTTGTCCATTCTACATTCTCGTTATACCTTGCCACAACAATTAACATAATTTAATAATATATATAAATAAATATAAACTGGTGTTTTTAAACGAAAATAGAAGCTATATTATAAAATTTAGATTTAAAAATTGAACTTAAATATTTCCTTGTTTATAAACTATAAACAAAGAAAACCTAAATCCGAAATTATCATTATCATTAACAAATGGAATATATTTTTAGACTTTATGATTTCAACGTATATAACGCAAAAGATGATTCTAGAGAAGAATCTGGTAGTGATGAAGAAACGAATTCAAAAACAGATACAAATAAATTTGTTATTCAGATGTTTGGTTTGAACGAACTAGGAGAATCATGTTCTATTTTAGTAGATGATTTTAAACCTTTCTTTTACGTGAAAGTAAATGACGAATGGACCCAATACACGAAAAATTCATTCCTACAACATATTCTTAAAAAACTGGGAAAATATTACCAAGATTCAATAACAGATTGTAAACTAATTAAACGTAAAAAATTATATGGATTTGATGGAGGTAAAGAACATAAATTTATCATATTTCAATTCAAAAATTTACAAGCATTCAACAAAGCAAAAAATCTATGGTATACCTCTAATTCCAATAGCAATAGCAATAGCAATTCTGAACGTAAATTGTTGGAAAACGGTCTGGTATACGCAAACACATCAACATACTTATACGAAGCAAATATTCCACCTCTTTTACGTTTCTTTCATATTAAAGATATTAGTCCGTCTGGGTGGGTAGCACTTCCAAAGAAGAAAACGATTGAAATTAGAGAAAATAAACAAACAACTTGCAAACATGAATTTATAGCTGAACAAAAATATATTCTACCACTAAATGAAAAGGAAACACGAGTTCCTTATAAGATATGTAGTTTTGATATTGAAGCAAGTAGTAGTCATGGCGATTTTCCTGTTCCTATAAAATCTTATAAAAAGTTAGCAACCAATATTATTGAATATTTTGAAAAAATAAATAGTGAGTTGAGTAAATCTGATGCAGAAAATATATTACGTAAAATATTATTGAAAGCATTCGGTTTCAACCATTCCACTAACGAATTTCTAGAGATTGACTTAGTTTATCCAAAGGCAGACCAATTACCAAAATCTGAGGATGATTTAAAAGAACGCGTTGAATCTTGGTTATCTTCAAAGATTGATAATGATAACAAAACAAAAGATTATGACAACGATAATCAAATGACGATTGAGAAAATGTTTGAAAATATGAATAATGAGGATGATGAAGATACAAATAATGAATTTTCGTATTTTTCAAAAGGGAAATCAGCAAAATCGGCCATTAAAAACTATACTGTCGTTGATTTGTTATTTGATAAAACACTATCAAGAGAAATAAAGTTGAATGAGTTAAATAAATCATTATCAGATAAGAGTCGTAGTAAACCGTTCCCATCACTTGAAGGTGATAAAGTAACATTCATCGGAACTACCTTCTTAAAAGCTGGTGATAAAGATCCTTATTTAAATCACTGCATCGTTTTAAATACGTGTGGAAAAGTGCCGGTTGATAATTGTGAAATTGAATCTTATCAAACTGAACAAGATGTGTTGACTGCTTGGACAAAACTAATCCAAAAAGAAAATCCAGATATTATCATAGGTTATAACATATTTGGTTTTGATTATGCATTTATGTTTAATCGTGCATTAGAGAATAATTGCATTGCTGAATTTTTGAAACTTTCTAAAAATAAAAATGAAACTTGTTGCAAAGACCCTTTCACAGGAAAATATAAATTAGACGAATCTACGCTTCAGATAGCAAGTGGTCAACACGATTTGAAATATATTAAAATCAACGGAAGAATCCAAATAGATCTTTACAACTATTTTCGTCGTGAAGAAAACTTGTCATCATATAAGTTGGATTATGTTGCAGGTCATTTCATAGGTGATTATGTTAAAACACTAGAAATAAACAAAGAAGACAAGAATGAAACCACAATTTATAGCGGAAATCTAACTGGCCTTCTACAAGGCAGTTTTATTCATTTTGAAGAAATTGGGCATTCTACAGATTATTACAGCGATGGTGCTAAATTTTCAGTCATATCAATCAATAAAGAAACTAAATCTTTTGTCGTTTCTGGAATAATTAAGCCTGATATGAGTAAAAAAGTAAGATGGTGTTTAGCGAAGGATGATGTAACGCCAAAAGATATTTTTAGAATGACGAATGGAACCGCAGATGACCGCGCGGTCATCGCGAAATACTGTATTCAGGATTGTAACTTAGTTCATTATCTAATGAACAAGGTGGATATATTGACTGGTTTTATTGAGATGGCTAAGATTTGTAGTGTTCCAATCAACTTCTTAATTCTAAGAGGTCAAGGTATCAAGTTAACGAGTTATGTTGCAAAAAAATGCCGAGAAAAACGCACGTTAATGCCTGTTATTGAAAAACAAGATAACGAAGATGGTTATGAAGGTGCGATTGTATTGGACCCTAAATGCGATTTATATCTTGATAATCCAGTAGCTTGTGTAGATTATGCATCTTTGTATCCATCCTCCATGATTAGTGAAAATTTGTCACACGATAGTAAGGTATGGACAAAAGAATATAATTTGCTAGGTGAACTGGTAACAGTAACTGGAGATATGGACGAAACCGGTAACCCTATTTACGATAATCTTCCTGGCTATGATTACGTAGATATTACCTATGACACTTTCAAATATGTTAGAAAAACGCCCTCTGCTGCGGCGGAGAAGATCAAGAGTGGTTACAAGATTTGCAGATTTGCACAATTTCCAGATAACGCAAAAGCAATCATGCCATCTATTTTACAAGAACTTCTACTCGCAAGAAAAACAACCAGAAAACAAATTCCATTACAAACAGATGACTTTATGAAGAATGTTCTTGATAAAAGACAACTTGGATATAAGGTTACAGCTAACTCACTTTATGGTCAGTGTGGTGCGCGCACTAGTACATTCTATGAAAAAGATATAGCGGCATCAACGACTGCGACTGGTAGATTGCTTTTAACTTATGCGAAAAAAGTGATTGAAAATACATATGGAAACCGAATTTGCGATACAAGTAAACATGGTCCTGTCTTAACAAAAGCTGAGTACATATATGGAGATAGTGTTGCAAATTATACTCCTGTATACATAAAAACTAACGGAGAAATTGATATTTGTACTATTGAAAATCTGGCAGAAAAATATGGTGAAAATAACTGGTTAAAATGCAAAGAAGAAGGAAAGCAGGAAAAAGAATTCTGCGAACTCCAAAATGTTGAAACATGGACAGATAAAGGATGGACGAAATTGTATAGAGTTATTCGCCATGAACTTGCGTCACACAAAAAAATGATGCGTGTCCTAACACATACGGGGTTAGTTGATGTAACCGATGACCATTCTTTATTGAAGCCAGATGGTAATGAAATATCTCCGACAGATTTAAATATTGGTGATGAATTATTGCATAATAAACTACCGGTTTTAGAAAATATTAAAGATACAAAAGTTACAATTGAAGAGGCACAAGTTATGGGATTCTTCTTTGGGGATGGAAGCTGTGGAAATTACGATTGTCCGTCTGGTAAAAAATCATCATGGGCTTTGAATAATGCATCTATGGATATAATTAATAAATATATTAATTTATGTAAAAAAGCATATCCAGATTTTGAATGGGTTTGTATGCCAACAATAGAAAGTTCTGGAGTTTATAAAATTACTTTTAAAACTAAAGAATACGGTTCTATAAAAAAATTTGTTGAAAAGTATAGAGAAAAAATGTACTTTGAAAAATCAAAAAAAATTCCTAATGAAATATTATTTGGGACTCTAGAAATTCGTCAAGCATTTTGGAACGGATTATATGATGCTGATGGAGATAAAGATAAGAATGGTTACAAAAGAATAGACCAAAAAAATCAAATTAGTGCTTCACATATTACTTGGTTGGCTCAAAGTCTTGGGTGGAATACATCCATAAATACTAGACAAGATAAACAAAATATATATAGAATGACGATGACTAAAAAAATGCAAAGAAAAAATTCATTCGCAATCAAAAAATTACATGATATTCAATACCAAGGATACGTTTATGATTTAACAACTGATAATCATCATTTTGCCGCAGGAGTAGGGAATATGATAGTTCACAACACGGACTCTGTATTCTTTACATTTAATCTACACACACCAGAAGGAAAACCAATAAGGGGAAAAGATGCTCTTGAAATTACGATTGAATTGGCACAAGAAGCAGGGCATTTAGCGTCTAGTTTCCTGAAGAATCCACATGACTTGGAATATGAGAAAACATTCATGCCATTTTGTTTGCTTTCAAAGAAGCGTTATGTAGGTATGCTTTATGAACACGACCCTGAAAAATGCAAACGTAAAGAGATGGGAATCGTTCTAAAACGCAGGGATAATGCGCCTATAGTAAAAGATATTTACGGAGGAATCATAGACATTTTGATGAAGAAACAGAATATCAAAGAAGCAACAGACTTTTTGAAATCGTGTTTGAAAAATATAGTAGATGAAAAGTATCCGATGGATAAATTGATTATAACAAAATCATTAAGGTCGGGTTATAAAAATCCGCAACAGATTGCGCATAAAGTTCTAGCAGATAGGATAACTTCAAGGGACCCTGGAAATAAACCAAGTTCAGGAGATAGAATACCATTCGTTTATATTCATAATTCAAACAAGAAAGCACTACAAGGAGAGAAAATAGAAACACCGACTTATATAAAAGAAAACAATCTGAAAATAGACTATTCATTCTATATCACAAATCAAATTATGAAACCAGTCCAACAATTATTCGCACTTGTTCTTGAAAAAATATGGGAGATGCAAAATAAAAAAGGTAAAATTATAAAATTCAAAAAAGAAGTAGAACAATTAAAAAAATCTACACCAGTAGATAAATTTGATGATAAATTGGAATCAATCAAAAACAAAGAAGTAAAAGCACTTTTGTTTGATGAGTTTTTGAGAGAAACAAACAATCAAAAAACGGGTAATCAATCGGTGATGAAGTTCTTTAAGTAGGTTTAAAATAATATTTATTTGAATGATGTTCTTTAAGTTGTTTTTGTTAAATATATTAATTTTTTATTTTTTGCATTCAACATTCAACCAAAGCTTTGATTGACCGCATAATACTGTAGCAATATCGGTTTGGTGGATTGTAAACCGAATTGTTATTTTTATCAGGTGTGCCCCGCAAATTTCTACTAGATGTTTTGGTATTTTTATTTGGTTTACTAACATAACCGTTTCGCAAGTTTGTTCTTTTGACCGTGCGCGCATCTTTCTTTTGTGGTTTTGTTACTGTATTCTTATTCGTAGTAGGCTGGGTTGGAATAATAGGTGCTGATTTTGGCGCCACGTTGTTTACTATGTTGTTGATATTCTTCTTGTTTTTATTGTTGTTATTTTTGTTTTTTCTGTTTTTATTATATCTAGTTGCCTTAACATTCGCCAAACGCGCTTTGGCGAAATTATCCATAACAGCCTTCACAGGAAGTGTTAATGTGATTGGTAGCACCGTTGTGTCTGTGATTAAAATCGGAAATTGTGACAAAATGTGTTGTTGTCCTTCATTTACTTCAATCGTCATATTTTGTTCATATGACAAATTTGTGTCATTTATTAAACCTTTGCAAAGTCCAATTAACATAACCGCCAATAAAATTACAAACGCGCTCATGATTGAATTAATTCTTTTGATTATTCTTGATTGCATTTCTTTTTTTTGAAAAAAGAAATTCAATTTTTTTTTAGTTAGCGTATATTTGTTATTACCTTATTTTTTATATCATTTAAATGCCGCTACAATTCCTAAAATTGCTAATATAATTATAACTATAAAAATCATCCAATATATAGGACTGTCAAAAAGAATTCCACTAGCAGACTCCCCGTCAGGTAATAATCGTACGTTCAAACCTTGTGATTGTCCACCACGTTGTTTCTTTTTTTTATTTCCGAAAATATACAAAAATATTGCAAAAATAGACAATATTATTAAAGGCAACATAACTCGTTAATATATATAATAAAATATAAAATTGATTATAATATAAGAATAATTTATTATATTATAACTAACAACAACGTTCATAATGCAAACGAATATGGAAAAAATAATTAATAAAAAAAATGCTCTTAAAGATTTGTCAGACCAAGAATTTGAAGAATTACTTCCTATTCTTGCCACCGAACTAGAAAATCACGGCATATTATATGAAATTTATTCCGATGAAGAAATTTTAAAAGACTGGAAATCTTTATGCAAAAAGCTGTTACCAAAAGACACAAATATTTCAGCTACCTCCATAGGCGGTATGAAAATTATGCGAAAACACATGCGACATTTCCATGATGTTGCAAATTATAAAGGTATTTCTATTAAATCTTTATGGAAAAAGGAAAATTTGGAAAAAGCATTACGATTTAATAGAGCTCAACATTCTACACCATACGCAAGCGAAATTATTCGTTCTTTGTCTTTTACGAATGGTCTAGGAAAAGTTACTATGTATCGTCCGTTAATGGCGCGAAATGTTGTTTCCTATTTTGGCGCGACATCTGTTTTGGATGTATGCGCTGGTTGGGGTGGAAGAATGATTGGAACAAAAAGTCTTGACGATACAAAGAGTCATGGATACGAAAATACAAAAATATCATATACTGGAATAGACCCTTGTATAAAAACATATCAAGGTTTATGTGCAATTCGTGATGAACTAAAATTACATGAAGTAACATTAATAAATAAACCAGCAGAAATTGCACTTCAAGAAATGCCTGAAGATTTAAAATTTGATATTGCTTTAACGAGCCCACCATATTTCAATCTAGAGATTTATTCGGATGAAGAAAGTCAATCTACAAAGAGTGGTCCAGATTACCAATCATGGATTCATAAGTTTTTGAAACCGGTTATTCTGAATATAATGAAACGTGTGAAATATAGTTGTTGGAGTGTGAAAAATTTTAAAACAGATAAAAAATATAATTTATTAGATGATATTATTCAAATACATTCAGAGAATGGTTGGCAACAAATGGACGTTACATTCACTATGTCAAATAGTAAAAGACCTGGAACAAATTCTACTACGCAAAAAAAAACAGAAGAAATTACATACGTTTTTGCGAAAAATTAAATTCTGTTCTTTCTCTTTGATTTGGTTTTACGTATCTTTTTATTCATTCTTATTGTTTTTCTACCCTTTCTCGTTTTTCTTTTTTTTATACCTCCTGAAATATTACACCCAAGTGGTCCGCAACCACTATTTCTTGGAATAACTGGAATAACTGGAGCAGATTGTACAGCTATAGGTTCGTATTCTAATGGATTATGCATTATTGGTCGTTCGTATGCATGCGTGACATATTCTACACCTTCAATAGGACGTCTGCAAAGAGGACATCTGTTATTACTTGTAGCAAAATGTCTATTTAAACAATTTTGATGAAAGCGATGTCCACACCCTTCAGGCGATAATCCAATAACTACCCGTTCACTGTGCGTGTATAAAGGATTTAAACAAATTGGACAATCATCTATTTTATATTGTTCATCATTTATGGTTGGTAGTTTAGATAAACCGACGCTTTCATCTACAGTTAATTCCATACAACGTGGTAATTCAATAGATTCAAAAAATTCTTTATCCGCTGGCGATAAACTAATTATATGAATTTTATTCCTATAACCTAAAACATCTGATTTTAGAGTTAAAAAATCCTCAAAACCATCAAAGTCATATACTGTGTTATATGTAGTATTTTTTGCTACTTGCATAATATTGATATTTTCATTTCCAACTAATTGTTCTTCATCTATTAAATACTTTGTGTAACTTTGGTAATCATCAAATTCTTCTATTTCAATTTTTGTTCTTGTCATATAATATATAATTATAAAAATTAAGATAGCGCACTAGTTATAAATAATTTAATTGTTGTAATAATGCTTTGAAAAAAAGTAGGTTTTTGTTTATTATTTTCTTCATATTCAAATTTTGTCTCATATTCGTCGTCATCTTCGTCAGATTCCTCTTCTGATTCTTCATCATTATATTCGTCTTCTTCATCTTTTTTTTCTTCTTCTTCTTCTGATTCGTCTTCATCACATTCGTAGTCGTGTGCCTCTGAGTAAATATCACTCAAATTTTTCCAGCCTCTAACATCTCGCCATGTTTCATGAATCAACCCTTCAGAAGATAGTTTATGTAATATCGCATACTGACCTCTTTCATGTAATTTTGCTATTTGCAAAATAGGTAATTGCTTTATTTCATATTCATTATGTAATCTATTCACTTCATTCATACTCCAAGTATAACGATATCTTTTTGGTATAACCATTTTCAATTATATAATATAAAAGTATAGTCTATCTTTATATTATTTTTATAATTATTTTGTATTTGTTGTTACAATCATTATCTTAGAACAAATCCATGTACCTAAGACAATCCACATATTTTCTATAGTTTGTGCACCAATATAAATAGTCCATCTTAACGCTTTACAATGGGGTGCAGCAACCAATATTGGCGACATAATGACACCGTAAACTGACATATTAGCACAATAATGAACGTATAAATGCGCCGAAATAAAATGTAATATTATCCAAAGAATATATAAACCTGATAAATTGTTAATATAAACAAAACAAAGTTTTATTTTTTCCATAGTTCCTGACATTTGTTTATTAGATATTTATTTCCATTTGATTGCAAATTTTATAATCAATTTTTATTATTTTTATTATTTTTATTATTTTTATTATTTTTATTATTTTTATTATTATCTTCGCATATAACCTTCAAATACAATCTGATTATTAGAGGAATCAAAAAAGAATGAATTATAAGAAGGGTCAAATAGCGAAGATGTTAAATTATTCGTTTGATATGAATTTGGTCTTAAAAATCCACTCAATAATTCTTCGGTAACATTTGTTAATATATTCGTTAATTCGTCATTCAAATTCATATGTCTAATATTTTCTTGTCTTCTTGAATTACTATTTCTCTCTTCATTATAACTTGAAGAGTGGTTATTTGGTATAGATTCTTCTTTCGTTTCTTCATAACCTTCACGTGTTTCATCATTTGATTCAACATCTTCTGCAATTGTTTCTGCACTATTTTGTTGATTATTGTCTTGTTGACTCATTGATTCGTTTGTATTATTATTATGATTTCTAGAATAAACATTTCTAAGGTCACGTTCACGTCTTCTATATTCTCTTATATCATATCTACAAACCGGGCACCGAACATTCGTTCGTAACCAAGAATTTAATCCTGTGTTACTAAATATATGTCCACAATATAAAATTTGTGTTACTGGACTATTTGATTCAAACCGTTCTAATGTTATTGGACAACTATTATTTGTAGGAGTTTCTATTTCAGAATAATTTACATTCCTAGTCGCATTATCTATTTGCGCTTGTGTTGGGACAACTTGAACAGCGTCGTAAAATGACCTCCAAATAGGCGTTATTGTTTCATTCTGATTTTGATTATGATTTTGATTACGATTATTCATGTATGAATTTCGTAATAAATTTGTCATAGTAACTAAATAAGGTGTGCCTTCAATATAATTTTGTCTTTGTCTACTTGTATAATCTGTATTATTTTGCGAAGCATGCCTTTGTTGGTATATATTATTTGGTTGATTATTGCTTCTTCTTCCGTGATGCTGGTTAGTTTGAAAATTTCTATTAAATGTATTATTGTTAGAATTCAATCCAACTAACACATTAATATTACTCCTAATTTCATCTTGCAATTCATATAATAAATCTATTTGCCGTGTTGTTTGATTATAAAAATTCAAATAAACATCTAATAGTAATCGCTGGTCGTGAGTCAAATAAAATTCCTGATGATTTCTTCTATTACGAGATTGAAACATATATTTAATATATATATTTAAAAATATGTTTAAATGTATATTATTATCATATATTAAATATTACAGACTATATAACTATAATATGAGTTTTGAGAATTACAAAAATAAAGGATTATCTGGATTAGCTAATTTGGGTAATACTTGTTTTATTAATTCTTGTATTCAAATTTTGTCACACACATACGAATTAAATGAATTTCTAAATGGTGGAAACTATAAAAGAAAACTTAAAAATATACATGACTCTGTTTTATTAATAGAATGGGATAATTTGAGAACTATGATGTGGAATGATAATTGCGTTATTTCACCTGGAAAGTTTATTAAAACTATACAAAAAATAGCACATATTAAACAAGCAGAATTATTTACTGGTTATGCACAAAATGACCTTCCAGAATTTTTATTATTTATAATAGATTGTTTTCATAATAGTTTATCTCGTGAGGTAAATATGACTATAAATGGAACTGCGATGAATGATACTGATATTATGGCAACAAAATGTTTTGAAATGATAAAACAGATGTACACTAAAGAATATTCTGAAATTTGGAATTTATTTTACGGCATACATGTATCACAAATAAATTCATTAGAAACAGGTGAAACCTTGAGCACTACACCAGAACCTTATTTTATGATAAATCTATCTATTCCACCGAATAATAAAGAACCTTCTTTAGAAGATTGTTTTGAATTATATGTAAACGGTGAAACATTAGAAGGAGAAAATGCTTGGTATAATGAAACAACTAAAATAAAACAAAATGTTCAAAAAAAAATATCTTATTGGAGTTTTCCAAATATTCTAGCAATTGATATTAAGCGTTTTAATCATAAAAATCAAAAAAATCAAATGTTAATTAAATTTCCACTAGACAATTTTAATTTATCTAAATATGTAATTGGTTATAAAAAGGAATCTTACGTATATGATTTATATGGTATTTGTAATCATAGCGGAAACGTTCATGGTGGACATTATACAGCATTCATTAAAAATGCAAATGACGAATGGTATCATTTTAATGACACACTTGTTAAAAAAGTAAATGATACGAATGAATTAATAACGCCAAAAGCATATTGCCTTTTTTATAGAAAAAAAACAATTCAATAATATATATATATGGAAGCAACTAGTACAAGTTCAACGATAGAACCAGAAACTATGTATGATTATATGAATGGTTTATTAACAAATCCTATAGTATTCATAATATTAATATTTGTAGCCATAGTTTATATTGTATTTTTTACATCTTTAGGAAAATCTTCAACTTCAAGTACTGGAAATTCTAGTTTAGATAGCAATAGTAATATCATTATTTCAATCATTATATTTGTATTGATTGTTTTGTTATTATTTAATGTTTTACAGTACTTTTTCAGTATTGACATAGTTGCTTATATTAAAAATTTATTTACAAATAAACGAGAATTGGAAATTAAGGTGAATGAAACAAAGGTAGATGATAAGCCAGAAATAATTCCTGATAATTCCAATAAAAACGACTATAACAAAAAAGAAAAAACATGCAACGATTCTGACTCTAATTCTAATGGAACAAAACAAGTTTTTAATATTCCTGGTAATTATTATAGTTACGATGATGCACAAACTCTATGCAAAGCATATAATTCACGTTTAGCAACATATGACGAAGTAGAAGAAGCTTATAATACTGGTGGTGAATGGTGTAATTATGGTTGGTCTGATAAACAAATGGCTTTGTTCCCGACACAGAAAAATACTTTTAATGAATTACAAAAAATTAAAGGGCATGAACACGATTGTGGGCGACCTGGTGTAAATGGAGGATATATTGGTAATCCAAATGTTAAATTTGGTGTAAACTGTTTTGGTTATAAACCATCTATTACATCAGAAGAAGAAGAAATGATGCAAAATACTAGTCCTTATCCTAAAACAGAAAAAGATATTTTATTAGAGAAAAAAGTTGATTATTGGAAAAGTAAAATAGACGATATTTTGGTATCTCCTTTTAATTATAATAGTTGGAGTAAAGTATAAATATATATAGTTATTATACAATTTATATTTTTTGTTTTTTTGTTTTTCTATTTTTTGGAACATTTAAAACCCGTCTTGTTTTTTTTGGTTTTGTTTCTCCATTCACTTCCACCATTCTTAGCAATTTTTCATGTATATCGTCACTAATTGTTTCATCATTATTTTTAATTTTAGACTCCTCTATTTTACCACCAAATTGTTTTTCTTTAAAATGCACAAGGCCCAAAGGAACTGCTAAATCTTTAAATAAATCTGAAACTGTTTTACCACCACCTATTTGTAACCCTGAATTTTTAGTTATTAATAATGGCTCACCTTTTTGCATTAAAATAGAATTAACCGAAAAACCTGTGCTTTTTATTTTTCCATCTACTTTATTGAAAACCATATCATCATCATCTAAAACATAACTTTCTGTATTTTCATTTTTATTTGTATTATCCATATACATTATTATAATATATAATATAAATTAATTTTTAGAAATCCGCTTTATTTCTGGAACTATTTTAAATTCACGATTTGTTTTTAAATATTCTACCAATCGCTTTACTTGACTTTGGTCTTTAATAACTTCACCTAAAGATTTTTCAACATATCTGAATGTTAAAGGTGATGCTACTTTTGTAGATATAAATTTAAGTCTACCATCACTTATTTGAACCGTAGCATTCTTCAAATTATTTTTTTCTATATGCGAGTTAATATTTTCTGATAATTCATGTTTTTTCTCTCTTAGTTGTTGAATCTTATCACTCAATAATTTTATTTGATTGTCAATTGAAACCCATTGTTGTATATTTTGCTCAAAACTCATATAATATAAAAAAATAATAAAATAATAAAAATAATAAAATAATAAAAATAATAAAATAATAAAAATAATAAAATAATAAAAATAATAAAATAATAAAAATAATAAAATAATAAAAATAATAAAATAATATAAAAAAATATAAAATAATATAAAAAAATAATAAAACAATATAAAAAAAATAATAAAACAATATAAAAAAATAATAAAACAATAAGTTATTTATATTATTTTATTTTGTTGTTTTATAAAAAAATATATATGAATTATACATTAACAACAATAAATCGTAATAAAAAAACTATACCAATCAATTCAAATGACAATAGAAGAAAAATAGTAGGTAAAACTATATTATTTACAAATGCTAGAGATGAAAAAAATATCCGTGAGTGGGTAGCTCATCATCTTATAATTGGATTTGATTTAATTTATATTTTTGACCACAAATCAATTAAACCTTTATCACAAGAATTTAATAATTTTAAAAAAGTAATTGTTGAGAGATGCGAATTGGATGGTCCAATTAAAATGCAACTTATGTTAAAAGCGTCTAAAATAGCAACTTCTGCTGGTGCAGATTGGATGCTATATTTAGATGCAGACGAATATCTTGTGTTGAATGCGTTTCACTCAATAAAAAATATGCTAAAACATTATTTATTTGCAGATTCAATCGCTATCAATTGGCTTATGTTCGGAACTAATTATCATAAAAAAGAACCTACCGATGGATTATTGATTGAAAATTATACAAAATCTGATTTAAAATTAAATAAACATGTAAAAACGCTTGTTAGACCTTCACAGGTATTGAATGCAATTACCCCGCATTTTTTTGTTATCGCAGACCCACTTAGAATGATATCTATTAATATGAAAGAAATGCGACACTCTAAATCATTCAACGAATGGGATATAGAATTTAATAAATGTGTTGCTTTTATTGCACATTATGTATATCAGTCAGAAGAATCATATATTAATAGAAAAATTAAATTACCTAGAGATGATAATAGTCAATTTAGACAGATTGAAACCGATATTCATGAAAAACACAATTTAGTTGAAAACGTCTTGGTAAAAAATAAATATGCTAATCTTATTAAAAATTTGTTAAAATTATAATATAAAAATTAATTTATTATAATTTGTTTATAGCTTAACGTCGTCTACGCGTTCTTCTACCACCAAATTTAGGGATTGGTAACATACTAGTCATGCCTTTCTTTTTGGAGTATCTATTTTGCATATATAATAGACTTGCAGGTAACGCTGCTGTGCTTAAAACTTCTGCCCATTGTCCACCTCTTTTCTTATGACGTCTACCACCTTTTATACCTGAAACAGATGGTGGAATAACCGAATTTTGACCAGCTAATCCAACAATTGCATTTCCATAAGGAGTAGCCCCGGCTCCTATATCAAATACTCTGTTGAATTGAGCATCACCGGAACCAACTGTATCATAAACATATTTATGAGCAGAAGGATCTCCGGAACCTCCGCGTTTCCTTCGTCTTCCGCCTAAAGTTTTACGTCTACGAGAACCACGATGTTTTCTTGAACCCATTTATATAAAATAACGAGAAAATAATAATATGTTAAATTTTATCACAATAAAATAATCACAATTTCTAAATCTAATTAATTTAACGACGTCTACGAGTTCTTCGTTTTCCACCAAATTTTGGCATCATCTTAGAGAACCCCCTTTTCTTAGAATATTTATTTTGCATATATAATAAACTTGCGGGTAATGCGGCTGTGCTTAAAACTTCAGCCCATTGTCCACCTCTTTTTCTACGTCTTCTACCACCACCCTTAGGAGCGGCAGGAGCAGTAGCAGTAGTGGTAGCAGGAGTAGAAGCAGTAGTGGTAGCAATCTGTTTGATTGAATCCATAACTTGCGTTTTTAAAGCATCCATAGATGTAGCAGTAGAGGAACCGGATGTATTTGTGGATGTTGCTGATGTATTTGATGTTCCAAGTGCAGGGGGGGGAGGAACTGGAACTGTTGGAGGAACTGGAACTGTTGGAGGAACTGTTGGAGTTCCAGCTACATTTGCGTTTCCATTTGTATTATTGTTTCCAAGTGCAGGGGGTGGGGGTATAGAAGTAGTGCCGGCTCCTCCATTCATATTAATTGCATCTAAAAGTGCATCTGAACCTTTAGCTATTCCATTGAATGCCGAACCACCATGTCTTCTACGTCTTCTAGTTAAATGTTTTCTACGAGAACCACCTCTTTTTGTCATATATAATATAATTAGAAATTATATTTTTAATAATTTAATAAAAATATAAAAACGCAATTAGTTTATCGTCGTCTACGCGTTCGGCGTCCGCCTAATTTAGGTAACATACCAGATAGACCCCTCTTTTTTGAATATTTATTTTGCATTCCCCATAACGCAAGAGGCACTAAAGCAGTGTTTAATGCTTGTCCAAATTGACCTCCTCTTTTTCTATGTCTTCTTCCTCCTAAAGTTCTACGTCTCCTTCTACCACCGGTAGTCGTTGAATTTGTTAAAGCCGTCATTTATATAAAATATCAAGAAAATAATAAATAAAAATATTAAATTAAAATTTATTTTTAAACAAATTAAATTGAATTCAATTAAATTCAATTAAATTAATAAATTAGCAAAATTTCAAGCTAAAAATTTATTTGTGACGACGTCTTCGCGTTTTACCGCCAAATTTAGGTAACATTTTAGAAAATCCTTTCTTTTTTGAATACTTATTTTGCATGTACAATAAAGTTCCGGGAACTAAAGCTGTATTAATTAATTCTAGTTGCCCGCCTCTTTTTCTTCTACCACCTTTAGCTACAATAGGCGCTTTAGGACATGCTGGGCAACATGGTGAGGAACCATCAGAAACAATTGGTTCTACGTGTGGGTTTAGTTTATAACCTGCAACTAAATCGTGATTTTTATCAATATTAAATCTTAAACCCATGTGTGCACCCCCCCTCATAAATCCTGTAACAGAATTTAAAAAATTTCCAGCTTGAGCTCCAATTGAACTTGATGACCCGACTGTTGCATTTCCTGTGGCGTTTGCGTTTAAAGAAGTTGATGTAGCGGATGCGGATGTTCCACTTGTTGCTGCGCTTGGGGGGGTAATATCAATTTTTGGACAAGTTGGACAGCATGATAAACGCGCACTGTTAGCTGCAAGAGAACCTTTTGCTGCAGCAGCAGCAGTAGCTGTATCAGAATTTAAAGTAGTTAATGCTAGTTTCATATCACCACCATCTTTAAAATCCATTTGTACACTTTTTCCACCACGTCGTTTTCTTCTACCTCCTTTAAACACATTAGAAATTGCATTAGCAAGTGAAGCACCAGGTGAAGTTTTATCGGTTGTGTCAACCGTAGTGTAATAACCATCACCACTATTTTTGTTTACAGGAACGTTCTCAGAAGTAATTGTTTTCCACCAATTTACATTACCTGGTAAATGATTTGGAGGTCTCCAAACACCAGCTTTATCAACGCCAGTTTCAGGTAATTTATAATCTTGTGCGTCATATTTTACGTAACTACCAGGACCAAAGTGTATATCCACACCTCTAGATGGAAATTCCATTCCACCACCTCGCTTTCTACGTGTGCCACCTGCTAAAGCCATTGACGCTGACCTTGCTCTTGAAATCAACGATAATTTAGTTTTATTTTTAGAACTACTGTTTTTTGGCATTTCTACTTATATATAAAATAGCAAGAAAATATTATATTATTTTTGAAAACAAACTTTTATTACGCAATAGTAAAATAAGCAATATTAAAATTGCTAAAATTAATATAAAAATAAAAAATACTAAAAACACTATAACATAAATGTATGGGTAAATAGCGTTTATCATTAATTCAATAACCGGACGACAAAACGATTTTAATTCTATTTTAATATCATCTCTTTTTAATATGTCTAAACATTGTTGAATGATTGGTTCTTTCATTCTATTTATTTTTATTTGATAAAATTAAATTAATTTTTTTGCGTGTTATTATATCTATATTTTTCTTTAATACCAATAATGGAGAATATATTAAAACCTGATAATTTATTTGATTTTTCAAATATATCTTTAGCACATCCTACAGGAATTCAAGGAGGTGCATATTTTACTAAAATACAGTTTAATAGTAAACCTTTATATATTGAAACTCCAAAATCTTTATCTAAACAAGGTTTTGTGAAAAATGGTAAAAAAATTTACTGCGATTTAATGTTTGATAATAATGATGAGGAATTCATACGTTGGTTAGAAAATCTTGAAAATAAATGCCAGGAATTAATTTATAATAAAAGCGATTCGTGGTTTGAAAATAAACTAGAAATGAATGATATTGAGACGGCGTTTGCATCACCTATGCGTGTTTATAAATCTGGTAAATATTATTTAGTCAGAGTAAATGTAAAAATTAACTATAATACTAATATTCCAAATATAAAAATTTATAACGAGAGTGAAACGCCTCTAACAGTAGAGGAGGTTACATGTGATAATTATATGATATCTATATTAGAAGTTCAAGGCATTAAATTCACAAGTAGAAACTTTCAGATTGAAATAGAACTAAAACAAGCTATGGTTTTGAGCTCAGAAAAAATATTTGATAATTGTTTAATTAAAAGAACAAATCAATCAAATAACTCAAATAAAATTCAACATGATATCGCAAATAAAAATGAACAAAACGCTTTTGCAGTCAAGAGCAACATATTAGAAAACATAGAAAACATAGAAAACATAGAAAACATAGAAAACATAGAAAACATAGAAAACGTAGACATTATATCAAATGATTTAGAAGAAATAAATAAAACCGAATCTTTAGAAGAAGCAAAAAGCAACGATGTTAATGAATTAACTAACAATCTGAATGAATCTAATATGAATGAACCCGTTAAAAATGATAGTTATAAAACTACAGAAGAAACTAATAACTCTAGCTCTAATAATGAAAAAATGAATTTAGAATTGGATTTGAATTTGAATTTGACAGAAGTAAAAATCCCATCAGACTTAGATAATTTAGAAACAATCACTTTGAAAAAACCAAATCAAGTATATTATGAAATATATAAAACCGCTAGAAAAAAAGCAAAAGAAGCGAAACGATTAGCTATTCTGGCGTTTTTAGAAGCTAAGAATATTAAGAAAACATATATGTTGGAAAATTTAGATGATAATAGTGATGATAGTGATGATAGTGATTATGATATGGATTTTGAAAATATGTCTGAAATATCTGAAATATCTGAAATATCTGAAAGTGATTTAGAAAAAGAATTATAAAAATTCTCAACGAAAATGTTTAGAATAAACTTAATTAAAACTGTATTCAAAAAAATATTTTATCACTTAAATTTATATAATGAGCAGCAATTTTAAAAAGCTATGGTCGGATTATGGTATCGGTGCACTTGTCGCCTTATTTATAATTGCTTATGGCGTTAGCGTATTCGCAAACTATTTATCATCTAAGGGAAACTCATATGGTTATGAATCTATGGATTCTCAACCTAATCCCGCATACGCAAGTGGTGGTTCTAGAAAACCTTCAAACTATGGTGGTGGTGTATCCGGACCTCAACCTTCTGAATCTTTAGGCGGGAATGAGGTGTATTCATCTGTGAATGGCATTTCTACTCCTAACGTTGGGGTTCCTTCTTCTTGTGCAAAGCCCAATATTCAAAATCCTTCTGATTTATTACCTAAGGACAGCAACAGCGAATGGGCTCAATTAAATCCTTCAGGTAAAGGTGAACTTGCTAATGTCAACTTATTGAAAGCTGGTTACCACATCGGTATTGACACCATCGGACAAACTTTAAGAAACGGCAACTTGCAAATCCGTTCCGAGCCTCCTAACCCTCAGCTTTATGTCGGACCTTGGAACCTATCTACTATTGAGCCAGATTTCATGCGAATTCCTCTCGAATTAGGACAAGGAACTCAGTAAATTTATTAAAGCATATATGTTAACAAAAAATAAAACAAATGAATTATATAAAAAACATCAAAAAATCTTTTTTATGTAATAAACAATTTATCTTAAACCACCGCTCATTAAAATGGGGTATAGCGTAAGAACAATCAAACCAATCGGTAAAAAAAGTGGTTCATAATAATTCAAATATGTCCATGTCATAACAAATATGATTGGAAATAAATGCATACGAGGTATCATTTCATAACATTTTGCAGTTCTAAAATATATCCAAAGTCCGCTGCAGACAACCGAGAAAATTACCTTTTTATCAAAAGAAATGTATTTATCAAAAATCATTTTATATTATAGATTAATATTATATTATATTATAGATCAATATTATATTATAGATCAATATTATAAAAATGTTTACAAAATTATTTTTAAAAACAACAAATCCAAATTTGAGTTTAAACGAATTGTTCAGTGCTAATATGACTACGCAAATTTTAATATCTGATATTTTTCACACAATTATTTATACAAGTTTTTTCAATCTAGCAAATTACATATTTTTTGGAAAAATTTTATCAAATACTATTAATACTCGTTTGATTATTTCTCTCTTCATTATAATGTTGGTTGGTTATTATGCTAGATTTTTTCATGTGAAAGACATTTATAACGCTTATAATCGTAATTTAGAAAAAACAAGAAATCATACAGATAAACTTTATATTTCTTGGTTATTTATTGCATAAACAAAAATCACAAAAATCACAAAAATCACAAAAAATCATAAAATATTAAATACATATTTAATATTTGTTTTAATTTTAATAAGATATTAATATATGTTGAAGACTATATGGAAATCTGATTTACTAGGTTATTTAATAATAGGTGCGATTATCATGATTTGTATTAAAATATACACTGAATCTGAATTATATAGTTTAAAATGTGTTGTGTCTACTGTTGATGGTAATAAATATTGTGTTAGGGATAGGAATAACAAAAATAAAGAAGCTGCGGATTTATTAGCAAAAGTTACCGTTAAATGTAAAGAATTAGTAGATTACGTTGGTAAAAAATATCCCGATGACGCAGATGTTCAACGATTAGTGAAAAATTTTAATCCAAAGCGTATATCTGAAACTCTGCCGACTAGTGAATTAACCGCTTATAGTGAAAACAAAGGTGAAAAACTTGCGTTCTGTTTAAGTAAATCAAAACATAGTACAACTTTAATTGATATTAACACTTTAACATTCGTTTCCATTCACGAACTAGCACATATTATGACAAAATCAATAGGACACAAACAAGAATTCTGGCAAAATTTCAAGTTTTTATTAGAAAATGCAAAAGAAGCCAAAATATATAAACCAGAGGATTATAAAAAGAAACCAGAGGGATACTGTGGTATGACAATTACAGATAACCCTTATTATGATTTGTGAATTATAAATATAATTAACATTTTTATTATTTTACATAGAATTTACATATAAAATAATACCACGAATATATATATGTCAATAACTATTAATGAAAAACACAATTCTATTTATAAAGTTTATTATTTAAAAGACAAAGACAAAACTCAGAGTATATATGTTTTTTTTGGAAATAATTTAGATGTTCCTAATCCTGAAGAACTATTTAAGAGAGAACCAAAGAATGACGCTTTTATTGATAAAAGCACAGGATTACCAATATTTAATGAAGATGAAATTACTAAAATTTTAGATACATCAAATCCAATAGATGTACATTTTTCAAACCAACAAATTCATTTTGATGATACTATTGGAACAATAAAACTAAAGATTATGCAGGCCTTTTCAAATACTTTTTCATTAGAGGAAATTTATTTATTTTGTATGAAGAATGAAAATATTGATCCAACGAATATATATCAAATACTTACACAAAAAAGTAGATTGGAACTAACAAAAGTTAGATTAAATAACTTTTTATTAAACATTCACGACAAAATTGGTAAAAAAATAAATTTTAATCTTCCAGAAAAAGAAATTTACGATTATGATGATATTTTAGATTTAAATTTAAAAGATAAAGAGTTTTTATTAACAAAAGTTTTAGGACAAAAATTTTTTATTGTAGAAAACGAATATCCGTTTGTATGTAATCCATTTGAAGTTTTAAATTATGATCCTTTTATTGAAAGAGCCGCGAGAAAATCATTAACGACGTTAAATAGTCATTTATTGTTAAGCAGTGGACCAATAAACGATAATAATATTTATTTATGTCTAGCAGGTGATGTACTTCTAAGAGCCAAAGAAAATGGATTAACTGAATCTATAACAAGCACTATTTACTTTCCATTTTTAAAAAAACACAATATTCAAAATCATGATGAATTAAAAGATAAGAGGTTTTCTCTCATAGACGAAAGTAAGAAACTATTTTCAAAGAACACGCAAGATTTATTTGATAGTGTTGATATGTTTTATGACATTTATAAATATAAGAAAGACACCTCAAAATATAAATACAAAAACTCTGGAATTAAATCAATTAAATTAACTATTATTCCAAAATTTTCAATCAAAATACCATTAGAAGTAATATTCAAAATTATTCACGCGACAGAAGAAACCCCACTTATTAAATATAATCCATCTATTAAATTAGAAAATGTGTTTCGTTTATACGCAGATAAAATATCAACAGATGGAAGAAAGATACCATTTCTTGTAAAATCATCCATATTCAAAATAATGAAAGAAATTGGAAAAACAAAATCAGTTTCCGTCTATATGAATGACCCTAAAGATTCATCTCTATTGACATGTGATTTTGAAGAAAATGGTAATATAACTATTTCTGGAGAATTTGATAAAATAAAAAGTATTGAAGAAATAGAAACAATCATTAAAAACAATATAAATCCAATCATTCAAGAAGTTAAAAATTATTTAGAGCAGAGTGGTTATACTATTCAAACATACGAATCTATTTACAAAGACAACGTGATTGTTAAAAAACTTAATTATCAATCAAATATTGAAATTACAAAACATATAGAAATAAATGAAATGATTGGGTGTATAACAAGTATATTTGTAGTAGAAACAAAAGATTTAAAATCTACTAATGGCATTAATATGAGATTTAAACGTGTTGCAAACTTTAATAAATTTACAAGTCAAGAGGCATTCGTTATAGAACAAGCAAATCAAAAAGATGGTTTAAAAGGTAGCGAAATCGTTCTAGCCCTTATGGAAAATTATAGAATGGAAGAATCAGAAGCTCGTGCATTAGTTGCAAGATTAGCGAGTGAGTTAGAAGTTGAACGTGGTGTTAAAAAAAGAGATATAGAAATAAAAGCAAATCCTGGTTTTAAAACAAATATAAAATTAAATAATATTACAAGCGTGATAACAATAATAGTTGAAAACATAAATGATATAAGTTATTTGGAAACGATACCAATCTACTTAGATTCATTCATAAGATTAACACAAGATAAAACAAGCACTCTTGTACCTATAAATCACATTCAAAGTTTATGTTCAACCGAAGAAAAAATAGAATTAGTTATAGATGAAATAATTGCACCTTCTGAGATGCCATACCCCGAACAAGAGGTTCCTGTTATTGAAGGCGAAGATTTAAATTTTGAAGATTTTAGTGAATATATTAAAGACGTTGAGACAAAAAATGAACCAAAATTTAAAGATGCGTTAGATTTAATATACGGAGACGATGATGATTACGAAGATGATGAAGAAGAGAACGAAGAGTTAACTGGTGGAACAAATTCAGAATCACAAGAAGCAGAAACTAAAATAAAAACGGAAACAAAATCCAAACCAAAAAAAAGTGTTCTTCCCAAAAAATATAATATTGAAGGTGATAAACCAGAAAAAAAGGAAACACTTGTTAGGGATATCGTAGGAATGAAATTAAAACATCCCACTCCTTTTAATGTAAAAATGTATGAACTGGAACCAGCAATTTTTTTAAGAGAAAGTCAGGGTAAGTTTACAGGATATTCACGTATATGCGGTTCATCTGCTAGAAAACAACCAGTCATGATTACTGAAGATGAAATGCAAGAAATGAAAAAAGAAGAATATGAAAAAATTTTACAAAAATATGGTAAAGAAACATTTGAATCATTTTCTAAGGAAAAACAAGATGAAATAATAAAAGCAGAGAGTTTTTTAAGACCCGAGGACATTCTTAAATATGGTTCAAATCCAGATAATAAATATTATTACGTTTGTCCAAGGTTTTGGTGTTTAAAAACAAATAGACCAATTGATCCAAAAGAAATGATTGAAGAAACAAATCCCAAAACAGGTAAAAAAGAATTGCGTCACCCTACATGCGGAGGAATTGTTGATGACGACCAAGATGTTATTAAGAATGATGGAAATTACGTATATGAATTTTATGATAAACAAGAACACGGAAGTTATGAAATTGATAAATATAAAAAACATTATCCCGGATTCATTTCGGGAAATAAACGTCCAGATGGATTATGTATGCCTTGTTGTTTCGCAAAATGGAATACTAAAAAACACATTGATATAAAAAATGAATGTATGCAAGGTCAAGATAAAGAATCCGAATCCGAAAAACTTGAGAAAAAGAAAACTAAAACAAAAAAAACAACTAAATCTAAAGATGAATCTAAAGACGAATCTAAAGACGAATCTAAAACAATAGTAGAAAAACCAGAATCTGACGAACCTCTAGATGTAGTTACTACTAAACCTGATGAAAAAGTGATTGATTATGTAATGGGTCCTGAAAAATTTCCATTAGAAAAAGGACGTTGGGGTTATATACCTTTTACTCTTCAAAATTTTTTTCAGGAAGCTAGCTCTACTTGTCAAATTAGTAAAACAAATACTAATATAAAGACTGATGCAACTTGTCTTTTACGACATGGTGTTGAACGAAGCGAGTCTCAATCTTTTATAGCATGCATAGCTGATTTGATTTACTATCTAGACGGTTTACAATATGTCCCAAGTATAACAGAAATGAAACAAAAAGTTATAAAAGCAATTAATCTAGATGACTATATTACATATCAGAATGGAAATAATGTATCCAATTTTATGATTGACGATGATACTATATTAAACGCAATTGACGTAAAAAAATATTCAGAAACAAAATTATACAAAAAAGTTTATGAATTAAATCAAGATGGTAAACAAGTCAATCCATCTGAAGATAAATATTTTAGAAAAGTTGTAGCATCTTTTGAAAATTTTATTGCTTATCTATCAGATGATGAAACAGATATAGATTATACATATTTATGGGATATTATATCTAAACCAAATAACCTGTTATTTCCCAAGGGAATAAATCTTATTATTTTGGAAATTTTAAACAACGATAATACAAATAATATAGAATTAATATGTCCAACAAACCATTATTCAAATGAATATTATAGTTCAATTAAACAATCCTTGATACTTGTTAAAAATGAAAATTTATACGAACCTATTTATGAATATACGAATGGGTTAAAAAAAACAATAATCGTTCCAACCTTTAGTGAATTGAGTCCTAGTTTATCACCTAATATGCGTGCTATTTTTAAAAAAATTATTAAACCCTTTCTTCATGATACTTGTTCACCTCTACCAAGTATGCCAAATATTTATAAATTTAAATCACCTATTATATTATCAACCCTAATATCAGTTTTAAATAAAAAAAAATATTTAATAAAACATCAAATTTTAAATTATCAAAGTAAGGTGGTTGGTCTTTTTGTTAACAAAAAAGATATGTCTGGATACTTGCCATGTTATCCATCTGCGATGAATTTAGACTATCCTGCGTTTGTTTTTATGAACGATGATAGTCTTTATTCAAATTATGAAAAAACCGTAAATTTTTTAAATTTTGTTCATAAAGATACTAAAGGTGAAATCCCATCAAAACCTGACTTTAAGATTATAGAAGATGAACATGTTGTAGGTATATTGACTGAAACAAATCAGTTTATTCAATTGTCTGAACCCATACCTGTCTCTTTTATATCTGATTCTATTCCTAGTTTGAATGATAATAATTATGTTGTTAATAGAAATGCTGAGAATGGTAGTATGCAAAGTAGTGATTTTCAAATATCAAAAACCGATACGATTGATACAGACCGCGCGTTGTACATAAAAAAAATTAAATTAGAATCCAATTTTTACAATGTATTTAGAAATACAATTCGCATTCTATTAAATGATTATGAAAATATTAAAATGAGAGAAAGGATTGAAAGTGAATTGAATGGATTTTCTATTTTATATTCTACCAAATTAAATAATATTATAAGTAATTTAAAGGAATTAGTCAAAGATACTATTGTTTTTTCAAATGAATATGATTATAAGTTAATTAATTCTGTAGCTACTTGTATTTCTCTTCCAAAAGATAAATGTTCTTTAAAACGACCTGTTTGTGCTTTTACAGATGGAAATACTTGTCAATTAATATTACCCAAAAAAAATTTATTGAATGAGAATAGTGATAATGAAAAAATGTATTTTGGAAGAATGGCTGATGAACTAATAAGATATAGTAGAATCAAAACATTCATATTCCAACCCCAAACTTATCTTTCATTTGGAACCCTTGGTTATAATCTAAGAGAGAACGAAATAATAATAATTCAATCCTTATTGACAAAAGACTATTTTGAGGGTTTAATTCCAGTCAATATTAATAAATATGTAAAATATAATAGTTATGATACGGTTGAACCCAAAATTTCCCAAGTTTATGAAAACACTTTTGAAATAAAAAATGCAGAAGCTAATCCAGAAGAAAATATAGTGGATTTGAATGTTTCAACAGAATGTTCACCTGAAAAAACTAATATATCTTCAAAAATGTGGAAAGATTGTTTTCCAAATGGATTTAAAGAAATGCATTATACAAATGATGTTAATTGTGGTTTTCGCATGATTAGTGATATTATTCAAAAATTCAGTAAAAATAAATTTAATTTAAATAAAGAACAAATTAAAAAAGAGTTATTAGAAGAATATCTTGAATATTTTAAGAAATCATACTCTATGCAAATTATAGATATATTAATCGCCGAAGGAAAAAAAACACAAGGCGCCAAAGTAAAAAATCAAACTTTATCGTTTCAAGATTTTATTTATTCTTATGATTATTTCATAACTAATTTAGATATATGGATGATGATGAAACGTTATAAAATTCCGTCTATAATTATAGCTACAAAACCAATTATTTTAACAAATCGCGTTAAACATCATCTAGTGCTATATGGAAATTCAGACGATATATTTGTATTTATAAATTCAACTGCGATGACGAGTGATAAAATAGCTAAATACAATATTATTATTTCCCCAGAAAATGTCACCGAATTTAGTTTAGATGTTATTATTAAAGAGGATATAAAACGCGAATTAATTGAGTCCGTATCTAGTGATTTTACTCTAGATAAGATGTTTACTACATTCAAAAAAAACGCAAAAGCTACAACTAGCAATAAACTTAATAAAAAGCTTATGATAAAAGATGATGAAGAAGAGAAAAAAATAACTCCAGATAATCAAACTAAAAAACAAAAAACTAGAGTTTTTATAGATAAAACAAAAAAACGTAAGCCTAAAATGAAAATAGACGAATAAAATAACAAAATAACAATACAAATTATATTTAATTTATTATGAATAATATTATGCATATTTAATATAATATTATTATGTTATCTAAGCAGAACAACATGTATATGTAACACCTGATTGTGGGTTACCAACACATCCACCTGCTTGATATGTGCAAACGCCTGTAGTAAAATAATAATTATTTGTTCCTAAACTATTTGCACAATAATTACACATCCAAGCACATCCAGTTCCTTGACCTACTGAAAAACTGACACAATTGTTTTGAGGATTTATAATACCATTCACATCAGATGTAGCTTTAATTTTACATTCCTTAGAACCAAAAGCGGTTGAAGCGATTGTCAATAGGACGAACAAAGCATTTGAAAAAATTTTCATTATATTATTTGTATATATTTCTTTTTTTGTTTTTTAATTTTTTCTTATTTTTGTTTTTCTTATTTTTGTTTTTCTTATTTTTGTTTTTCTTATTTTTGCTTTTCTTATTTTTGTTTTTCTTATTTTTGCTTTTCTCGTCTTTCTGTTTGTTTTATCATTTTTTCCTCCAAGTTGAGTGCCTTCTTCAAATATTGGATATATACAACTAATTAAAAAATGCGGTCCTGATTCTTTATAAAAACTTGATTCTTCATCTTTAGCATTAAACCAATCTATTGTGTTTTTATTAAAAGAAAAATTAGAATTAATCGGTTCACCATCAACATCAATAGGCGCAGTATCCTTAACAAACAAATCTGCGTTTTTAACACGAATTAAGGTTAAAAAATGTGCATCAAAATTATGCCACCCACCATCATGCATAATTTTAACTTTATTCAAATTAATATTTGCATAAATTTGATATTTATCTATTAAATGTAAAACCTGATTAAATTGTTCAGTTTCAAAAATTTCAGCTATATCATGAAAATGTTTTTTTAAATACAGCTGATATAATTCTTCAAACTCTATAATTTTATTCATTAAAAAAAAATGTTTTATGCCATATATACACGAAACTAACGGTTGAAATGTATCATCGTTCCAAAAACTATGAAAATTTGAAACTTTTGTAATAAACGTTTTTTCATAAGAAAATTTATATTTTGAAAAAATAAATCTTAATTGCGAATATTTAAAATTTGAATAAAGTGGTAAGTTAATTTTAATAATTAAATTTAATAAAATAGCTATACGAAAAGTTTCATCTGAACCATGCATGACATTATTTTCGGCGTCACGTTCACCCCATGTTAATGCCCACGAATAAAAAAATAAATAAATTAATAAATATTGTTTTTGTTGGTCTGTAAATATTCCCGTTTCTTCTTCCATTATTGAATAATATGCACCAGAAATATCTTCACTATATTCACTTTTTAAAATATCAAAAAAATCTATGTCAGGAAATATGAAATCGTTAAATGTTTTAAAATAATAAATATAAAACAAACGTCGTCCAATTGTCGCAAATGTATGCGCATAACATGTATTGCTTTCTCCTTGATTGAATATAGTTACTGACATTTGTCTTCCTAAAAGTGAATTTTGTTTTATTAATGGTGGTGGTTTTTGTGTTGATTTAATGGTTTCATTCATCATTTATATATATTGTATATATATTGTAATGTTATAATATGTTAATACATTTTTATTTATGAAATAGAATCGCTATCATCATCTGTTGAAGAATATTCATACTCCAATTCCATTATGTCATTATCTTGTTCTTGTTCTTGTTCTTGTTCTTGTTCTTGTTCTTGTTGGTCTAATTCGTTATCACTATTATTATCTGTATTTTCTGTATTTTCTTGATTGACTATAATTCTATTACTATTCGTCACTTGTTCGTTTACTAATTGTGTTATTAAATAAGAAACTACATTTGTTTCACGCACAATAGGTTGTCGTTCTTCGTTTTCATTTTCATCTTCATAATCATCTTCAAATGCGGAGTCGTAATTAATAGAATTAAAAAATGATGCATTAATGTCGTAATTATCATTTCTTAAACGAGTACTTCGTTGTATAACAGTTGAACTATGCATTCCTTTATAAAAATGTATATGGTCAGAATCAAAATTTATTATTTTTATATTTTTTCCAAATATATCTCTTTTATAACGAATATATCTTCTTCCAAAACTAGGATTGTAATTTACAAATAATCTTAATTTTTTTTTTAGAATATATTCAGCATTACATTGTTTATATGTTCCATGCGTCGCATATAAAGCTGTATAATATAAGTGTAAATATGGTTTCATTATATTTATTAATTTATCTTTTGGAAAGTTCTCATTTATTATTACGTTTTTTGTAATATTTTTATAATATCGCCACATTCTTGTGAAACAAGGATATAATATATCCGAATGTGAATTATATATATAATTTTTAATATAAATATTCAATATATTGAACTCATAGTTATCACGAAATTCCTTTAAATTAAAATTGCAAAGAAAATATCCTTGAACTAATTCAGGAATGACATAATTATTCCATCTTAAAAAAAAATAAATATTATATAAATCTGTATGAGTAAAATATATATTATTATATGGATTCTTAATAAGGGTTGGTTCTGGACAAAAATTACAACAATTGGATAAATTACGATTAAACATATTAATTAAATCAATTGCAGAAAAATAATATTTTTGTTTTTTTTGACAAAGAACAAAAACGTTAGATTTTTTAGGATTTAATTCATTCATACATAGGTCTGTATCTATTTGAATGTTTGCTTTTTTGAATTTATATATATGTGCTAATTTAACAAAACCATAATAAATTCTTTGAATTTTTGAAAAATCATTCAGCATGTTTTCTTTATCTTCGTTGTGTGTGAATATATTTTTTAAAATGCTATTCAATCTGCTAAATTTTTTATTAATAAATTCTCTTGGATTTTCTGAACAAATTTGTAAAATATAGATATAAAATAAACTCGCAGATTTTGTAATTGAGTGATACTTATTACTATAGACGTATTGTAAAAATTCAAAATTACTGGAATCGTTCAATGTAAAACATTTTTCTTGTCCATGATATTTTTGAATAATGATTTGAAATGCATTCATTCATTTAATTTATAAATATTTTTTTAATATTTAATCAATATTATATTTAATTAAATATTCATTTAAAACGTTAATTTAAAACGTTAATTTAAAACCCTGGATTGTAATCGTTGTCTTGTCCCAAATCACTTACCTTAAGTGTAGCTACATTATTTTGTATTGTTAACTTATTACTACTACAAGCATCGTCAGGGTCTTCAAGTCCACCCATCATTTTTTCTATAGTACTTTCGTCGTCTTGTTTTTCATATTGAACGACGTCTTCCAACTTCTTCATTTCTTCCATATCCAAGAATACTTGGAATGAATTTGTTCCATACAAACCTTCTTGACCACACATTACATTCGCAGAAACTCCGCGCATCGTATCTAACTCCGCGTGTCTCGCCGCCTTCAAGAACATTTCGGGCGTTTCTTCAAACGATGCCTTTGCAATCGGACCAATATTATCATTATTTATACCATGTCTGAATATGGATATTAGTTTATTCGTGAATGTCATTCTGTCGCACAACATACATAAGTGATGATAATTGATATATGTGCCATCAAACTCTATCACTTCTGCCAATTCATTATAAATCGTTTGTCTTGCTGCTTCTATTCCAAAAACATCAAACACCTCAATTATATTATTACTGAATGTTCTTGTTGCATCTATATAATCCAACGCCAACACATCCATCATATTAGTTCCAATCGTATCTAGTACCCAAATATCTTGCTTTTTATAAGAACCCAAACTTTCAACTACATTATCTTTTATTTTTCTAAGAATAACTTTATTAATGTTTTTAATTCCACGAATCACTATATTTTGTAAAAGTTGTTCCTGGAAATTCTTCAGTAAATAGATTTGGTCTGATTGGTCTAGTGGATTGACTTTTGTCTTTTTTGCTACACCCTTTGCTCCTTGTTTTAAGATATTATTCATACGAATTCTGAATATTAGTTTGTCTGAATTATAGTCTGAATAAACACATGAAATTTCATCTCCATAACTATTCTTTAGAACAAAATTAATATCATCCATCGTAATATTTTTCTCCAACATTACTTCTGGATTCATCTCCATACGAATAATCCATTTTGACTTTTCATTCGTATCTTCACTGACAGATGTTTCCATACACTCGTCTACCATAGATTCAAATGCGCGATATTGTTGCATCGTTGTTTCATCTTCGCTTATGAGTGTGTTCAAATCATCTGGATCAAAACAAATCTCAATTGAACTAACAATCTCTTGTAGTTTTGTATGTTCCAACATATACATAATACTCTGAGCTTTTTCGCGTTCCTTTTCGTCCTCTGGCTTCAAGAAAACGGTAAGTGAAGGGTTTTTCGGTTCTGCTGACAAAGACAAAATTTCTTCAATTCTTGGCACACCACGAGTGACGTTAGATTTTGAAGCAACGCCTGCAAAATGGAAAGTGTTCAACGTGTTATGCACTATGATGCCATAATCTGTCATGAATGTTTGATTTGCCGGCACTGTAAAATCATAGACATATTCTGTTTGTTCTGGTGTCCAAATTTCAATCTTTTTAACTTCATCCCATATGACTCCAGAGTTGGACGCTTGATTCAAAATTTTAAGTTCGTCACTAATCAAACTAGCATTTTCGTGAGACTTGAATATTTGAATATACTTTTGAAGAGTACGACGTCCGATGGAGTCTTTCTTTGCCCAACGCCCGTAATTACGGCTTTGTCCTGGCAACTTTAGAACTTTTCCACACTTTGCGATTATTTCGCCAAGTCCATTTATCTTATCAATCTCATCAGATAAATCGTGAGCATTTTCTCTATTAACATAATCTACCAAATTTTGTAACTTATCAGAATGAACTAGTGAGTTGATTTGTGATTGATATTGCTCGCTATACTTTGCAGAAATGGTCAAGTTGTAAATGTTAGACCCACGTGTAAAGTTTTCCTTGATGGAACCAAAGATATCAAAATAATTCAGCAATAGTGCCATATCTTTGATAAGTTGTTTGGAACGACTACAAACACGAATTTGATGATGACCTTCATCACTCTGGAAATTACCATCGCCATCAAAATAGGCTTGGATAAGTCCAGCTTTGAATTCATTCGGAGCTAGGAAAGCAAAATCTGGAACATGTTTCACGAAAGAACCGTTGTCACAAGTTTTAACAAGGAATTCTGCTAACGGTTTATATGAGAATATAGTTGTAACGCCTGGGCCATATTCTCCAGCTCTTTCATATAGTCTGCAATCTTTTCCAAATCGTTGAGCAAATTTCTTTGTATTTTCAATAAAATGATTAGAAATATTTGTAATATTGATAGAACCAGATACTTCTTGACTGCCTAATTTTTTTGTTAAATTGCCTTCTGCTAAATAAGCTCCAATAAACCATCCAAACAAATAATCCAACTTATATTCTTCATCACCAACAGTTACAATATCTTGAACAAAGGTATTATCTACGTGTTTTGCTACTGGAATACGCATGCCAACTTTCATATTTGAACCGGTGATGGGAACAACCGTTTGAGTATATTGGTCACGAATCAAATGAGAATGACTTGTAGTTGTTTCAACAATTCTCCCGCTTTTAGTTGTGACTCGCATCAATTCACCATTCACTGGATGACGGCTTACATGTGAAATTTTATTCCAGTGTGTTTTTTCTTCAGAATCAACACCAACGATGAAATATTCATCATCAAGTGCATCCAATAAAGTTTCTACACTATCTTCGTGACCAGTATTAAATGTAAATTGTGGCAATTGTTCAATCAAACTATCGCAGAATTTACCAATCTCAATAGATATCATTTTTGAATTTTTGAAAATTTTATTTTGTTTTATTACCTTTATGCACTCGTTGCGTCGTTGGCTCATTTGTGTTGTAGGCTCACCAATGCTCTGCGCCGCAATCATTCCCACCATTTCACCAGGTGCAACAATTGCGCGCTTATACATTAGATTGATTGTCTCCAACAACAAAGTTAACGAACTACGATTGAAACGCTTTACAATAAGCAAATCTTTTGGAGAAAGATTGAAGTAATAGAGTGTCTTGAATAATTCCGTAGGAGGAGCGCAACGAATCTTTTCCAAGTTCTCGTAATTATCTTCAATCATCTTGAATGCTTCAAGAGGTGTAATATCAACGATTGAACCGCTATTAATGTTTTGTTGTCCGATAATATTATTGATGATATAAGCGAATGCAACAGGGCAATTCACAACACTATCACCCTTATACTTGAAAACATTCTTAATGATACTATCACGATTTTGTATCATCATGTCAGTATATTTCTTGCATCTTTCTTGGGTTTCCTTGAGTTCTTTTTTATATTTTGTCATCGTATTTTTCAAAAAGAATTGTGATAACATTTTCATTTTTCCAGCCTCGTCGGGAATATTATAGTGAGCATAAATGTCTTGAATACTCATTCCAACTAGCGGGAGCGGTTGATTTTCTACTTTCACAGGATCAATTCCATCGTCTCCATATGAAAACTCAACCACCTTACCTTTATTTGTTCGGACAGTCATATCGTATGACACCATAAGGTCCTCTAGACCTTTAATTAATCTACGCTGAATATATCCAGTCGTTGATGTATCTCGGACTTGAAGACCATTTGCCAAACCAAAGTTGAGTGTAGTTGGAATTGTCAAGTCATACATTTTTGGGTGATTCTCTACACCTATAATATTAATTTCAACAATCTTATCCAATACAACATCATTATAAGTCGCAAAATTGCGATGGTTTTTATTCCACTTAATCGCCAATAGTTTTTTCTGTTTATTCTCTTCCAATAAAGGAATTTTTTCAGCAAATATTTTTCCCCACTGAGCACGAATGGAAAACCTATATGTGGGTTTTATATTTTTTGTTCCCAAATTATTGGACTTCAGTTGAGAGATAAACACCTTACCAAAAATTCCAATACGAGAACAAAGCATAGAAATACCCTCAATCAGACGCTTTGATGCAGAACCAACTTCCACCGAATTCTTACCAACACTTCCATCGCCTGAGAAATAACCGTTCAATAATCCAACCATAAAGGATTCGGATGCAATAAACGCTTCAGTTGGAACATGTTTGTTGGAAGCACCCGAACCCACAAGTCGTGTTAAGAACTTTGATAGAATCGTTGAAACTCCACTAACTGTAGTTGTTGTCCCACCAATCTTGTTAATTCTTGTGCGTTCTGTCCATGCAATTGAATGTTTATCAAACCATCCCTTGACAAAATTTCTTATATTATTGTCATTATTTGTAATTGTAACCGTTTTTTTGTCAGCATTTCCTTCTGCCAGGAATAATCCAATAAATATACCGTTTTCTTCATTCAGAGCAAATTTATCTGGAACTTGTATGTCCTTGCGATTTCTTGCATAAGGATAAATGAAACCATCGTTGATATTTTCTATATTTGACCTAATATTTGTTCGTTGAAGAGAACTCTTCTTTTTATATGGAAGAATAAAACTTGTTCCATTATTTTCGTTCCACCAACCACTTGAGATTTTATCACGATTTTCCATAGAATCTATCATCATTTTTGTAGCTTTATTAAAATCCGTTCCATAAACAAACTCACCCTTTGGAAGATAAGTAGTCATATCAATCATTTCCATAATGACCGGTGGGTTACATAATTCACCTGTCACCGGAACACAGTCTCCTACTTTAATATCAGGAGTTAGCATTTCTTTTAATTTTTTTGTTTCTGGATTCCAAATTAATAGAGACTTGCTTTCTGTAACTATAACACTTCGCCCGCCAGAGGTTTTTATCTCATAAAGTTCAGTTCCAGGGTCGTGTCTTGTGATTGCTGTAACTTCGCCCCAGGTTACAATACCATCCTCATCTGTAGTAGGAATGTAAACATCACCATTCTTGATATTCAACAACTCCATTTGTCTTTCTGTAAAATGTTGCACAAGTGAAGCGTTGCTTGAATCATCCAATTTATTATCAATCCATCCACCAATCTCCGTATACTTTGCCATTCCATTTTCAATTATAACAATGGGCGTTTCCCATGTTACAGATTTCACTGCGGTGTCAATCAAACCAACACGACCACCCATCGCATGGAAGAAGAGCTCTTGAGGAGAAAGTCCGTTGATATAAGAACTTTCAACAAATCCACGAGCACTTGGGCTATCGTCATATTTTGTGAAATGCGGAAGTGTTCTATGGTCAAAACCATAAGGAATACGCTTTCCATCCACGTTCTGTTGTCCCAAACAAGATATCATGAATGAAATATTCAAATCACTACCCTTTGAACCCGCATTAACCATCGTAACAAAACGATTGTTCTTATCCAAACTCTTAAGACCAATCTTTCCTGATTCTGATGTAGCTTGATTCAAGATATTGTTGACTTGTGTCTCAAACTCTTCTTCATTTGTTTTTCCTGTATTATTTTCAAACACACCTATTTGAGTTTGGTCAATCAAGTTTTTCACATCATTCTTCTTTTTATCAATTACTGCGATAATTTCTTTGTTTGTTTTCTCATCTGAAAGAAGGTCGCTAATTCCAACACTGAAAGAGCTCGTCTTTAAGTATTCTGTAATAATGTTTTGCAAATCATCTATAAAATTAGCAGATGCCATATTTCCATAATCATTACAGACTCTATGAATGAGTCCTTTTGTTCCAGCACCCAACACTCCTTTTTCTAATTGACCACGAACATACTTACCATTAACAATCTCTAAAATATTATTTGATTCGTCTGATTTCTCGCTGTCGTTGAATAGTTTTGTCTTATATTTTAGAGAAATAGGTGGTAGAATTTGCGAAAGAATATCAAAATTGGTTATTAGACCACTTGCACTTTCCGCTTTTTCTAGTAAATTTTGTACGTTTACTCTTTGAAACATCATTAGTAAATTCATAGCTTCACGAGGTGTAAAACGAATATTTTCACGAGTGAAACGATAGCATCCAAGCATAGAGTCCTGATAAATTCCAATAATAGACGAGTTATTTGCTGGACTAATAATTTGATAAGGCACCGCTGCCAAATTTTTTAATTCTGAATCTGACTCCGCATCTTGCGGCATGTGTAAATTCATCTCCATGAATATTCCCCAAGGTTTCCCAAAGGGCCAGACTATACCTTATGCCTTATCAGGTTGATTAAACCATCATATAAGACCCACAACCGTCTAGTCGTTGAACCTTCCCCATGCTCTATCATAGCGAGTTTAGGGGCTTGGCTGCGGATTACCTATTTTGTCCAGTGTTGGACGCATCAATCACCTTTTTACCTTTGGTTTCGGCATTTAACCGAGTTCCTCACATGAGTTTCCTTGTGTGAGTGGTAGTGATTGCTTTAAGGAGTTCCCGCAATTTGATTGTGTTGCTAATTTGTTTCTCAAATTATTAAGAAATTCAACTGCTTGTTTTCTACTTTCGGATAAAGATATATGTACTCCGCCAAAATCAGCTTTACGTCTTTCAATATAAACGTACCAACCGTATTGATTATCGTTTCTTTTAAGTGGTTTAATATATAACTCGTTGTTATCATCTAGCCACTTAATGTTTTCAAACCGTTCATACTTTTGTTTTTCATAATATTTAGAGACTCCCGAGGAAACACGCTTTTTGCTTTCATCTGTGTGAGTAAATACACTTCCACCATTCTTCAGATTGTATCCATTTGGAAACAAACTATCAAATTGTTGAATGTAGTATATTTCTCTATCATTTGCATCGGAAAGTTCACAGCATTCAATCAGTTCAACTACAAAATCTTCAACACCATATTTTTTTATGGCGTTATTAAGATAATGACACTGATTCTTTTTGCTTGAAAATGCTTCTGATACATGACATCTGAAACGTCCTTCGTGTCCATAGGGTCTATATCTCTTATGATTAAGTATGTGTGAAACGGCTTGTCCTACATAACATTTCTCTGTCGCAAGATTTGTTATTTTGTAGATTTCACAATATCTTTGGGTTGGGTCATCTATTATAATGTTTGACAGTCGTTGTCGTTTTGACAGTTCCATTATATCTTTATTCCAAGCATTTCTTTAAGTTGATTTCCTAATTATTTAATTCACAAATTAACTAGGGGGTAGCACGCTTTTCACGCCCCCTGTTGAAGACAAGAGCATTTTACATGTCAGTTTATCTCCATCGAAATCAGCATTGTACGGTTTTGTGTCCGCAACATTCATTCTAAAAGTGTCACCTATTTGCATGACCTTTGCGATATGACACATCATACTCATTCTATGAAGAGTCGGTTGTCTGTTAAAGAGAATAGGGTCGCCATCCATCATGTGACGGTGTACCGTGTCGCCATTCTCCAAAACAATTGACTTCTTGTCAACATATCTGAGTGTTATTGAATCACCATTCTTCTTTTCAAGAATCTTAGCACCAGGCCAAACGTCTGGTCCATTCTGTACCAATTTTGTCAAGAATGCTCTGTTCACATCATTCACAACAACTGGTTTCGTGATATTCTTCGCAATCTTCATCGGAATACCAAGTTGACGAATAGAAATATTAGGGTCTGCTGTAATGACTGAACGAGCACTAAAGTCCACACGTTTCGCCATAAGATTTCCTCTCATTCTACCACCCTTTCCATTCAACCTATCTTTTATAGACTTAAGTGGACGACCTGACCTTTGTGCAACAGATGCGACACCTGGAATTTTATTATCTACTTGTGTCGCAACATAATATTGCAACACAGTAGCCCAATCATCTATCACATTCGCTGGAGCATTATTCTGAATTTTTTCCTGTAGTGTCTTATTCGTCTTGATAATATTCACCAAAATATGACTCAAATCATCCTCACTTCTCTGTTGAGCATCGTGCTTCACAGATGGGCGAACTGCTGGTGGTGGAACAGCCATAACTTGACAAACCATCCAGTCTGGACGTGACCATATAGGACTAAAACCCATGAATGATACATCTTCATCTGAAATTCTCTTGAATATTTTTAAAACCATCTCTGGTGTCATTTTAATAACGATATTTTGTGATTGTTCACTTGAAGCAGAGGCAGTAGCAGCGTCATTCTTCCATAAAGCGTGAATGGTTGCTAGACCTTCCTTGCTAATTTTACTAGGCTGTAAACAACCACAACCGTCTTCTGTGTCTTCGCCACAACGTTTAATGCGACTCGCAAGTGAAAACACATACTTCCATCTAGCATCTCCTGCCATTTTAAGTGCCTGCTTATATTTTTCTTTACTAATCAATAGCTTACTACACTTAAAACAGCAACAACGAAGCACCTTTAGAATTGTGCTTAAATATTGAATATAAAACACTGGTTTTGCTAATTCAATATGTCCGAAATAACCAGGTGTTTGCATATAGTCTAAACCATCTGTGGGACAAATTAGACCAGGCTCAAGAACACCCATCCTTGGATCAAATAATCCACCAATCACAGGTTTATTGTTAACATATGTATCTCTTGTGGTGATTTCCGCAACAGAGCCTTTACGAATTTCATCTGGAGATAATATACTAAATTGAATCCCGATGATTTTAGAAGGATTTAAATATTCGGTTTTTGCGTTTCGGCTCATCTCTTCCTTATAATAACATAATAATATTTAGATTATTTTAAATCAATTTTATTTATTAATTGATAATAAATAAGATTAAATATAATACATTTTATTATTTTATAAATATATATGAACTTTGATTTAAATATTGAAAATTATAATACAAAAGATTTGGAAGAAATTTTTAATTTACAGAATGGAAATTACGATACAGTTGTTATAGAGACAAAATGTTCACAATTAAAAAATAATATTTTGGTCGATAATGATATTGAAGATACCGTTCGTGCAAAAACTCTTATCTTTTTAGATGAAGCTAAAAAAATACTCTCTTCTGAATTAAACTCATCACATGTTATTAAAAAATTAGCAAATGCATATAATATGAATTCACATTTGATTGAAAGTGATGTTATTAATGCTGGAAATACTTCTATAATAGAAAAACCTAAAACTTCTTTTGCTAATTCATTTCCTAACGAATTTTTTCCAGGAGTTATTAACCCTCTTAAAAAAAGAACAACTCGTCAAAATTTAAATGTTGATACACGATTTCGCTCAAATTATTTTGGTTCAACATCTTCAAATTTTCAGTTTGAATTGCCTATGAAATTTTCAAAAGTTTTACAAATGCAATTATCCGCATTTGAAATGCCCGTTTCGTTTTATAATATTTCAAAAAAATTAGGTAATAACTTTTTTTCTATATTTATGGTTGACTCCACTGGTGCTAATTATGTTAATCATTTAGTCACGGTTCCAGATGGTAATTATACTCCACAATCTATTACCGCATTTTTAAACAATCTTATGGGCGCAGATGGATTAGATATTCCCATTCAGTTTATATATAATTTAGATGCTACCGGTAGTGGTAGCGGGCAAATGATTATAGGTGTAAAATCAGGTTATGATAATATATTTATTTTAAATTTTCAAGATAATATGAACGGAGACCAAGATTTTATAAATGCTCTTCCTTTAAAACTTGGCTGGTTGCTTGGTTTTAGAAATGGAATTTATAGTGGAAATAATAATTATGTTAGTGAAGGTCTTGTTGATTTATCTTTATCAAGATATTTATATTTAGTTGTTGACGATTATAATAATAATGTTAATAATAATTTTTACAGCGCATTTAATTCATCTATATTAAATAAAAATATTTTAGCTCGCATTTCAATACAACCAACCGGTAATAACATGGTTTCTCAAAACAATCTATCTCTTATTACTAGCCCTCGTCAATATTTTGGACCTGTTGATATTCAAAAATTTAATATACAACTTTTAGATGAATATGGACGAATCGTTCAAATGAATTTTATGGATTATAGTTTTTGTTTAACTTTCACCTCTGTATACGACATATAATTTTATTTTGTTTATATTTTGTTTATATTTTGTTTATATTTTTATTTAAACATTTTTTTAAAATAAAAAATTGATTTATATTTAAATATATTAAATTGTGATATACAAGAATGACACGTGACTCTAAAAGTAAAACAGTATCTAAGAAGGAATTTTCTAAGAAAATGAAAAAACAAGATGAAGTTTCTCGTCGTAGAAAATCACACGAACAATCAGATGATGATAGTGATGACGACTATATTACCAGCGATGATGAAAATGAAGAAATGGATGTTCATGAATATCGCAAATTATTACAAAAAATATTTCCATCCAAATTTATGGATAAAAAAGTAAAATCTGGAGAAGAAATTAAAAAATTGTTAAGCAAACTACCAAAAGATGACGACGACTACGATGATGATGAAAGTGAAGAAGATGATGAATCTAGTGAGTGCGAAACAAGAAGTAAGCTTAAAAATAAAAAAATAGCATCTAAAAAATATAAAAAAACTAAAATGGTTAAAAAATCTAAGACAAATTCAAAAAAGTCAAAAAAAGTAGTAGATGAATCATCTTCCGACGATGATGATGAAGATAGTGAAGAGGATGATGACGACGATGACGAAGAGACAGAAGATAAAAAATCTAGTAAATTTAATATTATATTTACCATCGGAAAAAATGCTGATGACGAAGATGAAAGTGAATGGGAAGACGATGATTGGGAGGATGATGATGAAATAGATTATACAGAGGATGAAGATGAAAGTGTGTCAACTGACGAAGATACCGAGGACGAAGACGAAGATGATGATGACGACGACGAAGAATCTGAAGAAGACGATGAAGAATCCGACTTTGACGAAAAAACTATTAAAAATGAAAGACGCATAACCCGTTCTTCCTCCAAAAAACAAAACAAAGGCAAATCTGATAAATCAGAAAATAAATCAAACGATGAGAATATTAAATTAACAATAGAAGATACCAAATCATCATCTAAAAAAAATGATAATAGTTTGGAAAATGACGAAGAAGTTTTGAAACAAATGAAAGAACTATACGAAAAAAATAAAGATAATAAAATATTGGAACAAAGCATTAAAGATTTTGAAGATAGAATCAAAGAAAAATCTAAAAAGAAAGACAAAAAGCTTAAAAAACAAAAACAGAAGAATTCTCGCATATTCAAAAGAATCATAAGCGATAAAAATTCCATGAATGATTATAAATTCTTTGAAACACTTACGCACGGCGAACAAATTAAAATTATTAAAGAAATTCGTGAAATTAACAAAATTACACGCGTAGAAGTGCCACATAGAATGTCGCTTCTTGAAGCAAAAATTCCACCCATTTTCAAAGCACATGCTATGAAAAAATTAAACTCGCTCAGATATATGGAACCCGGAAGTGGTGAGTATTATAAAATTAAAAATTGGGTAGATACTTTCATGCGCATTCCTTTTAATAAATATGAAAATCTACCTATTAATATTTCAGATGGCGTTGAAGCTTGTCATGAATTCATGGCAAAAGCTCAAGAAACTCTAGATTCTGCTGTATATGGACTCAACGATGCAAAGATGCAAATTATGCAAATGTTAGGACAACTTGTTACGAACCCAAGTGCGCTTGGTACAGCCATCGCTATCAAGGGTCCAATGGGGACCGGTAAGACCACACTCGTCAAGGAAGGTATTAGTAAAATTCTCAATCGTCCATTTGCGTTTGTTGCTTTAGGAGGTGCTACAGATAGTAGTTTTCTAGAAGGTCATTCCTATACATATGAAGGAAGCATTTGGGGTAAAATTGTACAAATAATAATTGATAGTGGATGCATGAACCCTGTAATTTATTTTGATGAATTGGATAAAATAAGTGACACTCCTAAGGGAGAGGAAATTGCGGGAATTCTCACTCACTTGACAGATACATCTCAAAATAGTCAATTTCATGACAAGTATTTTGCAGAGATTGATTTTGATTTGAGTAAATGTTTATTCATCTTTAGTTACAACGACGAAAGTAAAGTTAATCCAATTTTACGCGATAGAATGTATAGAATTCAAACGAAGGGTTATGATAAAAAACAAAAAACTGTTATTTCTAATAATTATTTGTTACCACGTATTCGTGAACAAGTCAAATTTTCAACAGAAGATATTGTTATTCCTGAAGATTCTATTCATCATATTATTGAAAAACACTGTGAAAAGGAAGACGGTGTTCGTAACTTGAAACGTTGTTTGGAGATTATTTATACAAAACTGAATCTATATAGACTTATGCGACCAGGTTCAAATCTATTTGAAGATGAAATGTCTATAGCGGTTGAGTTTCCTTTTACAGTTACAAAGGAAATTGTTGATAAATTAATTAAAAAAGAGCGTGATGATAATATGGCTCTCCGTGGTATGTATGTTTAACAACCTTTTATAAAATATTGTGCCAAAATATTAAAATATAATTTACAAATACAATTTAAACAATCTGAAATATATTATATCAACACTATATATAAAAATGAGTCAAGACAATTACATCGCTATGTTGAATGATGTTAAAAATAGTCTTATAAATTCTAAATTTTTTTTATCTAATGACAAATTTGAAAATAATAACAAAGAACTTATAAATCAGATGGAGGATTTAATTAAACAGATTGATTTAAAATTAAAATCTGAATGTAAGCATGAATACATAGAGGACTTCGTTGATATAACGCCTGACAAATCTCAAAAAATTTGTTATTGTAATAAATGCTGGACAACTTTTCATAATAATTCGGTTTAAACAATTGTCGCCATATTATAATAAAATGAGCCAGGCTGTGCTACAAACTGCAAAAGAATTAGTATCTAAAATCATAAATATTCAGGATAAGAATAAGTTTGATTGTTTAATGCAAGAATTTGAAAACTATATAGAGGGCGGAACCGCGCACAATATGGTTGAACTTAAAGAAAAAGCAAATAATAAAAAGAAAAAGGGAGACTTATTTGAAGCATTTTGTTTTTTATATATTGAGAATGTCTTGAAACATGACCAAGTTTGGTTTTATAAGGATTTTCCCATGGAATTAAAAAATAAATTTGATTTAACCAAGACTGATTATGGGATTGATTTGCTTTCAAAAAAAGGAGACGAATATTATGCAATACAATGTAAATATAGAAAGCCACAGGAAAAGATTCAAACCATTCCGTGGAAGTCGTTGTCCACTTTTTACGCAATTGTTGTCAAAACTGGACCCTGGTTAAAACATATTACTATGACAAACACTAATGGTTGCAGACATATTGGGAAAAAAACGGAAAAAGATTGGTCAATTTGCTTGGGAACATTTCGTAAAATAGATCATTTTTCATGGTTAAAATTTATAGATTTTAAACAAGAAAATATTGTAATTGAACCAATTGAAAAAAAACAAGATGAAAAAGAATTGTTACGACAGAAACGGTTGGCTTATTACGCATCTGTTTAATATTTTCTTTATTTTAGTTTATTTCCTTTTGAGTCATATACCCATATTTCATAAGAATAACCAAGATTTTTTGCAGTTTCTTGCTTTAAATATACACTATCTTGTTTCTTTTTTAGTGTCCACGTTGATTTAACTTCTATACACAAATTCTTTGATGGAATATAAAAATCAACATAATGTCTATGTTTTTTTCCGTTTTCATCTGAATACCATATTACTGGAACTAATTTTCTTTCGTTTATTATGTCGTTTTCATGTATTTTATGAATGTTTATTAATTCGTCTAAAGCATATTTTTCGTATCCTTGGATTTTTATTGTTTTTCCAGACGGAAATTTATATTCCTTTGATAGATATGAATTGTGAGAACATTTTTCCGATATTTCAGGAACATGCATATTGTGATACACTCCATATTTTTCAAAACATGTTTGTTTTACCTTATTTTTGAATTCATCTGCCTGAGAAACATGTTCAACCCCATATTTTTCTAAACAAGTTTTTTTTGTTTTTTCTTTTATTTCTTCATTTTGCAAAGGGTGTTCAACTCCATACTTTTCTATCATAGACTCTTTACTTTTATTCTTTACTTCTTCATTTTTTAACGAGCATTCATTTCCATATAATTCTATACAAGTTTTGTTCCTTTTTTCTATAACTTCTTTACTCTGCATTGGAAATTCTACTCCAAAATTCTTTAAACATGTCTGTTTACATTTTTCTCTAACTTCTGGAGCTTTTGAAATATGCTCCACTCCATAAACAGCCAACGCAGATTGTTTCTTTTTCTCTTTAACTATTTCAGATTTTGATGCATGGTCTACACCAAATTTTTCCATTAAAGTTTTCTTTATTTTCTCTTTAGTTTCTGAAAAACTTAACGTGCATGGAACTCCATATTTTTCAATATTATTTTTTTTTATCTTATCTTTAATTTCTTGAGATTGCATGGCATATTCACTCCCATATTTTTCAAGACAAGTTTTTTTCATTTTATCCTTAACAACCTGACTTTTCAGCGGATTTTCAACTCCATATTTTTCTAGACAAGTTTTTACTACTTTTTTTAATCCTATTTTTGTGCTACATTTTAAACAATAACCGTTTGTTTTTAAGAACGACCTGAAACTTTTGCTGAAGATATTAGAACAAATTTCATTTAAACAGTTTCCTTCAATTATGGTAAATATATTTACAGTTTCTATTGAGTAATCTTTTGTCAAAATAATATTGTTTGTTTTGCATAGTTCTGTTAATCGTGTATAGTCATATCTCTGCATTATTATATGTTCTAAATTTTTATTTAAGTTGTTTTTACACATATTATATTTTTTATGTTATGCTCTAATATTCTGAATAAGGAACATTATTTCCACTTCTATTTAGGAGGTAGTTATATTGGTCAGTTGTCATACAAGCGCAACCCATAGAATTACTATAAGCATTTGGACAACAGTCTGGTTTAAATTCGGTATTTGCAAACATCAACATTTCACCTTCTGGTAAGGGTATAGGTTGTTGTTTTCTATTTAATATATTTTTAGCTCCTTTTCCACCATTTGTTAAATCTGGGGTAAACCATTTAGATGTATTTATTGGTTTATTTGATAAACTATATGAAGATGACTCTCCATTATTGGTATTTGCACCAACAAAACCTTCTGTTGTAGTTAATTTAGCATCCGATGCTTCCGATGGACCATCTATATACCCTTCTGTAAACGCCCCTTCTCTATCTCCTCTTACTTTATCCATCATTTCAAACGCTTCAGCTACTGTTCCTTTTGAACAAGAACAAATAACATGCCCCCACAAAACAAAATAACAAAACGCCAATAAAATAATAACATCTAATCTAAATTTCATACCAAAAACATTTATTTCCATATTTTTTAAAGACACAGATAAATTTGCCATCACTATACATAATTTATAGATAATAATTTTTACGATAGCGTTCTAAAAGCATCTCTATATTTGAATCATAGTGATATTCTTTTCTATTTTCAATATAAAAATACTTTTCTTTCGTTATCAAATGATATAACACATCTTCATTATTCAAATTAATTTTTCTTTTTTCTAAATTTAATTCTTTATCTCCTAAAATTAAGTTTTTCCGATTCTTTAATGTTTTTCCATTTATTTCAACGACACCCATAACCTTAATATTTTTATCCAATATATCACCCACTTTTACATCTTGAATATTTTTACTTGTTCCATTATTTAATTTTATTTTTGTTTTTGAGGTAAACCCATTATCAAAATTTTCGTGTAATTTTATTAAATCTGCATCTGTATAATTTGCACAATTTAACATATCTTTCAATAAATAATCTATATCATCATCATACAACTCATCCCAATCCATATAAATTTCGCCATTTACCTCAATCTTTTTTGAACTAGTATTTAAACAATATAAAAATGGTTCATTATAATCATCAATTCTTTTTCTCTCTGGATGTTCGCATACTGATATCCACTCCCATTTGTGTTTTATTTTGTGTGTTCCACTCACAATCACACCTCCTATATTATACATAATTTCTCCATTTGTGTCAAGAATCATTCTATCTGTAACTAAATTATTATCAATCAATTTATCGCCAACTTTTATATCTGCTATGCATTTCTCACTTCCATCATGCATTTTTAATAAAGTATTTTTATCAAAACATGATGACAACGGTGGTTTAGATGGTGCTTTTGGTAATGAAAATGATGTTTTAATGTGTAATACTTGTGTCATAAACACAATTATAATCAATAAAGGAATTGAAATTGATATAAATATAACTGTACTAGAAATTGCTACAGGCCATGTGAATGGTATAATCCACATAGATACAATTAACGCAGCTAACATTACTAAAATAGTCACAATAAACTGGACAATCGTTCCCAATAATGCTTTTAATGTATAATATGCACCTAATGAAGTATATAAACCTGCTGTTAAAATGCCATTTACTTTATTAATCATGTCTTTAAAAGAAATAACGATTTGTTGGATTGGAACCATTATATTAGCAACTCTTCCCAAAACCTCTTTTGCTATACTTGTTATACTATCTCTTATCTTTGATATAATTATACGAATAAACTGAATACATTTTGCAATCGCATTAAATAAATTTTGCACCATATAGGTCAAATATGTTATCGGTTGCACCGCTTTTCCAGTTATACCTATTAATATATTTTGCATACAATAATTAAAATTTTTACCTGTAAAATCAACAATTGATTCATCTTTTGGCTTATTTATTAACCCTGCAAACGGTATTACTTGTGGTTTACATCTTTGATTAGTCCAATCATCTTTAATCGGTTGGACTTTTCTCATAACTGTTGCATAAGACAATACGAGAAATAGAATAATTAATAATATAACAAACATGAACACAGAACCACCGTATTGATCAAAATAAGATAAATTTGAATACATCTCATCTATTTTTTTTGCACTATTTGAGAATGAAATATTATCCATATTATAGTAAATGGATAATATTAATTTTATATTTTTAATACATCATCTTCCCAATCCCAAAATTCATATTCACCTATTTTTATTTTATGGTCATCAGTTATAAGCGAGAAGAAAAATGGTGCTATTTCTTCTGTTAAAATTGCGTCTTTGTGATTTTTTACTTCAATAAATTTTTTATCTTTTTCGCTATAAATCATATGACTTCCTGTAACATATATGTCTGAACCATTTGGTCCTTTTCCTAAAAATTTATAATATTCTTCTTTATATTTGTTGTCTATTTTCATTATAGCATCTACTCTACTACCATTCTCTAATATTTCTCCTAAATTTAAATCTTTCATACTAACAACATTTCCATTTTTCAACTTAATAGTAGTTTCTGGATGAAAGCAATTACCTAATGCTCTTACCATCTGTCCTGGCGGACCATTCCAACTACTTTTCATCGTTTTCAAACTTCCATCTATCAAATACATCATTGTTACCACAACGCCTATCAATTTTCCAATCAAATCTTTTATACTTATGGTTATTTTTTGAAATTCAATGACTAAATTTAAAAACACTCCAAAAATATTTTGAAATACAGATGTCACAGATGTTCTCACATAATCTATCATTTGTCTGATGTAGTCAATTGAACCTATGAAACCGCCACCCATATTGCTTAACATACCAATTATGTAATTGATTGGTTGTAACAAATAACCCATAAAACTGGTTTGAGTATTTTGAACACAATAAACAAAATCTTGTTCTAAATTGTCAGATAATGGCATATAAATTGGATTACATCTGTATTTAGCCCAATCTTTTTTTATTGAATCAATTGTGGTAAAAAAATACATAGAAAATATTAATGCCACATACCCTAAATTAACATATATAAAATTTATCCAATCCGCTCCTTTAGGCATAACTTATATTACTAGGATATAATTATTGCAATTATTTTACCTTCTTCTTGATTTTCTAGATTTTTTTGTTTTTCTGGATTTTTTTGTTTTTCTAGATTTTTTTGTTTTTCTTATTTTTCTTTTTTTAAGACCACATGAACAACTAAACAAACCTCCTCCTCGTTTTTTTCTTGAACCGCCTTTTCCTACTTGACTATCATATTCCGCTTGTGCTGTTTGATTCATGTTATTAACTTGTCCAGATTGCATTTGATTTGTAGATGAAAACGCAGTTCCTTTGCTAGGGTCATTAAAAATAGGTGTTGGCACTTGAGGTAAAGTTACTATATTTTGACTAGATTGCTGTGCTGCGCCACCATATCTTCTACGTCTTATTTTACCACCTTGTGTAATTTTATTTAATGCACTAAGCTTAGCCGCATTTGTATTCATAGTTTCAATTGATGCCATACGTGGGTCTCCGAACGGACCGGTGGTTTGAAACTGCGGAATTCCAAAATCTGTTGTTGGAACACTTGGCGTTGTATTTATAGTTGTTGTATTAGTTGCATTTGACATTATTATATATTATAAACAAATAAAATATAATTTCCGTATAAAAATATAAATAAATATCTGATTTATTTTATATGGATGATAATTCAAGACTTCATTTGCAAAAAATGATTAAGGCAAATAACGTGGATGACCAAACCGAATTAATACGTGAATTAAAACACAGTCATTTACTCCAAGAAGATATTAATAATTTAATTACAATTAAAGCTAAATATAAAAACGACCTTAATAAAATAAACGAAGAAGGTATGAACGAATGTTCATTTTTATTTACTTATTATACCGATATTTATAATAAAATTAGAAAAGATGAAATTGACCTAAGTATTTTAAATAAATTCTTGAATGTTTTAAGACGAATAGAAGATGGTGAGATTGACCAACACGATGGTTCTTTTTTAGTTGGTCAATTACTTAAAGAATTATACGTTGACAGCGCTCTTAAAAAAGCTAATAAACTAGATGAACAAAATAAATATCAAGAATTAGAAGCTCCTAAGAAAGACTCCATTAAGGTATCTTGGAAACAATATAAACAATTTCAAAAATAAATAAAAAAAATTGATAAAATATAATTCTTATTATTTAATTATAATCATTTAATTATAATTATATATGAACAACAATTCTAAAAATGTATTCCCAAAACCTATAATAAAGTGGGTTGGGGGAAAAACACAAATATTAGATAAATTATTAAATAATTTTCCAAATTCTATAAATAATTATCATGAAATATTTCTAGGTGGGGGAAGTGTTTTAATCGCATTATTATCTCTTTCAAAAAATGGGTTAATTAAAATAAATGGAAAAATATTTGCTTATGATTTGAACGAACAATTAATTTCAGTATATAAAAATATACAATCAAATCATAATGAATTATTTATTAAAATTCAACAACTAATTAATGAATATAAAGAATGTGGTAGTGGAGAAATTAACAGAAATCCTACTAATCTAGAGGAAGCAAAGCAATCTAAAGAAAATTATTATTATTGGGTGAGAAAACAATATAATAGAATGACAACATCCGAGAAAAATTCTACATCTGGTTCTGCTATATTTATATTTCTAAATAAAACTGGATTCAGAGGTCTTTTTAGGACTGGCCCAAATGGTTTCAACGTTCCATATGGTCACTATAAAAATCCAGAAATTATAAATAAACAACATCTAGATGAAATTCATAAATTAATTCAAGATGTTTATTTTGAATGTTGTGATTTTAGTAAGTCTATTCAAAACATTCAAGAAAACGATTTTGTTTATCTAGACCCACCTTATGCTCCAGAAACAACAAAATCATTTGTTGGATACACCGATGATGGTTTTGATACAGAAAAACATGAACAATTATTCAAATTATGCAGTCAAATGAATTCAGAAAAAAAACAATTTATAATGAGTAACGCAGACGTATCTTTAGTAAGAGATAACTTTGAAGAAAAAACATATAAAATAGCATCTATAACATGTAAACGAACTATAAATTCAAAGAATCCAGAATCAAAAACAAAAGAGGTCATTATTATGAACTTTTAGAAATTAGAAATTATTTCCTTTATTAAATCAGTAGCACCAACCCACTCTATTCCCATTTCTTTATAAAAATCTATAAATTTATTTTTTTTTTCTGTACATTTTTCGCCACTCAGATTACCATAATGCTCCCTAGATAACTTTTCTGCGCAACCCATACATAAAATTTTCAACGGTTTTCCGTAGAGCTCCGGAATATCCGCATATTTGAATGGAACTCCCAAAATTTTTTCACCAGCAGTTCCATCTGTGAAATATGTTTGAGCCTTTGCTTCCCAAATTGCATCTTCAACTTCACAGTCTGGTTTGTAGCCATTTTTATTAATAGGACTTGTAGGTGTCTTTCCTAATAAAATTTGAAGCTCCTCCAAACTATGTTCGCCTAATTTTGTAGTCCACTGACCATGTTTCAATAAATCTGGACGTTTTGTTGACAACGTATTTTGCCCCCATTCGTCTTCTTTTTTTTTATATTCTTCTCTTATTTTTGATTTTGGTAAATTTTTTCCTTTTAATGTTTTTTGTTCAGATAATAAAAGCAATTCTGGGTAAATAGAATCTAGAAACGCAATAAACTGATTTTCGTCAGTCAACCATTCAACGACACCTGGTTGTTTTAGTAAAACAATCTTTTCATTCACACTCTTTCCAATAATATCATTAAAGTGTAAAATTAACGTAGATGTATCCATTATATAACTTTAAATTATTACTTATACTCTTTTCATTTAAAGAGATTGATAAAAAATAAATCAATTTTTTTATTTATGCGGTTTCACTTTAATCATTTTATATTTTTTTATTATAAACTATAAAATGAAATATTTAGGTGGAAAACAACGTCTTGGAAAACATCTTTCTCCAGTATTAAAAGAATTATGGAATCATATAAATGAAAAATCAGGAAAACAACTTGATGGATATTTGGAACCGTTCTGTGGTTCTCTCGGAGTATTCAGAAACATGACCGATTTAAATACGCAAATTTTTATTGCTAATGATTATCATCCCGATTTAATTCAAATGTGGAATGAGGTGAAGAATGGTACTTTTATTTACCCGGAATCTGTATCTGAAGAAGAATATATTTCTGCAAAAAAACTACAATCACCAAATGCGTTGAAATCATTCATAGGATTCGGTATGAGTTTTGGTGGAAGATTTTTTGGTGCATTTGCGCATAAATATACGAACGAAAAAAAAGAAGATTTTTGTAAGGAAATGACAAATAGTTTAAAAAGAGCAACCCCTTTAATTAAAAATATAGAGTTTACCAATAAATCATACTTAGATTTAAAACCTAATAATATGTTTATATATTGCGACCCACCTTATAAATGTTCAAAATTTCCTATAAAATATAGAAGAGATGTAAAAAAATACGATGTTTTTGATAACGAATTATTTTGGGAAACTGTTAGAAAATGGAGTCAAAATAATTTTGTAGTTGTTTCAGAAATGGATGCGCCAGCTGATTTTATTGAAATATGGAATTTGGATAGATATCGTAGTGCAGCTCAAAGTAAAAAAACTAGATTTAAACCAGATATGCCGAATGAAACATCGTCTTCTGAAACAAACAAAACTGAAAAACTTTTTGTTTATAAAAATTCAACTTATATACATTTTATTATTTAGAATAAAATGTTTTTATTAGTTTGATTTCAATATTTATAGAACACATTTTATATAAATGAACAATTATATTTATATGATATTTCTAGGAGCTATTGGAAAAATATATGATGACTTTATTGAATTATATATGATTAAAAATGATAGATTAATAGAGACTATCAAAACTTTTTGGACTATTCTCATTTTTTATTTTATTTTTAACGTTGCTTCAAACGGGTATGATATTTTATTTATTTTATTTGTATGGACTTTTTTGCCATTAGTTGATTGGAATGCATACACGGAAGACCCTTATTTTTTTTCATTAACAGTTTTTATTACTCTATTTGGAATTATAACAATCATAATAAAAAAATTTACTTTTAATTATTTATATGTCGCAATAGCTTTTTTATTATATTGCATATGTAGTCCAATTACTGAAATATTTATGTTTGAAATAAATGGTATTATACCTTATATATTAAGTTGTTTCAATTTAGTCAATAATGATTCTATAAAGCTTACTGATATTAGTAATAAAGATTTGGAAGTTTCGCATAAAAAACTAACTACTAGAATTATATCAATTTTGTTTTTATCTTCAATGATTATTTTAATGTTTTTTCTAAGAAAACTAACAAATAATTCAGAGTTAGATAATGTGTATAAATCGGTTATTTATTTATCAATTATAAATATATCTTATTTTATTGTAAGTGTTATAAATCAAATAAATGTTTTATATTTCAATCAAGATATATTAAATAAATTAGAAGTAAGTGAATTTAATAAAACGAATGAAACAACAAATGAAAACGTCGTTTCAAGTATAAATGAAGATAAAAAATGAACAAAAAAAGACAATATTTAAAATTTTACACCTTTGCACATTTCAAACGCCGATTAATTAACGTTTAATTCTTTTAGTTCATTTAAAAATTTATTCATATAATTTAATTTATGTTCTAATATATGAAATCCACCAGGAAAATGATGAATAACTTTGGTTGAATGAACATTGCTATCATTATTAACAGCAAAATCTTTCATAATTTTGTTATTATATAAATTATACTTGAATGCGTTATAAACTACAAACGGTTGGTCGTGAAATGAATGCCACATAGTTAACATAGACTCTGTTATTTTATTAAATAAATCTTTAATTTTTTCGCAATTATTGAATAACATTATTCCACTGCTGAATGCTGTTTTGTCTTCATATTTATTTAAATCGTCGCCAAATAATGATTTTCCCCAAAAATTTGCATCATTGTCAATAGAACCCTCTTCTAAAACATATAGAATGTCTTCTTTGGATAAGTCAAATACTTTATTTATGTCATCTTTTATTAAAATATCTGTGTCTAGATAAAGAAATTTACTATAATTTGCGGATGACTTTAAATGAAACAAGTCCAATCTAGCTTTGCACGCCTTATCTATGTCATTATAATTGTTATTCAATTCAAATTGAATTTTTTCATTAAATAAATGACTTTGTTTTATTATATTCATAAAATCTGTTGATGTATAAATTAGAATATCTGTGTTTTCATCCAAATTTCCATAATTAAAAACACTTTCCAATAACAAATACAAGAATTTTATATATATCTCGTTGTTAAAAATACACAGAAAGATACACTGCTTCATTATATAAATTTATAATAACTGATTTTTAAATTAAAATAATATAGAAAGATATTGAAATTTTTGAAAATAATATATATTATAAAAAGTGAACTTAAAGAAAATCGCCAAAATTCGAGGGTCAAAAGTGATTGCAAATTCTGAAAATGGACAAAAATAAATGTCCAAAAACTCTATAGTGCCTTTTTTTCAGCGAAAATACCCTCTTTTTTTAGCCCTTGTGACTGGAATGCTTTGAATTGCTAAAAAAATTGCGAAAATTTTGTTACGATAAAATTTTTATATTTTTGCGAAAAAGGTTTAGGAACTTTTTTCTACTACCATTATATGGTAGAAAATGATAGTATTTTAGTTCAAGAAAGTTCCGCAAAATTTAATTGTGTATTTTGTTACTATTCAACGTGTAGAAAAAGTCAATATGAACGTCATTTAACAACCGATAAACACAAAAAACGAGAAAATGGTAGTAAATTGGTAGTAAATGATAGTTATTTAGTACCAAAAAGTTCTAATTGTTATCAGTGCGAATGCGGAAAAATATATAAGCACGATAGCGGTTATTACAGACATAAAAAAAAGTGTATTTATAAGAAACAAGATAAAGATAATAAACAAGTTACTCAGATTGTTTCGGATGAACAAAACCATAATGTTATGATTGAATTACTTAAACAAAATCAGGAATTTAAAGAGCTTATTATAGAACAAAACAAGCATATTATGGAATTAGCTGGAAAGGTTGGCAATACTATTAATAACAATACGACCAACAACAACACTAATAATTTTAATTTGCAGTTCTTTTTGAACGAAAAATGCAAAGATGCCTTGAATATTATGGATTTTATTAATCAGTTACAGGTTAAGTTAACAGATTTAGATATGGTCGGCAGGATTGGTTACACCGAAGGTATCTCCAAAATTTTTATTAGAGGTTTGAAAGAGCTTGACGTATTCAAAAGACCAGTGCACTGTAGTGATTTAAAGAGAGAAACTTTATATGTAAAAGACCAGGACGCTTGGGAAAAAGATAATGATGATAAAAACAAAATGAAAACTGCAATCAAATTTATTGCTGCGAAGAATTTAAAACAAATAAATGAATGGAAAGAAGAAAATCCAGAATCAGATGATTATGACTCTAAGAAACACATGGAATATCATAATATTATTATAAATGCAACTGGTGGTTCAACCGCAGAAGAAGATGATAAGAATTTCAATAAAATAATTAGGAATGTTGCAAAGGAAGCAGTGATTGATAAAGAAAAATATTAAAAACTTTTTCTCTCTTTGTTACATTGATAAAACCCAAAAATATTATATTTAGTTGATGGGAATTATATAAATGTAATATATAATGGATACTGAACCGTACTATATGAAAAGGTTAGATGCCCTCAACATTTCAAGCAATGCAAGACAAACGTATCAAGATTTAAACGCCAAACGTAAGGAGTTGCAAGAACGAGCTTATGCTTATGAAGAAGCTCAAAGACAAAAGGCTGCCGAAGGATTATCAAAAAATACATTATTTTATGGTGCAACAAGACGTGAAATGGGTGGTAGACATAAACGAAAAACTAGAAAGTCTGGAAAATCTAGAAAAACAAGAAAACATAGAAGAAAACATGCAAAACGATAATCATTTAAACATAATTCAATATTATTCTATTATATTGTATTTTGTATCATGTCAAAAATATATAGTATTACTAATTTGAATCCAATTTTAGTAATAGTAGAATCTCCAGCAAAGTGTAAAAAAATAGAATCTTATTTAGGTTCTGGATATGAGTGCGTAGCAAGTTTTGGTCATTTAAGGCAATTAAAAAGTTTATCTTGTATTGATATTGAAAATAATTTTAAACCTAAGTTTGAAATTGTTGATGATGATAAAAAACAAAAACATATAGATTTTCTTCGTAAAAAAATTTCCAGCTCAGATGAAGTTATATTAGCAACAGACGACGACCGTGAAGGAGAAGCAATTGCGTGGCATATATGTGACCTTTTTAAATTGCCTATTGAAACTACCAAACGAATTATATTTCATGAAATTACAGAGAAAGCAATTCAATCAGCTATTACGTATCCAAAAACAATTGATATGAAAAAAGTAAATTCACAGATTGCAAGACAAGTTATGGATTTATTGGTTGGTTATAAAATATCTCCGATGTTATGGAAACTTATTACAAAAAAAGCAGGGAGTGGAGGTCTCAGTGCTGGTAGGTGTCAAACACCTGCCTTAAAATTAGTTTATGAAAATCAAGAAGAAATAAATAACACACCTCCAAAAACTGTATATAACACGACTGGTCATTTTACAAGTCATTTTATTCCATTTGAATTAAATAAACAATTTGAAAACGAAACTGAAATTACAGGTTTTTTAGAAGAGTCGGTAAATAACGAACATATGTTTACTAGAACAAATCCTGAAAAAGTATTTAAACAACAACCTGAACCACTTACCACTTCTAGAATACAACAGTTAGCTAGTAATGAAATGCATATATCTCCAAAAGAAACGATGAAAATTTGTCAAACATTATACGAAGACGGATATATTACTTATATGAGAACAGATAGTAAAAAATATAGTTCAGAATTTTTAGAAGATGTAAAAAGATATTTATTGCAAACATATAATGATGAAAAATATATTCATGAAAAAGTAGACCACTTGTCAAATACAAAGACAAATACAAATACGAATACAAATAAAAGCGAAAAACCTATAAAAAAAACAATTAAAAAAGTATCGTCTACGCCACCACCTCAAGAAGCACATGAAGCCATAAGACCAACCAAGATTTCTATTCAAAATCTACCTGATGGAATGAATCCAAGAGAGAAAAAGTTATATAAAATAATATGGGAGACTAGTTTGGAAAGTTGTATGGCTCCTGCAGAGTATTTTTCATTCAAAAGTAATATATCAACTCATCTGGATAATGTAAAATATAGTTATACAAGTGAATTATTAGATTTTTTAGGTTGGAAAATCATAAAAAACAAAGAACAGCTTGATAAATTTTACCATTTTTTATTACAGACCAAACAAAATCAAAGTTTTGAATATAAAAAAATAACAGCGAAGATAACAATAAAAAACTCAAAACAACATTACACAGAAGCGAAATTAGTGCAGTTATTAGAAGATAATGGAATAGGCAGGCCTTCAACTTTTTCTTCTCTCGTTGATAAAATTCAAGAACGTGGTTATGTCAAAAAGGAAGACGTAAAAGGACAACAAATTGTATGTAAAGATTTTGAATTAGAAGATGATATTTTAACTGAAATAAATAATGCGAGAGAATTTGGAAATGAAAAAAATAAATTGATAATTCAACCACTCGGTGTAATAGTTATGGAATTTTTAAATAAACATTTTGAAAATATATTTAATTATGAATATACGAAAAAGATGGAAGATGAATTAGATAAAATAAGTAAAGGTGAAAAAAATTGGTATGAATTATGTAAAGTTTGTCTAGAAGAAATAGATAACGAATGTATTAAATTAAAAGATGAGAATAAATGTGAAATAAAAATAGATGATGAGCATTTTTATATTATAGGAAAACATGGACCTGTTATTAAACACATTATTAAATCTTCTAACAAAGATAAAAACAAAATAGAATTTTTACCTGTGAGAGAAGGAATAGATATTAACAAGTTAGAGAGAGGTGATTATAAATTAGAGGATATAGTTGCAAATCCAATGTCAAACCAAATAGAATTGGGGTTATATAAAACATTCCCTCTAATTCTAAAAAAAGGAAAATATGGTTTGTATGTAACTTGGGGCGATAATTCAAAGTCTCTTTCTTGTTTTGGTAATAGACCGATTGAGAATGTAACTTTAGAAGATGTTTTGGAAATATTACAAAAGTCGGAGATTGAATCTGAAACGAATACAGATAATAAGACATCATCTATTATTAGAATTATAACAAATGATATAAGTATAAGAAATGGTAAATATGGTGAATATGTTTTTTATAAAACATCAAAGATGAAAAAACCGATGTTTATAAAGTTGTGTGATTTTAAAGGTGATTATAAAACATGTACGATAGCGTCATTCTTGGAATGGTTGAAAACAGAACATAATATACAAGTAAAACCCAAATAACAATAAATAATCAAAATAAATTATTTACCCATGACCGATATATGGTTCTGGATTGTATCGCTTATATTCTCTATTATTCATAGGTCTCAAAATTGTAAATTCAAATAATAATGTATAATCAGTATTTCCAAATTGAACAAGACATCCATTATGATAACGAACTTTTATTTTCATTTTTCTAATTCTTTCAGCAGGTGGATTATATATTTTTGTAGCTAACTGATAATTATCGTACCATTGAGAAATAGGAGTAGTTGTAACTGGAATTTTTGCAAAAGCAGATTTTACAACACCATTTGTTATATTAGTAGTAGTTGTAAATTCATTAACGGCAAATGGAATTGTTTCATCAATGACATTCATTCCTTCAACTTCAATATAAAAATGTGAAGGACCCATGATGTTTATTTTATAAGGTGCTTCTAAAAAATATACAGGAATTGTTGCGTTTGTTCCAAGATATGCAGGGTCTGGAACTAACCAATATCCGTTGTCACCAGGTGTATTCACGTCGCCATAATAAAATCTAGGATAAGCACCAAAACTTGACGTAATAGATGTAGCGTCACATCTATTAAAACCTAAATGACTTGGTAAACCCCAGTTAGAAAAGTCGGGATATTGTTGTGATTTAATGCAATTATTAAATTGGTTTAAATTGTTATATTCACTAAAAATATATAAGGAAGAGCTATTAGAAATAACAAATTGAGAGCTTTTATTTCCAAACCATATTTTTTGAGATACTGTGTTATATACAACAACAAATTGTGTGTAGCCACCTATTGCATCAAATTGTGCCATTAAACTTGGGTTATTTGTAGCGATATAAGTTGCAATAAATCTACTAACAATATCATTCATTTTATTAGTAAGTTCAGTAACCATTTGAAATGGATTATAAAATCCTTCTTGAATTGTAGCGACATATTGTTTTTGATAATTAGAATAAAGCGCTTCACTAATTATAATCATTAATGGGTCAGTGATATTATAATCTACTGGGTTGAATGGTTGTATTATTTGAAAAACTATAGACACATTATTTTGAGCGGGTGAAAAAACATTATAATTAGAAGGGAAACACCAATTGTCAAGTCTAACGCCTACAACATTACAATAATCTTGTGGTAATTCAATTTCAAATTCACTAGCATTTGGATATTTAACTACATTTCTATCTTCCGAGTGTATAGAAATAAATTGTTTTTCATGTGTGTAATCATTCGCATTAGGTATTAAAGGGTGATTTTCTGAAATATTGAACCGACTCATATAAATTATTATAATACTATTTATTTAATAATAATATTTATATTTTAATGTGTCTATATCTAAAATAAAATAATATCTAAAATAAAATAATATCTAAAATAAAATAATATCTAAAAAAATAATATATATCTAAAATAAATATAATGTCAATAGCAAATTATGGAGAAAAATCATTACCTTTGACTGCTTATCAAAAAATGTTTCATTATGGTGATACATTGTTATGGAATTACAAAACATCAAGTGCAAGTGGTATAAGTCAGTTGTTCTTAAATCCCGTTAATTCAAATGCTATAGTGAATATATCCACCAATTTGTTTGTAGGTGGAAAAACGACAGACGCCACTATAAAACTTTATGTAAATGGAAACGTAAGAGTAGATGGAAATATAACAGCTTCGGGCGTTATTACGCCAAATGTAATAATTCCTTCAGATTTATATTTAAAAAATAATATAGAAACATTATCTTTATCGGGTGGATTAAAAGAAGATTTAATGAAAATTGAACCTATACAGTTCAATTATAAAGATGATAAAAATAAAAAATTGCATTTTGGATTTATTGCTCAAGAAGTTGAACAATATTTTCCAAATTTAGTTAATACCATATCAACAAGTATGAATGAAGAAGAAATAACTGTAAAATCATTAAACTGTTTAGAATTTATTCCCCTTTTATTATTAAAAATTAAGGACCTTCAGCATCAAATAGACTTATTAAAGAATAAATAACAACAAAACAATATGTCAGAGAAATAATATACTCTATATTTATAGACAAATATGGAAAATAAATGGTATTCTATAATATATAATTCATTATTGATTGTTGGAGTTATAATTGCTTTATGCACATCTTGGTTTAATACACCAAGTAGCGTAACGGGTGCTATCATAGGTTATACATTTATAATTACAGGCACGTTGTTAATGACGGGATTTTTGATGAGTAACATGAATAGCTCAAATATGATTGCAAATATTATAACATTTGGACCATTCATAGTTCTTATAGGAATATTAATTTATATGGTATACCTTCTTAGTTATTATTACAGTAGAATAACTAAAGGGCGTATTTCAGGTAGTTATTATACTTTCATGAATTTATTTATAGTATTGTTAATAGTAGAATTTATTGCATTTTCAAATGGAATGGCAGATAAAAATTTTAAGTTGACTGGTGAAATAAATAAAGTAACTGGTTTGACAATTTATTTATTAGAGATATTTAGTACAATAATAGTAGCAACTTTAGGAATTATATTAAAGTATTTTTCTACAGATGGTTAATTTTAACAAATTTATAAGTAATTCCAAAATGAAATTCAGTTTCCCAGATGCCTGATATTTTTAACATAAATAGTCCATTATTAATATTTTCTATATTTTCAAAAAATATTTTAATATTTCCGTTCTTAAGCTGTTCGTAAATTTTAAATTGTGGCACTTTATTTTTTATGTTTACATTTTTTAAAATAGTTTCTTCAATTGATTTAATATTTTCAATCAAATCCTTGTGGTTGATTGGGTTGAAATTACATTTGTATTTATTATAATATTTTTCAACAGATATATCATTTAATAAAATTAAAAGATTAATACCATTCAATACGAACAAAGGGGTTGAATATAATATACGAATAAATAACCCATCGTTCATTACGTTATTTTTAATAGGTTCGCAAAAATAAATATTATTTTCATCATATTGTTCTATGCTTTTAACAAGATTCATTTATGTATAATTATATAATATATTAAACATATTCAAAATGTATTTAAGTTATGTATATTAATATCAACATATCCAAATTATTATATCCAAATTATTATATCCAAATTATATACAACGTGCCAAAATATTCATTAGTTATATAATTAAATAAAGAATATTTATAATTATATAAAAAACGATAATAATATGAAATTTCAAGAAACTCATTACGAAGATTATTTAATTTCAAATCAAAAAAATGATTTACATCCCAAATTAAATAAAATATTTGATAAATTTCCTAATAAAATAAAAAAATTACGTAATTTAATATTTTTTGGACCGTGTGGTGTTGGAAAATATACACAAGTACTAAAAGTTATAAAAAAATATAGTCCAACAGAATTAAAATATGAAAAAAAAATAAGTGTAACATTCAATAAACAACCATTTTTTTTAAAAATAAGTGATATTCATTATGAGATAGATATGTCACTATTAGGGTGCAATTCTAAGTTATTATGGCATGAAATTTATTTACAAATAATAGATATTGTATCTGCAAAAAATGAAAAATCTGGAATTATTTTATGTAAATATTTTCATGAAATTCACAGTGAATTATTAGAAAATTTCTATAGTTATATGCAAAAAAATAATTCGGCATCAGTTGATTTAAAGTTCATTTTAATAAGTGAACATATTAGTTTTATACCGGACAATATATTGAATTGTTGTGAAATTATAAATGTGTCCAGACCTACAAAAAATGCTTATGTTAAATGTATAAAAAATAAATTACCAAATTCGGTGAAATTAGAAAATATAACAAATATAAAAAATATTAATAGTTCAATTGATTTGTTAATGGTGCCACACAAAGTAATATGTGATAAAATAATAGATACAATCGTTAATGTGAACGAAATAAAATTTTTAAAATTCAGAGATTTATTGTATGACATTTTTATTTATAATTGGGATATTACAGAATGCATTTGGTATATTATGACAGAATTAATACAACGAAATAAAATAAAATCAGAATGCATTTCTGAAGTATTAATAAAAACGTATAATTTTTTTCAATATTATAACAATAATTACAGACCGATTTATCATTTAGAAAATTATTTATTTTATTTGACAACTATTATTCATGGGTTTTAACTTAGACGCATTATTAGTATTTTATAAAACAAATCCAAATACAACAATATAATACAAAAATATAATACAAAAATATAACACTGAAATGGATTTAAAAGAAGCACTCAATACATTAGAAATTGATATACCGTTAAATAATATAAATTTAGAATACTTAAAGAAACAATATTATAAATTAGCGTTACAAAATCATCCTGATAAAAATGGTAATACAATAGAATCAACCCAAAAATTCCAAAGAATTCAAGAAGCCTACGAATTATTAAAGAGAGAAATTAGTATTTTAAATGAAGATATGTCAACAAATACAGATAATTTATCTAGTTATGTTACAATATTGCATTCATTCGTAGATGGAATATTGAAGGGAAAATACAATGATATTATTAAAAATATTATAAAAAAAATAGTAGGTGGTTATGTAGAGGATATTTCATTAAAATTATTTGATGATATGACTAAAGAGCAATCGCTAACAATATATGATTTTATTATAAAATATAAACAGTTACTTCGTCTGAGTGATGAAATAATTATAAAGGTTAGGGAAATAATATTAAAAAAATTCAAAGATATACAAATATATTTATTGAATCCAAGTTTGAATGATTTGTTTCAAAATAATGTTTATAAATTGGATATAGATGGTAAAATTTATTTTGTTCCATTATGGCATAGTGAATTGTATTTTGATTCCGATATTGTAGTGAAATGCAATCCTGAGTTACCGTCAAATGTTGAAATAGACGAAGATAATAATTTAATTATTACGGAAAGAATTTCGTTAACTTTTTCTCTCTTTGATGAGAAAGTGAGAGTCATAAAAATAGGTAATTATTCGTTTGAACTACCGATGGAGCAGTTATTTATAAGACGTTTTCAGACGTTTACTTTGAAAAAACAAGGAATATCAAGAATAATAGAGGATGATATTTATAAGATAGAAGATAAAGCCGATGTTATAATTAAGATTATTTTTGATTAAAAATTGAAAAAAAATATAACCTTAAAATTAACAACAAACTCTGACAATGATTCAACCTTGTAAAGGCCCAGTAAATAAAATATTGGAAAAGAATGAAGTGAAATTAGAAGATTTAGTGGTTGGTGAAAAATATTTATTGGAGTATTATCAATATCATATTAATAATACGATAAAATTTTATGGTGAATATATTAGACAAGAAATGAATATATCACCTTATGTGATTACTTATTTCAAAACAGATGAATGGATTTATCCATTAATGATTCACGAAACGTTGACGAGATATTACATACCTGTCACCGATAAAATAAAACAAAATAGTTTGGAAAGGCAAGCATTTGCACAATGTATAAATAAATTAGTAATTGAAAGAAAAAATGAAAATAGCCAAAAAGCATGGCGTTCTATTCCAAATAAAAATGGGTTGGGTTATGATTTGGTAAAAATGTATTATAAGTAATTGAACAAATTATTAAATAAAATTAAAAAATATTAAATACAATAAAAAATTATTATATTTAATTTTCGTTTTTTTTTATTTTCTTATTCTTTTTGCGTTTTTATTTTCTTATTCTTTTTGCGTTTTTATTTTCTTATTCTTTTTGCGTTTTTATTTTCTTATTCTTTTTGCGTTTTTTATATATTTAAGCGGCTTCAACAATCTTCTTCTTCACAACCTTCTTCTTCTTAGGCTCTTCAGCCAAAGCACTAGCAACTTCTTGCTTTACCTCAACAGGTGGTGGAGGAGGTGCAACTGCAACAGGCACCGGAGTTTGAACAGAATCGTCATCATCTTCTGCGTCAGAATCCGCGACAATCGTGCTAGACACAACATCCTCGTCGTCATCTACATCGGGGGCAGGCGTAGACTTTAACTTTGCCTTATCAGAAGGCTTCAACTTGATAAAGCATTCCTCAGTTAGTGAAGTCTTTGGCTTCTGAACAACAGCCTGTGCAAGCTTCCAAGTAACACCAAACTTACCATTCGCAAACCAAAGACCGCCACACTGTATGATTACTGCAACATTAATGCCCTTCTTAATAAAGTCAAGAGGTGTCTTATTAGGCTCGCCTGGGAAAAGCTTATTACCATCTTCATCACAGATTAGAACCTTCCAAACACCTTCCCAAAGAGGAATCTTAACTCGCAAAACGGGAGGCTTAGAATAATCCGGGTTACCGGTAAACTTATCCTTACTATACTTCAACATGGGGGTATAGAGGGCATCAATAACTTCCGGACTAGAATGAACCTTACCGAACCAGTCCTTAGAATAAGTTAGAGCATCTGACTTTATCTTTGCCTCAAACTCTTGCATATTTTTCAAAAATGCACGAGTGTCATCATTAGAATATTCACCATTAGGGAATTGCAAAGCCATTTCAAACTTACCATTTCCCTCAAATTCGGATGCTCCCCAAGTGAGCATGAGTGGTGTTGAAAGTCTTACACCAGAATTTGTTTGTGAATTTAGAATATTGACACTCTTTCCACCGGAGGCATTAGCCTTTGGTGTGGAATAACGAATAATCTTAGAGCTAAATTGGGTACCGTCAACGATTGTCTCTGCCATCTTATATATGATACTTTATATATCGGGGTTATCTTTAAATCAATTTTTTTAATAATAAAATTAAAATATAAATCATAAGTATTCGCATGATAATACGTAACAAGAGTATTAACAATTATATAAAATAAATTATATGTATAATATTTAAAACAGCTCAAAAAGATTTCTCCATATATATATATTAATACTTGACGATGGTTAAGCGTACATATAAAAGCATGGTAAAATTTTTAGGTGTGGAAGAATATGATGATTATTTACATTCAGAATGCACGAAAAACATGCCTAAGCAAAACAATAAAAATAACAAAAAACTAACAAACGATGAAATGGTAATGCCGTCATATTCAAATATAAATATTTTATTTGAGAATAATTATAATGTTCAACAATTAAAACAAATTATAAATCATTTTGATATACTAAAAGTTTCTGGAAATAAAAAAGAACTTTTTAATAGAATATATGTGTTTTTAAAATTATCTGGATTCATTATTAAAATACAAAAAATTTTTAGAGGATATTTGCAAAAAAAAATAAATTTGTTACGCGGACCTGCGTTTAAAAATAGAAATTTATGCACGAATGATAGTGATTTTTTGACAGGTGATAGTGTAAAAGATATGGAATATTTACAATTTTTTAGCTACAAAGATGATGATGGTTTTATTTATGGTTTTGATTTAGTTTCTCTCTATAATTTAATTTTAAAGTCTGGAAAAACAATAAAAAATCCATACAATCGTAATGATATATCAAAAAATGTTATACAAAATATGCGAACTTTGATAAGAATGAGTAAATTTTTAGGCACGCCAATTAATATTAATATCAAAGAAGATACATTTTCAGATGAGAAGTCATTAGAAATGCGAATACTAGATTTATTTCAAAAGATGGATTCTTTAGGAAATTATACAGAAGCTTCTTGGTTTACATCGTTGAATAGGACGAAAATAATAAAATTTTTAAGAGAACTAATTGATATATGGTCGTATAGAGCACAGATAACACCTGACACTAAACGTAAGATATGTCCACCAAATGGAGATCCATTCAGAGGGTTTCATTTTAGTTATGTTTATAATGAAGAGAATATAGATAATATAAAAAAAACGGTTATTACTATATTAGAAAAATTCGTTTATAATGGCATAGACGACGACCATAAATCTTTAGGAGCATATTACGTACTTGGTTCATTAACTTTGGTAAATGAAAACGCTGCTACATCTCTTCCGTGGCTTTTTCAATCAGTTGCTCATTATATATAATATATAGTTCATTTTCTTACGAAAACCGATAACGTATTTTATATATAAAATAAAATATATATTTAAGACCTGAAATCAACTTAAAAAGTAGTCGTTTAGATATAGTATAATAATGGCTAGAACGACCAAGACTACGAAGACAGCTGACGCTGCATCTGCCCCCGCCCCTGTTGTTGATAATACCGCCTCTGCTACACCTGCAGTCAAGGCAACAAAGGCTAAGAAGTCTAAGGAGACTAAGGCTCCTGTTGAGACCTCTGCTCCTGTTTCTACCCCCGCTGTTGAGACCACTCCTGCAGTTGAGGGTGATTCTCTAGAGTCATCTCTTCTAGAGCAATCAACTGAGTTTAATGCCAAGCTTCAACAGCTTGCATCTGTTATCGCAACTCTCAAGTCTGAGTATAAGTCTCTTGAGAAGAAGTGGCAACGCGAGCTCAAGTCTGCTAACAAGCAGAACTCCAAGCGCAAGAGAAAGTCTGGAAACAGACAACCCTCCGGTTTTGTTAAGCCCACTCGCATTAGTGACGAGCTAGCTGCTTTCCTTGGAAAGGAGAAGGGCACAGAGATGGCTCGCACAGCTGTCACTCGTGATATTAACGCTTACATCAGAACCAACAAGCTTCAAGATGATAAGAATGGTCGCAAGATTAACCCTGACACCAAGCTTGCTGCCCTTCTCAAGCTTCAAAAGGATGATACCCTCACCTATTTCAACCTCCAACGTTTCATGAGCCCTCACTTCGCAAAGTCTGTGAAGGCTGAGACTGCCTCTGCTTAAAAACATAATAAATAAATTAAATAAAACATAATAAAAAACAAATAAATATAATAAAACATAATAAAATAAACAAAAAATAAATTAAATAAAAATATAATAAAACCATAACAAATAACAAATAACAAATAATAAAAATCAAATAAATATAAATTTTAAATAAAATTTATATTTTGTAAAAACTAATCACATGTGTAATTTCCAAAAACGAAACCATCTTCTTCCAATATTGAATACATTTTTTCTTTCATTATAGGTCTATTCACAATACTAATATTATCGCAATTTTTTAAATGAATATGGTTGTCCGATAAATCAAACATATTATAAGTATTTTGCAATAAATCCAAATCGTCAATATGTTCTGGAAATTTATTATAAATCCATTCATAAAAATCTCCCATTTCATTAGACTTTTTATATTTTTTAAATAACTTAATGGTCTTCTTTAATTCACATTTATTTTCTGAATTTGAATTATAATCAGTACCAGAAAGAATACAAATTTGACGAAATTCTTTTTGAGTGATATCTAATTTATTCAAAATATGTTTCATAGTATATACAACAACTGTACGATTAATTAAACTGAAATATCTCAGGACGCGAGGACAACCATATGCAAATAAATCCATATCTTCGCTCATACAACCCCATACTTTTTTTTTTATAACAAGCATGGCGCATAATTCATCAGCTTCTCCTGGTGCATCATAGTATGTAACTCCGTAACTAGTAATTAATTCTTTTACTTTTTCAATCTGATTTTTACTGACATAAATAAATCTTTTTTTCAAACTATCCATATTTGAAATTATTTCTTGCTTTTCTAATTCATCTTCGTTTACGTTTACGTTAATACTAATAGAATCTAATTGTTTTTTTAAACGATTATATTCATTCTCTGCAAAAATCTTATCTTTCCTACGTTGTATTAATAGTTCTCTTTTTTCAGCAGGTGGTTTACCATCAAATATAAAAATGGGTATAATATTATAATATCTAAACATAGAAATCATTAAATATATATTTTCAATCAAATTGTCATCACCAATATATTTGTATAGGTAAATACTTATATCCACAGCAATTTTTTTCCCAGATAAATCGGCGATTGAAACACATTTGATTGCTTCTGAACAGTTGTCTTTCAGGAAAATATTCAAATGTTTAATTCCCATAAACGAATATTTTTATATTTACGTTATGTTTGTTTACTCTTTAATATTGAGCGATTTTAAAGGTCAATTTTCTTTTAAAATACATAAAATACATAAAATAAATAAAAATTGATTCTAATTTTAGTAGTTATTTTAGTAACATTATCAAAATATGCATTCAATAATGAAAACCCGTAGTATGACAAAGAGAGAAAATGCCAAGACAGAATATGAAGTAAATATAGATTTTGATGAAGCAAGCGAAGCATGGAAAGCAAATAAAAAATCAACAGGTGGTGGTTGTTATAAATATATTTGCGAAGCGATAAGGACGAATGGAAAAAAATGCAGGAAAAATCCTATGGCGGGTTGCAAATTTTGTTCTATTCATAATATATAAGAATAAAATGTATAATTCTGAAATAGATGCGATGGAGAGTGGTGAATTACAAAAATATAATATAGAACAAAATGTTAAAAAGAAACTAGAAGAACAACAATTTAGAAAAAACCTATTTAAAGAACAAGAAAATGCAGAAAAAAACGCTGATATAGAATATAATCAACGCTTAAATAGAGAACAAAGAAGAGAACAAAGAAAAAAAGATGAGAAAGATGTGATGATGGAATGGCATAGAAGAAACCCACATTTAATCAATTATCCAAGAGGTCAAAGAAATACAGTCACACAATACAGAATTCCTCCAAATATAAATGAAATACCAGAGGAAGAATATAACCCTTATGACCCCAATCTAGTTCCCCATAATTCAATCAAAGAGTCTGGAATTGGTTTACTTGGAAAAGGTGAAAAAAATGATTGGGATGTTTATGACACAGGATTTAGTGGTGGCATTTTAAGAAAATCAAAAAAAAGAAAATCAAAAAACAGAAAAACAAGAAAATCAAGAAAAACAAGAAAATCAAGAAAAACAAGAAAATCAAGAAAAAATTGATTTTTTTATTTTGAATATAAATAAATACGTGTTAATAATAAATGGACTATAAAGAACCAAAAACGAGACAAGAAAAAAAGGGAAATAAAAATAAAGAAGGAAAAGGAGTCTATAATCAAAAGACGATTCGCCTGAAAGAAAATATGATGAATAAACGAGATAAATCAAATGACAAAACCCAAAGTGACAAAAACCAAAATGACAAAACCCAAAGTGACAAAAACCAAAATAATAAAAACCAAAATGATAAAAAATGAGCCACAGTCCTAACCCTAACAGTTAACCAAGTTCACTTATAGTCATTCGCATATTTTTAAGAACATAATCAAACACTTTATTTTTGTTCTTCTTTTTTTTAACTAATATAAAAAATTGTTGCATACATTCAACTGAGTCTAAAAATGAATTTGTTTTGTAATTTTTATAAATAAATTTACAAAATTCTTTAACATTTGTTGTGGTATTTTTAAACTGAAGTAATGACATATTATTCTTATCACACCAAGATAAAAACCCTTGATAATTATTCATAAGAACTGTGGTTATAATATAATAAGAGAGAACGTTAGATTTTTCTTTATATAAAGTTTCTCTCAAGGAAACAGATGTTGTATCTGATGAAATAATATTTTCATAGGTTAGACCCATAAATTCTAATGTTTTTACCATTTGGAAAAATTTATATGTTCTTTCAAAATTTATAAAAAAATCAAAATTTATTAAAAACTCACTAAAAAAACTTTTTCTCTCTTTATCTTCAATCCCAGAGTCAAAATAATTAATAGAATTGTCTTTAGCTAAGTAAAAACTACAAAATACCGCATTCATTATTTCAGCCCAAAACTCAGTATATGCTTCAAATAAATTAACTTCTGATTTTACTTTAAAAATAGATAGAATAGAACGTGTACTTTCATCAGTGTTCATATGTGAAAAGTCTAGCGCAAAATTATGAAAAGTTTCATGCATCAATACTTTAAACCATTCTTCTTTTCTAAAAATGACAATCTCTGAATCAACCGGACAAGTATAAGTGAATGCTGTGTTTACATTATTTTGATTCAAAATACTGATTTTACTTTTTGGTAGTTCTTTCTTGAGAGAAGTGAAATACAAATAAATGATGAGTGTTTTTGAACATTTTTTAGAAGCATATTCGTTTGTTATATATAACCAAGTAAGAACCTTTTCTACATATTCATTATATAGTTCAATCTGATTCTCTGGAGAAATATCATTATCCTCTAATATAAAATGTATCTTGATTTCTCTATCAAAGAGAGAAAAAGTATACGATAAATTATGTAACATAGTATTATCAATATGATATCTTATTTCATCAGGAAAACTACTTGGATTAAATGATTTTGGTTTTGGTATTTGTGAAACATTCATTATTTTGGTAATATTTAATTTATAAAAACTTTCACCGATTGATTCTTTTTGTAGTTTTTTTGATTTAACAAAAGAATCTGCGTCTGAAATATCTTTGAATAAACGTTTTAAAATATGTTTAGTTTTAGAATTTTGTTTAACATGTTTAATGCATTTCTTTTCTAAAAAAAAAGACATTAATAATTCACTATGTTTAGTAAGTTTCATTCTGTTTTCTTATTATTATTATATATATTTATTTAATATTCATTTAATATTCATTTAATATTCATTTATTTTGTTATTTTTTTCATTTATTTTGTTATTTTTTTCATTTATTTTGTTATTTTGTTATTTTTTTGTTGTTATAATTGTTATAAAATATATAAAATATATAAAATATATAAAATATATATAATATATACGAATGGCGTTTTCGTTATCTGGTACAGAAATATTAATAGGTTTTATGGCGATTATAATATTATTTGTATTATTAACAGGAATTCAAAAAAAACCAGTGATTGGTGGTTGTGCTGGAACACAATATGGGTGCTGTCCTGATTGTGATATTGCAAAAATAGATAAAGTCGGTTCAAATTGCCCAAAAAAACCAATGATAGGTGGTTGTGGTGGAACTCAGTATGGATGCTGTCCTAATACTAAAATAGCTAAAATAGATTATAAAGGTTCAAATTGTAAACCAACTCCGCATCATGCGATTGGTGGATGCTCTGGAACTAAATATGGTTGTTGTCCTTATTCTGAGATACCTAAACTGAACGAGATTGGTTCTAATTGTAAATATTAGTTTAATAATTTTATAAAATTTAGTTATTTATATTATAATTAAAACATAATATGAATTTTTCAAAAATAAATGATATTATTAACAAACAAAAAATATTAAAAAAACAAAAAAGAAAGCAATTGCTATTTAATTCTTTTGGTGGTGTTTCTAATGTAAATTATTGTAATCCAACATTAAATTTGAACGTAAAATTAAACGAATTAAATGAAAATTCCGATTTTAATGAATATATGATTGCGTTAAAAAACAATTCGGTTGACGAATTTTATGATAAATGTAATAAAAAACACAAGAACTATGTAGTTAATAAATATATTTTTAATAATATTGTTTATATAAAAAAAAATATATTCAAAATAATAAACGTTTATCAACCTGAATATAAAAATAGACGCGCGACCGGGTTTGGAGATTTTATTAGAGGTTCATATTTCATTATACAGTTTTGCGAGAAATTTAAATTAGAATATGAAATTAAAATAAATCATGCGATTAAAAATTATTTAAGTTTTTATTCTAAAAAGAATAAACTAGATGAACACTATGAAAAAAATATACCATACGAAGAAACAAAAAAATTTACTTCTGATGAGGATATATATTTTTTTGAACCAGATAATTTTAATATATTTAATAATGTAAACTCAGATGACGAATTAATTGATAAAAAAATAGAAATGATTTATGATTTTTCGTGCTATTTAAAAGAGCAAAAAATTAATAACAGAAGTGTTAAAATTTATACTATCAGTTTTCCTTTTCAAGAAATAACAGATAAACAACAAAATAAAATGAAAGAAATATTAGAACCAACGAATGAAATAAAACAAATATTGAATAATGCTTTGATTAATAACAACTTAATATCAAATAATTATAAAGTAATTCAAATAAGAAATGGTGATAATATATTAATTAATGACGAGCATTTGAATGAAGATTTTTTAAAAACAATTCAAACTGAGATAAATAAGATATATATGTCATCAAATAAAGCATTAAATTGTAAATATCTATTAATTTCAGACAGTGTTAAAATAAAAGATTATATAAACAAACGGTTTCCAAACATTATAACTATAAATAACAAAATCACACATATAGGTGAAGGTGTAAATTTGGTTGTAAATGATGAAAAAATTAAAAATACTCTGTTGGATTTTTATTTAATGGCGAATTCAAATGAAATTATTAGTTTTTCTTGTTATGAACATGGCAGTGGATTTAGTAGATGGTGTGCTACAACTTATGACATACCGTATACATGTACTATTATAAAAAACGAGTAAATAACATCATATTATGTTTATGCTGTTATTTGTTTTGTCATATTTTTATTTTATATTGTTTTTATTTATTTATATTTTATATTGTTTTTATTTATTTATATTTTATATTGTTTTTATTTTTATTTTATATTGTTTTTTATTTATATTTTATATTGTTTTTATTTATTTTTCAACAAAGCAAGCTCGGATTTCAAAGAATCAATCTCGGCTTTTAATTCTTGAATTGATTTTACCATAATAGGTAAAAGAGTACCATAACTTGCTTCTAATTTATCAGGATTTGATTCATAAACTAGATTGGGGATAATTATTCCAGTATCTAGCTGAATTTGTTTTAATTCTTGTGCGATAAATCCATGAGAAGGTATATCTACTTTTCCACCATCTCTCATGTTCCATACGAATGAAACTGGATTTAATTTAGAAACAAACTCTAATCCTTTATCTAACGAAACGATATCTTTTTTATCACGAGCATCACTTAAAACTGTAATATCAACCTTACATCTTAAAGTAGTTATTGATGAATTACCTAAAGTAATTTCGTTTGAAACGTCATCAGACGATGCAGCTGCATTATTTCCTATGATGGTATTATTAGAACCTGATATTAAATTTGAACCAGCATTATTTCCTATGATGGTATTATTAGAACCTTCAGTTAAAAATGAACCAGCATCAAAACCTAATGCTGTATTAAAACTCATGTATGATGTGCATTTGATTAAAGCATTTGAACCAACGGCGGTGTTATTACTACTTTCGTATTCATATCCGCTAGAACCATTATAATTTCCTAATAAAGCGCCACTTCCAATAGCTACATTATTTTTACCCAGTGTATTAAATGTTAATGTATTATAACCAACAGCTACATTCTGTCCTGGACCTACAAATCTGTGTTTATATAAAGAGTCTTTTCCAATTGCTACATTATAGTTACTACTTTGGCTAAAGTAAAGTGCATTAATTCCAAATGCCACATTACAGACACCGCTAATATTTTCTTTAAGAGCTTCACAACCAACTGCAGTGTTGTCGTTGCCGGTATTTGCATTAGTTGGATTATTTTTTACTAATGCATTAAAACCAATAGCGGTGTTACGCAACCCAGTAGTATTTTCTTTAAGTGCGCCTGAACCAACCGCTACATTCTGAGCAGCTGTATTCTTTTGTAATGCTTGATAACCAATAGCAACAATATCAGAACTAGCTGTGTTGCTTTCAGCTGCCGAAACACCAATAGCGGTGTTACGCAACCCAGTAGTATTTTCTTTAAGTGCGCCTGAACCAACCGCAACATTCTTTTCGGCTGTATTCTTTTGTAATGCTTGATAACCAATAGCAACAATATTAGAACTAGCTGTGCTACCTTCAGCGGCTGAAACTCCAATCGCTGTATTAAATTCACCAGTAGTATTTGCAGATAAAGACGATGAACCAATCGCTGTATTATTACCACCAGTAGTATTTGCATGTAAAGACGCTGAACCAATCGCTGTATTATTACCACCAGTAGTATTTGCATGTAAAGACAATGTACCAATCGCTGTATTAGAGTCACCAGTAGTATTTGCAGGTAAAGACAATGAACCAATCGCTGTATTATTACCACCAGTAGTATTTGCAGATAAAGACGATGAACCAATCGCTGTATTAAATTGACCAATAGTAGTTGCAGATAAAGACAATGAACCAATCGCTGTATTAGCTCCACCAGTAGTATTTGCTGCAAGTGCATTTGAACCAATCGCTGTATTAGCTCCACCAGTAGTATTTGATTGAAGCGCGCCTGAACCAACTGCAACATTCTCATCGGCTGTATTCTTTTGTAATGCTTTATACCCAATAGCGACAATATTAGAACTAGCTGTGCTGCCTTCAGCAGCTGAAACTCCAATTGCTATGTTTTGTGAACCACTAAAATTTGTTGCAAGTGCGGTTGAACCAATTGCAATATTAGAATTACCTCTTGTATTTGCAAATAAAGACCCTGAACCAATCGCTGTATTAGAGCCACCAGTAGTATTTTCTTTCAGCGCATTTGAGCCAACAGCAACATTCCCATCAGCATTATTTTGATATAACGAGAAATATCCAATAGCAACATTATCACCCCCCTTTATATTATTATATAAAGAACCAACACCAATCGCTGCATTAAAGGCACCAGTTGTATTACTATATAAAGCTTCGTATCCAACCGCTGTATTATCATCAACACCAATATTATTGGTTAATGCATTAAAACCAATAGCGGTGTTACGTAACCCATCAATATTTGCTTTGAGCGCATTTGACCCAATCGCTGTATTATTACCACCAGTTGTATTAGATTTAAGAGCTTCGTATCCAACCGCTGTATTATCATCAACACCAATATTATTGGTTAATGCATTAAAACCAATAGCGGTGTTACGTAACCCATCAATATTTGCTTTGAGCGCATTTGACCCAACCGCAACATTCTCACCAACTGTATTCTTTCGTAATGCTTGATACCCAATAGCAACAATATCAGAACTAGCTGTGCTACCTTCAGCTGCATAAGTGCCAACTGCGGTATTGTATTTTCCAGTTTTATTCTTATATAATGAATTTTTTCCAACGCTAGAGTTATCATTTCCAGAAACATTATTAAACATTGAATAAGCGCCAACTGCTGTATTATTGAATGCATCCGCATTTCCATCATTACCATTATTAGTTAACGCTGCTATACCCAACGCTGTATTTTGGCTAGCTTTTATGTTAGAATATAAAGAAGCTTGTCCCAGAGCAGTATTTTGACCTCCATCTGTATTACAATTTAAGGATTGAGAACCAACCGCGGTATTGTTGTCGGCTTTATTCTTTTGTAATGCTTGATAACCAATAGCAACAATATCAGAACTAGCTGTGTTGCCTTCAGCGGCTGAAACTCCAATTGCTATGTTTTTTGAACCACTCAAATTTGTTGCAAGTGCATTTGAACCAATCGCAACGTTATTATTACCTACTGTATTTTCATTTAAAGACGTTTTACCTATAGCTGTATTATCACTACCAGTTGTATTTGAAAATAAAGACGCTGAACCAATCGCTGTATTAGATTCACCAGTAGTATTTGTAGGTAAAGACAATGAACCAATCGCTGTATTAGAGTTACCAGTAGTATTTAAATTCATAGACGCTGAACCAATCGCTGTATTAGATTTACCAGTAGTATTTGCAGATAAAGACGATGAACCAATCGCTGTATTAGCGTCACCAGTTGTATTAGCTTTAAGAGCTTCGTATCCAACTGCGGTATTATTAACAGCTGAATCACCATTATTATTGGTTAATGTATTAAAACCTAATGCTGTGTTACGTGACCCAGTAGTATTTTCTTTAAGTGCGCCTGAACCAACCGCAACATTCTTTTCGGCTGTATTCTTTTGTAATGCTTGATAACCAATAGCAACAATATCAGAAGTAGCTGTGCTACCTTCAGCTGCCGAAACACCAATTGCTATGTTTTTTGAACCATCAACATTTGCTACAAGTGCATTTGAACCAATTGCTGTATTAGAGTCACCAGTAGTATTTGCAAATAAAGACAATGAACCAATCGCTGTATTAGATTCACCAGTAGTATTTACAGGTAAAGACAATGAACCAATCGCTGTATTAGAGCCACCAGTAGTATTTAAATTCATAGACAATGAACCAATCGCTGTATTAGATTTACCAGTAGTATTTGCAGATAAAGACGATGAACCAATCGCTGTATTAGCGCCACCAGTTGTATTAGCTTTAAGAGCTTCGTATCCAACTGCGGTATTATTATTAGATTTACCACTTTGACCATCACCATTATTATTGGTTAATGTATTAAAACCTAATGCTGTGTTACACAACCCACTAGTATTTTCTTTGAGCGCATTTGACCCAACCGCAACATTCTCCTTTGCCTTGTTATTTTGTAATGCTTGATAACCAATAGCAACAATATCAGAACTAGCTGTGTTACCTTCAGCGGCTAAAACTCCAATTGCTATGTTTCTTGAACCACCTATATTTGTTTCAAGCGCATTTGACCCAATCGCTGTATTATTACCACCAGTAGTATTTGCAGATAAAGACAATGAACCAATCGCTGTATTAAATCCACCAGTATTATTTGCAGATAAAGACAATGAACCAATCGCTGTATTAGCGCTACCAGATTCATTAGCTTTAAGAGCTTCGTATCCAACTGCGGTATTAATACTAGATTCACCAACATCGCCATCACCATTATTATTGGTTAATGTATTAAAACCAATAGCGGTGTTAAATTGTCCGTTAATATTTTCTTTGAGCGCATTTGACCCAACCGCTACATTCTCACCAACTGTATTCTTTTGTAATGCTTGATACCCAATAGCGACAATATTAGAACTAGCTGTGCTACCTTCAGCTGCATAAGTTCCAACAGCGGTATTGTGTTTTCCAGTTTCATTATTATATAATGAATTTTTTCCAACGCTAGAGTTATCATTTCCAGAAATGTTTGTAAACATTGAATAAGCGCCAACTGCTGTATTAAAGTTTGCGTATGTGTTTCCATCATTACCATTATTAGTTAACGCTGCTATACCCAACGCTGTATTTTGGCTAGCGTTTATGTTAGAATATAAAGAAGCTTGCCCCAGAGCAGTATTTTGACCTCCATCTTTATTAGAATTTAAGGATTCAGAACCAATAGCGGTATTATTACTGGCTATATTATTTGATAATGCGTTATAACCAAATGCCACGATTCCCTTCGCAATCGTTCCAGAAGCGCCTGCATTAAATCCAACAGCTACATTTTTGTTACCCGTAGTATTTGATTGAAGCGCGCCTGAACCAACTGCAACATTCCCATCGGCTGTATTATTTTTTAATGTGTTATAGCCGACCGCAACATTATCAGAACCGGTCTTGCCTGATAACATAGAATTCGCACCAATTGCTATGTTACGAGTCCCTATATTATTTACACTAAGTGCATAAACTCCAACTGCGACGTTGACTGTTCCTGTTGTATTTTCTTGAAGCGCACCTGAACCAACTGCAACATTCCCGCCAACTACATTATTAGATAATGCTTTATAACCAACGGCAACATTATGTTTTCCGGTTTTACCTAATGTGTATGTTTCAAATCCAATAGCAGTATTAAATTGTCCTGTAGTATTTGATTTAAGCGCACCTGCACCGATCGCAACATTCTCATTAACCAGATTATTTTTTAAAGCTTGATAACCAATAGCAACAATATTAGAGCCTGTTGTGCCAGTTGAACCTGCTTGAAATCCAAGAGCGGTGTTATATAGTCCGGTGGTATTTGATTGAAGCGCGCCTGAACCAACTGCAACATTCCCATCAACCAGATTATTTTTTAAAGCTTGATAACCAATAGCAACAATATTAGAGCCTGTTGTGCCTGTTGCGCTTGCTTGAAAACCAACTGCTACATTATTTGCACCATCTATGTTTTGTTGTAATGCTTGACATCCAAGAGCACTATTATTTAAAGCTACTCCGTTAAAACGAAAATCATTATATTGTAATGCACCATCTCCAATTGCGGTATTATTAGATGCTAATGCATTAGAATAAAGACTGACATAACCAACTGCTACATTATTAGTTCCAGTTGTATTAGATGTTAATGATTGATATCCAACAGCAACATTGCCATTTACTTGATTATTTTGTAATGCTTGATAACCAACAGCTACAATATCAGAACCAATCGTTCCAGATGAAGATGTTTGAAAACCAACTGCTACATTCCTTTGTCCAGTAGTATTATTTATTAAGGAGTCTGTTCCAATAGCTATATTAAAATTAGCTCTATTATTATATAAAGCTTGAACACCAACAGCAACGTTATCTGAAGCTGTAGAACCAGTTATTCCTTGTATTGCATTTGCACCAATAGCAACATTTTTATCTCCTGTTTTGTTAAAACATAATGCGGCTGTTCCGACTGCAACGTTATATTTACCAGTTGTATTTTGTAAAAGAGCATTTCCTCCTAAACTAGTATTGTGAAATCCAGAAGTTGTTTCAGTTGAAGCATATGCACCTATCGCCGTATTGAAACTCGCATCATTCAATACATTTGAAAGAGCGTCTGTGCCGTATTTCGTGTTAGCGGGATTGTTAGACATGTATATATTATATAAAAATAATAAAATTTTAATATTAACAAATTGTTTAAATAGGACCACGAATTTTATCTCTTACAATAATTAATTGTTCTGCTAATTCGGGTTCTTTACCTTTCAAATAATGCATCAATTTTGCATTCTTTGTTTCAATCAAAACAGCTTTTAACTCATCAATCTGATTAAATTTTGCACAGATTGCGTCAAACAGTTCTTTTTCTTTACGTTTACCATAAAAAGTAGGGTCAATAGAAACTTCAGCGGGGCGCAAAAGTTCACCCTTGTATTTTCCAGAAGAACTAGCGGCAGCTTTTGCTTTTTCAGGATTTTTTGATAACTCTGTTCCAGATTCAGCAGAAAAAGATAAATAAAATTCAGGATTAGATTCTTTAAATTTAGAACCTTGATAATAATGTTCTACGCTGTTCCAGCGATGACCGTCTAATACGAAAGTTTTACCGGGTTCTACCCAAAAATCATCTAGTTTTCTTCTCCAATCTTTTATAGCATGTAAACTTGCAAATTGTCTGACAGTTTCTTTAGGTATAGATTCACCTGACCCTTTTCCAGGAAGTCGTCCATCTGCAGATTTATCGTAAAATTGAAAAACAACCGATTCATCATATAATCCTCTAATTTTTGCATCAGATAGTTCTTCAAATTTACATGTAGTAGATAAGTTTGATTTAGGATATAAACTGTCTTTAAATTTTATAAAATCAGGTATTAATGCAAATGCTCCGCTGTTTTTTTCCATACATTTATCGACAACCATTTTTCTAACATCATATGGCAATTCTATGAATGTAAAAATATTTTTTTTCTTATAAGTAATTAATTTAAAATGCCAACCATTATAATCAAGCATTATATAATATTCTGGTCTAAATTCACCACGAGACTCTAATATAGTGTCATTCAATTGACCACAATTTAAAATATTAGCAAAATCTTTATTTTTATATGCCTCACTTGATAGTAAAACAAACTTAATATTTAAAACACGTTCAAGAGTACTTAAAGCCCAAGTCTCACCCCAAAATTCACATGTTTGAATCTTCCTTTTGAACTTATCAAGCGTATCAACATCTTTCATGTATTTATATTCATCAAGCATTTTTTGTGATATTTTTTTTTCGTTAATAACACGGTCTCTTTGTTTTTTTATTTTTAAAGCGGCATTTGTAAATTGTTTTTTTTGTTCTCTGTCTAGACTATCACTATACATTTTTTTATATTTGTCATATTCAATCTCTAATTCTTTTATGTCTTTAGTGTCTGTCACGACAGCGGTGCTATACATATCATAATGTTCTTTATAATTTACAAATATTTCCTGTGTAGCTTCCTCTGCTATTTTTTTCCTAAGTTTTTGAACAGTAGTATGTTGTCCTAATTGTGCAAATGCGTCTCGTATAGTTGCAAAAAGACAATCGCCGTTACCTTCATTATCAATTATATTATATTTGTTATTTTTCATATGTATTTCAATCCATGTATTAGAAGAGCTTGATTCAAATTTGCTTTTTAATTCTTCGGCATCTTTTTTTGTTTCTTCTTTAAGATTTGGTAAAACAGGAATAAATCCTTCAGATTGTGTAAAAATATCTTGTCTTATTTTTGGAATTTTTGGAATTTCAATATCACTAATATCTTCTACTTCATTTTCTATAATTTCTTTTGCATCGGTGTTATCGTCGTCTAGTTTATTTGTGTAATTGGTTTCTTTTTCTTTTAAATTTGTTGGGTTTTCGTCTTTGTTAACTAGCCGTAAGTTTTCCAACATTTTTTTTGTGACAAATTTGTAAATGAGTGGTTCATCTAATTTTTCAACCTCTAGATTACCATCTTCGTCCATATAATTCAATAAATCTGTTGTAAATAATTCATAAACACCTATTTGAATTACTTTATTATTTGTTTTTACTAAATAAACAGGGAAATACGTAATATTACGTTCTTCAAATTGTTTTTTTGCATTTCCAACAGCAATTATAATTTCAATATCTTTAATTTCAATTTCATATAGATTAGCTTCCTTTTTAAAATCATCAGGGTCAACATTTTTAATTTCTGGGTAACTAGTTTCTTTATCTAATTTTGATAATACCATTCTTATTTATATTTTATAAAGATAAATAATAATATTTAATTTATTTTAACTCCAAATAACAAATCTTTTCATCATTCTATCATTTTTCAGTTCATCCATATGACACCAAAATTCTTTACGTTTATTAACGATTTCTATATTTTCTGGATTATTTTCAAAAAATATTATTTGTTCTATTATGTCTTGTTTTTTAAGTTTATTTACTCGTACATCTTTTAATATATTATAAAATTCGCATATTAACATTAGTTGTTTTACATTATAATTTAACTCATATAATTTCATTTGAGTGAAAATATCATCTGTGTTGTCACTTTCATCACCAAAATAATTAACACCAGTTTCATAATCATTCAATTCGCTCTGTAATTTGTATAATTCTAATAGTTCGCATTCATTCATAGAAGAAGAATCCTTATTAAAATGTTCATCATTCAATAAAAACGATATATTTTCAGAATTGTTATCCATATCCATTATAAAATATTAAAAGTTTGTTTTAATATTGTAATTGCTATATAATAATTTATCGTTTTAATTTATCGTTTTAATTTATCGTTTTATTATAAAATTATGATTACATTTCAACTAAATCCATGAATTTAAATATAGATTTGTTAGATAAGCTAGGAAATGTTTTAGCTTTAGAATTAGCTAACATTTCAATCGTATTATTGAATGACATACCGTCAAATTTGTCTTCACACGATTCAAATAATTTTTTATTATAAGAGTAAAAAATAGCAATATTTTCGGTAATTTCATCTACTTCATTTTTTCTTCCATCTTCTTTAATGAAAACAATTAAATTTTTCAATAAACTACATGTCATATCTAATAATTTTTCTTCAGTAATGACTTTATGATTTGTCAAATTTACAAAAAATAAACTTAGAGCCTTTCTTCGTTCGTTATTAACATTTATTTTACAAAATTTATCATAGTCCGTTTCAGGATTTACATATTCTATACAATCAAATAATTCCATAAAAGAATCTAGATTTTGATTAAAAATGTATTTCATAACATCATAATTTTGAATGAGTTTACTATATAAGTCGGCGTATAGTTTTGAGTAAAAACGATTATTAGATGCAATTTCAAAAATAATATTTCCTACACGTAACATATCAGAATCAGAGACACCATCAATTATAAGTTGATTTAATACTTCCATAATTTTTTCACATGGTTCAATAAATAATTTATCCGACATTTTGTTTAACCAAGAACGCATAACATCAATCTGTGCTTCTACACCTACTTTTTGTTCAATTTTAGTAGTTTGAAATGTGCGAATAGTTTCCCAGTCATCATCGTTTAGAATTTCAACAGGTTTATTCCGTTTTTTCCTCTTAAAATCTAAATTTGTATTATTTGAAAATCCGTCACTAGATGTTTTTAAAATATGTTTTGTTTCAATTTTTTGAAATGTAGGAGTTCTGATATACGTTGGAGACCCAACTTGTTGAGATAATTCTGTGATGGTAATTAAAGTTTCTTCTGGTAATTTAATATTAAATCCGTTGAATGTAATTTCAGTAAAATCTTTAAGTGTATATCTAAATCCCATGTTCTGGTTGTATAGTGAATGATTATAAATTGCATTTATATTAATTTTTTAGAATATAAATATAACAAAAATATAACAAAAATATAACAAAAATATAACAAAAATATAACAAAAATATAACAAAAATAT